CAAGAGAAAGCTGATAAGAACGGGGCTAGCGCATTAGAGGAAATTCTAGGTAAATAGCGGGAATTATAATAAATGGAAGGATTAACAAATAAAGGTATTCAAGGTTTAAAATCAACCGTTAATGATATGTTTAAACTATTCGACGCCAAACCTCAAGGGATGGATGGTTTGGATAAAGCGGAAGAAGCGTTTAACCTTGATAAGCTTAAAGATTCGAGCCCTATCAATGAAGATATGGATTTAGATTTCCCCGATATAGATCTCGAAGGCTTAATGAAGGGAATAGATTCTTTTCTTCCGTCTGGTAACTGGTTTGATTCTCTATTTGGAAGCGATGAAACTAAAATTCAGTAGGATTTAAGCTTTAAAAATCTCCAAGTTATCGCGTAAGCGAAGATTTGGAGATTTTTTATTTTGAACTTTGAAAGTTTCGGTGACCGAAACTCTTGCGCTTCGAAATTTTTTATTCAGTTTTACAACTAATATGGAAAGTATGTGAGCGATAGCTTAACTTACCGTCTTTATCTTTACACATTTTGAAATTATTGTCGATTCCAAGTTGGGCCAATCTCAAATCAATTTGATCATCAGATTTTAAGTGTTTAGCGGGCTTCTCTTTCTTTTCTTCTTTTCGTTTACCAAAAGTTTCAAAGATAAGTTGACCAACATCGTTGATCAGTTTTTCATTTTTGTCTTGCGGTTTAGTGTAAATGTCTTCGATGACGAAGTCTGCCGGAACTTCAAAGGTTCTTACGACTACATCGTCGATATTACACCCTTCTTTTTCCGTGATTTTAGGAGTTTCCGCTACTGCGGTAGTTTCCACGGTTTCCACGGTTTCCACCTTTTCAGTGTTTTCGATTGTCATTATAATGTTTCCTTTGTTTTTACGCGTATAATTATTTATGAAATCTATCAATTTCGATTGAAATCTATACAATATTATATTAAAATACTTACTAATTAGAATTCAAAGAATTTAAGGGAGCGATACTTTCTATGATTTTCACTATTGTACACTCCGCCACTTCCAATACTAAGTTTCCAACCAGTACGTTGGAAGATCCGAAGATTTTCGAATTCGAAAACAAGGAAATCTTCGGAATGCGAGAAGTAGCCGGTCTTTTCAAAAAGTACTATATCCTAAATTTTCCATTGAAATGCTCGAAACAATCTTCGAGAAAATCTGCATTTTTAGAACGACACATCGCAGATTCCAGTGAGTATATGATCTTGGACTTTAATGATGTGCAAGATAAAGATTCGAGAGATTTGATTTTGCAAAGATTCAAACCATTCCGACATGTGTCTTTTAAGACAAAATCTTCGGATGATTTGTTTAGCTTCAATTTTAGAATTGTGCTTTGCATACCTAGCTCAACAAGATCTAAGATTTTGCAAGATACTAAAAAATTAGCAAAAATGCTAGATCCGAAATTGGCGAAGATTAATACTAGTCTTTATCGGAAAGCCCAAATCACCGCAAGTGGTCACAATGGAATCTTAACTTGTAATGAAGATGGTTTTCTGTTCAATTTGGACGAATTTAAAGATGCGATGTGCTGGCAGTTTACTCCGGATATCCGTCAAGTTTGTTTAGGACTTTTCAAAGAGCTTGGTTTTGAAGTAAGAGATGAATACAAAGAATCCGTAATTCTCGTAAACGAGCAGATGGGGGATTTTGTATTCTTTGATAGCAATCCATTTCAAATTACTAACGTAATTACCGGTGAGCGAGTAGATATTCAAAAAGAATTTAAACGTCGTTATAAGATTGAGAATTTCAGATCCAGTATTCCGGTCAAGGAGCTTTTAGATTGGGGTAACAAAGAGCGTATCTACGAGAACAAAAGCGTAGAGCTTGGATCTTTGGATTCTGCTAATTTGAACGCAGAGATTAATTCCTGCATTAGTAATGAAGGTTGTTTAGTTCTTAGATCCCCGATGGGTTCCGGAAAAACTCGAGTAATCCGAGATTTTATGAATAAGTCAAATTCTTGCTTGATTATTACTCCAAGGGTTTCGTTAGCGGATGAATTCTATGAGCGTTTCAAAGAAGATGGAGTTAGAGTTTATAATAAACATAAGTTGGAAAAGGATACGAGATTATTCATCTGTCAATTTGATAGTTTATACAAAATCGACACTAAAGTGAACCACTTCGATACTATCATCATCGACGAATTTATGACTTTATGTGAACATATCACTTCCAGCATTGCAAGCAACCGGGAACATAACTTATCGAAGATGTTGGCTTTGATGAACAAATCTCGGAGTATGATGATTTGCGACGCATTTATGGAGAAGATTGCGCTGGATTTAATTCCAACAAAATTCAAAAACGTTATTTGGGTAAGTAACGAAACTAAGGATCCAACGAATGTAATCATCCATAAAGATGTTAGCTCATTCTTGCAATCTATTGTAAACAATAGGGCGGGTGGTTTAGTAGTAAGTTGCGTTAGTGTATCTGCTGGTTTAAGCATTAAGCATTTTTTAGAATCTGCGGGGGTCTCGGTAGGTTTGATTAACTCGGGAACCTCGATGGAAGTAAGAAACCAGATTTTAGAAGATTATAAACTAGCGAAGCTTGGGGCTATTGTGTATAGCCCTAGTGTAAGCGTTGGGGTGAATGTAATGGGTCTAAGAGGATCTCATTATCATTATGATCCTGGTAACGTTATTCCAGTTATTCAAAGCATCCAAATGATTCGACGCAGTCGAAATTCTGGAAGCATCGAATGTTTTATAAAACGAGTAACCAAAAACTTCGTACCTAGTTTGGAAGAAGAGAAGTTTAACATCCTGCAAGGTAATGATACTATCAGTGGCGTAGTTTTCAATGAGGATGGAGATCGCTCATTGTCTCCAGTAGGGAGATTTTTGGCAATTTTGAAATATCATCGTAAGCTTTGGAATATTGATAGTAGCAAAACTTTCGCGAGACTGTGCAGCTTGAACTTCAATTCGGTTACCTCGATCAACTCGAAAACGAAATGTAATCTAAGTTTAACAAATTACCAAAATATCAAGGAATTTGCAGAAATGCAAAAGCTTGAAATTTTTGGTGATAAATCCCAACGCGTAAGGGAATCCCTTACAGAGAAAGAAGTTGATTCATTCTTAAACTTTGAGAAATTCTATCGCATAACGAAAAGATTAGAAGGTTATGAACTTTGTATGGAGGATCTAGTAAGACAGGCGAACTTTGGCTTAAGTCAAAAACTGAATATTTTTAACAAAATGTTTGAAGGTATTCCGGTTAGCGAATATAATAACTCTAAGGACAAGTTACCGAAAGAGTGGATCGAAAAATCCAGATTTTGGAATCCGGTCTATAAACACAACCCCAAATTTTTGGAGCTCTGCGAATTCCTTCATTGCACTGAAGGATGTTAAATACTATGATTATCCGGGATCTTTACTGTTGGTGAGTGATCGGATGATTCATAAATTTAGCAAAAATTAGTAGACAAATTATAGAAGTGGTTATATTATAATCTTGTAATTTGAAAACAATTCAATTACGCAAACAATTCAATTTATTCAATCCAATAAGAGGAAAATTCTATGGACATTCAATCATTCGATTTTGACAATTTAGCATCAAACCCTACCGATGTTTTCGGCGAAAAGAAAACCGATGGCGCAGATAATCGCTTTTACAAATTAAAGCGCGATGAAAATGGTAACGGTGCGGCTATTATTCGTTTCTTACCGGATCCGAATATGAAGCTCATGCAACAAATTTACAAAATTAACGTAAACAACCAGAAAGGTAACGATCGTCGTTGGGTTTCTGAGTTATCCCCGCAAAATATCAATCAACCAGATCCATTCCACAAAGCTTGGGCTGATTTATGGCAAGCTGGCAAGAAAGAAGAAGCTCGCAAATTTGCGCGCCAAACGCGCTATTACGCAAACATTCTTGTGGTTAAAGACCCCGCAACTCCGGAAAACGAAGGCAAGGTTTTCTTATTGGATATGTCTCAAAGCTTAAAACTTATGTTAGAAAACGCGATGTTCCCGTCAGACGCGGACCGCGCATTAGGAGCAGAGCCAAAAGCTTTATTCAATCCTTTACAAGGTCATAATTTCAAGCTTGTTAGTTCAAAAGCCGCTACCGGTTTTATCACATATGAAAAATCTTCAGTGGTTGACGCAGTAACTTCAGTGTTCGATTCTAAAGAAGAAGCCGTTACTTTTATCAAGGAAAACTGCCATCCTTTAGATGATTTCCTAAAACCGGAAGCGTATAAATCTTATGCAGAATTACAAGAGAAGTTGGATTATGTGATGTTCCGCGATGCTGGTACATCAACACAAACTGCAGCAAAACCAGCCGGTGAAGTAGTTGACGCGACTGGTACCACCGGATTAACGGAAGGCCAAATGCTTCAAAAAGAGCAGGATCAGTCGTTAGACAAATTCTTAAACGGTATCTAATTTAAGAAATTTACATTGCATCATTATGCTAAAATCTCCGCAATTGCGGAGATTTTTTATTTTGAACTTTGAAAGTTTCGGTAACCGAAACCCACCACCCATGAAAAAAAATTTTGTAAAGGTGTTGATTTTCGATTTTGAATGTACTATAATAGGGAAAATTAAGAAATAAGATCAAAACTTAGCAACCACAGGAGATTCAAAATGGCGATTACAAAATTCAAACCAGAAGGTGTTAGAACTTTAGAGGTTCATTGGAATAAGGGTGTACTTCGTTTAACTAGCAACGCGACACTTCATGTAACTGAAGATCGTGATACCATCACCGTGTTCGTTTTTGAGCCGTATTTGGATGAAGAATTCGTTTTAGCAGAAATCAACCTGGATGTTAAGAAATCTGATATGAGCGAAGATCAATACGCGTTGATGTTCTGGATTTTGAATGAATACGACGAAGGTGTTTATATTACAAAGGCTAATCAATTAGAAGAAACTTTCGATAAAATTACTGGTGAATTACGCAAATTAGGTCTAATCAAATAACGGGTGGATGATGGAATTTTTAAATCAGTTTAAACATAACCTCCGGTTAATGATTCAAAGATCAAAGTTTAGCCCGCTTTTGCAAAATCGCGTAACAGAGAATTCTCCTGCCGGAGAGTATTTGAAATCTAGAGGTTTAACAACAGATTTCGAATGTTATGATTTTTCCGGTGAATTTAACTATCGAGGTAAAGATTACCAAATTCCGGAAGCTATTGTGGTTCCAATGAGAAATCGAAATGGTCAACTGCAAGGAGTTTGGATTCGTTTCTTGCAAGAGAAAAGATTCTTTATCTGGTTAGTAGATGACACCGTTCAAAAGTTTTGGTTGGATATACGATCAGAAGGTGAACCAGTCTATATAGCAGAAAGTATTTTCGATGCTTTGAGTTTACGCAAACTCTTTGGTTTCAAAAATGTTGGCGCAGTATTAGGAGTCGCCGCATCAGCGGAAATGCAAGAAGCTTTGAAAGATTTCGAAGTGGTAATGTGCTTTGACCGTGATTCTGCCGGTTATAAAGGTATGCTTGCCCATCTCAATAATCCCAAAACTCAACATTGGAAAATTTTAGAAATTTCTTCAAATAATGTTGATATTTCCAGGGTCAAAGACTATAATGATATTGTTCGATTAAGCAATACGATGGATGGGTTTGATTATAATATTAAATCATCCATTCAGGCAAAAATTTACATTAAATCAAAACTATAACGAATTTAAATTAGGAGTAACAGAATTATGCAAGACTTACAGGATTTGGACCTACCAAATGTTAAAGATCCGGAATTATTAAAACCTAAGGTGGTTCCGGTGCATGATCTTCATACTAAGAATACCTTCTTTAGCGAAGAACAATTAGCGAAAGACCCAGAAGCTCGCGAATTGGAAGATTTAGTGTTTACTCACGGCAAAGCGCCATCCGTGGAGATTAACAGTTCGCAATTTGACCAACCATTCTACACCATAGATGATCTCGGTAACAAAATTCCGAGTCAGCACGCTATGACCACGTTCAACGAATTTGGTGTAAATGAAGAAGGCCAAACCGTAAGTCAAGTTCTTGAACAAGAGCGCGAAGCTAAACAATCTTTTGATGAGTTTGCGGAACGCTGGATGAACATTCAAACTAGAATGCAACAACTTAAAACTGAGCAAAAAGAACTGGAATTGGAATTCAAAGATCAAGGTTTAGAAGTTGGTTTGTTTAAGAAAGCGATCAAATGGCGTCAACAATATCAGAAGAAAACTCAAGAAGATCGTTGGGTTGAAGGTGTTATGCGCCAATGGGCTTTAGGTTCTTCAAAATTAACGGAAGCTTTGGATAAGTTAGAGCGAGCTCAAGAAGAAACTAAAGAAGTAGGTAAAGATCGCGAACAGCGTCAACAAACTCTGTTAAACAATATGACGAAGAAATTTGATTCGCGATATGAACATGATAAACAAACTGGTCGCGGGCATTTAGACAATATGATCGAACAGCAAGCGGTATTTGCTAGCTTTGGCGCCCCTCGTGCCGAGGAAGAGTTCATCAAATTAGAAGAGCAAAAGAAAATTCGCGATGCGCGAAGAAAAGCTGGTTTAGAAGATCTTGCTATGTTCAGCAATGAATTACAACCAGCAAACCGCGCTCAACATAAAGAAGTTTTTGGTGAAGAATTTCATAAACGTCGTGAAGAATTCGAAGCTAAACGACGCGAACAAGAATTATTTGATCCGACGTTAAAAGAACAACAATGGCATTTAGATTATGAACCTACAGATGTTCCGGTTACTTTCGATTTTGATGAATTAGTTAAACATGGGTTAAACCAAGTTAAGAAAATGGAAGATGCCGCGTTTATCGTGAAACAAGCGCGTAAAGGTTTGTTGCCACTTCCGGATGCCAACTGGGTTAAGAAATTTGACGAGTTGTCGAAAGATCAAGTAGATCAATTAATTAAGTTGGGAGCAAAAGCGGAAGATTATTTGGAGAATAAAATTGTTTGTGATCAATTATATTTGACAGACACGGATGATCGTCGAAACGATTGGATGACTCCGGCTATGAGAATTGCTCGATGGAATCGATTAGTTCGATTGGGTAAGATTGATGGTGATGAAATCACTTATGATCCAAATCGTGACTTCTTACAAGTAAAAGAGATTCCGGAAGATTTATAGAATTTAAACTTTTAAAACCGAATACCTCCTGAGTATTGCGAGAATTACCATTATGATTCCAACTTTGTTGGAGTCTGGTGTTCTCGCTTTTTTTTTTATTTTGAAATCTGAGTTGAAGAGTTTCAGTGACCGAAACTCGAAAGGTTCGAATTTTTTAAGATGTTTGTTATAAAATATCAAATTAAATATTAAATTCATAATACTAGTTAAGGAGCTAACGAAATATGTCATTATTAAGAGGTACCGTTACCGATAACCAAGACCCTATGCAGCGAGGACGTTGCCGCGTATACGTTTGGGGTATGCACCAAGAAGCTGACGATAATCTGCCGTGGGCAGAGACTGCAGGATCGACCATGTTTGGTCTGCACAAAGGTGTCGGTTATTCTGGCGTCCTTCAAGTGGGTACTACTGTCTGGGTTCAATTCGAACAGCAGGATATTCAGTGTCCCGTAATCGTTGGGGTCTTCGTGGGGCATGATGTTGATAGCCCAGGCGACGTCTCGAAAGATAATAGCGATTTCCATCCAGATGCGAAAGGTGATAATTACGGCAAGGTTTGGATGTTCAACACTCCAGCTGGTAACACTTTCAAAATGGATGATGCGAATCCGCAAGTTCATCTTAAAACTCCGAATGGTTTTGAATTGCATTTAGATGATGCGAATCGCCGAATCCGTTTAGGGACACCTTGCGGCCCTGAAATTATTATGGAGTGTGATGGTAAGCTTGTTCTTTCTTCTGGTTGCGCTAAGATTACTTTAGATGGTTGTGAAACTATTATTGATAGTAACGTTACAGTAAACGGTCATCTTACAGCTCAAGGTTTATTCGCTCCGAATATTTGCTATTGCGGTAGCCCTGGTCAACCGTATAACGGTAAATTCAATTCGCAAAACAAGAAGAAAAAGGAATGTGATCCGCAAACTGACGATAAAGGTAATACTTCTTGTAATAAAGATCTCCCACCTCAAAATGATCTCGGATCATTACAGGAAGAAATGACTAAACTTATCGAAGAAGCTAAAGTCATTTACATGGATAGAAATAAAACAAAAGAACCTTTCAAAATTTGCGAAACAAAGATGTCTCCCGAGCGCTACCAATGTTTGAAAAATTCCGGTAAAGATGTTCCAACGCAAATGGTGTGTGGTTTAGGTATCCAAGCAGTACCGCACAACGGAAGTTGCGAAGAAGCTAACGCTCCAAATGATGAATCTCAAGGTAATAAAGTGGATGATGCGTGTGATCCTAACGCTAAAGGGGCAGATGCTCGCGGTATGCGTAAAATCAAACAAGCCGAGAATAAAAAGGGCTGGACATATCTAGGACCTACAATTACTGGGATGAATATGAAGCAAACCACCGCTTTGGCGAAGATTATGGCATCATCCGAAAGCGATTTTGTCGTTACTGTTGAGAATAAAGGACATTACCTAGGTGAATTCCAAATGGGTGCCGCGGCGTTAATCGAGGCTGGTCTAGTTAAACGGGGTACGAGCAACAATCAGTTAGATGATCCTTCGAGATGGTTGAACGGTTTATCCAAAACTAAATTCTTAAATGATCGCCAACTTCAACATAATGCTTGGGCTGCGTATACTAATAGCCAGATTAAACAGCTAGGTAACCGCTATACTGGGGCTAAAAACATTTATGATAAGTTTGGTGCTGTAGCAGCCGCGCATTTATTAGGACCAGCGGGTTCTAGAAAATTAACCAATGTCGACGCCAATGGCGTAACTGGTAACAGCTATTACGACATGGCCGCAGTAGCAGCTAAACGTTGGTTGTGTGAAAAGTAAGTTATGATATAATAAAATCTCTCATCTTTACACTAAAGTGTAGTTTTGAGAGATTTTATCGTCGTCGTAAAGTTTCGGTAACCGAAACTTTCAAAGTTCAAAATAAAAAATCTCCGCAATTGCGGAGATTTTTATTACTGGCCTATTGCCCTAATCGTTTGGTAATAGCGGCTTCTAAATCAGCAGCGTTTCTAACTTCGTAATACGGGTCGCCTTTACCTTGCTTACCTACCATCGGGCCTTTCTTACCAGGTGATCGGTTACTAAAGTCAAAGTGGATAATTCCGCTATCGCGAGAACCTCCAAGCTCATAAATGAATTGCGCTCCGCAAAGTTTACCAGCAGTATACAATTCAATGACTTTCTTAAATAGACCTTTTACCGAACCGGAAGGTTTAAAGTCGATCGCATAACCGGTATTGTGTTGCGAATTAACTGCCCAACCTTGCGATTTCGCATAAGCTTCAGTTCGCATACCAGAGGTAACGGTACCAGAAGCTCCAGTAGCTTGCAAGAATTTCTCTAACTGCTGGAAAGCAAATACGTTGTTAGCTAATAAGTTTCTATCCACGTTATCCAACGCAATTTGTTTGTTTCCTGGGAATGCATCTGATTTTACGCATTCTGCGTAGGTAAAGCGAGTTCCCGGAATCTTATCGTTAAGCATAACTCGACCAGAAATTGGATTTCTTTCCGCAGGGTTCCCAATAGCACATTTCTTATCTTCCAATGGCTTTTCTTCTGCTGGAGGTGGCTCGTTAGGTTCTGGGTCTTTCTTGGTAGCCTCTTTACATTCCCCCTCAGCTTTCTTCAATTGCTCTTCCGTTCCAGCTGGGCATTCTTTATCGATAACGATATATCCACCCTGAAATTTAACTTTCATCCCTAGCTCTTTTGCGGCGTATTCAAAAGCTTCTTTGACTTTCGCGTCCGTTTCGGTTTTTCCAATCTGTCCACCCGCATTAGTATCGCCTTCATCTTGCGAGTTTACCGCAACGTTAGTATTGGTACTTGATGGCATTTTTACTCCTTACAATTTCGATGTTGAATTAGTTTGTAATGTATATTATAATACATCTAATTAAAAATATCTATTGATCTTAAGATCAATGATTCACTATTGATTCAAACGGCAGGAGCTTATATGGAAAACTTAGAAACCCTCGAAACTAAAGAATACTTAAAATTTCAAATCTACCCAATCTATAACGCAGAAAAAGACGAATTGCGGGACGCAATGGTCGTTGATATTGCACAGAATGGTGTATTCGTTTTAGATCCTTCAAATAATTCAATTACTACATTCAATGAAGAAGGTTACCCAGATTGGACTTTCAATATGAAAGATCGTTTATTGCATAAAGAACCGGAGGTTTTGGAATTTATCGGAGTACCATATGAATCTCGTTACTGGAATTACCTTAAAGTTTTCAATTTAGTCAAACTCCGCAATGGAAAAATCGCTGTAATTTCTCGTGTGCTAGAAAATGCAAAATATCGTTATGATGGCTTTATCATTACACCAAGTGAATACCTTTCCTGCACTTGGAGCAAGGATGGTTTCGCCTACGCGAATATCCCAACGGACTATGACATCGTAGAATATTTGATTAAACGAGATAACATTACATATAATTAATTCTCTTATTAAGGAGCTTATTAAATGTCAATTGTTCAAACGTTACACGGTAAGATTGATTTCTTTGGGGTGGAGATCAACGATAAACCGATTATTATTGATCACATTATTCAAACTACTCTGTATTCCGGAATCGGAGTATTGGGAGAACCAGGGCAAATTGTACTTACGTCGCAAGCTTTCCGAACTTTGGATGCTACCGGGATGCAATTCAATCCAGTAGGTAAGAAAATCAGATTTATGTTGGAGGACTTCAAATCCGGTCAACGACCATACGAAGGGGTAATTACTTCAATGACCCATCAGCACGGTAAGAAGACCACAATGGTAGTACTAGGCTTTGATAAACAACACTGGGTTCACCTGCATAAAGTAATTTGGTGGAAATGTTTTGAAAAGAAAACTATTTTAGAGATTACGGAAGAATTCTTTAAAGCGCACAACATCCCATTCAAATTCTATTCCGGAGTACCTACTAGCGAACGTGGGGTGTTCTGGGAAAATTTCTGTACTCCGATCAATGGGCCTACCTTGTCGTATTTGGTAGAAGAGCTAATGAAAGACAACTTCCTCATTTACGCAAACCCACAGGATGGTGGAATTGTGGTGATCAACTGGTCTGATATCATGCACTTAGATGCTATCGGTACTAACTATCCAGATTATGTGCAGGAAGGAATTTACGCGAAATTTGATACCACCAATAAAGGTTGGCAACAACACACCTTTACCTTCGGTAAGCAAATCGAAAGTGACCTACCTTGGAAGATTCAAGATTTCGGTGGAGAGATCAACCCGGATTTATTCACGGAAGCGAAGAAAGAGCATACTTACTACACCGCGGTTAAGAAACCTTTCAAATGGACGGAGACTTCCGGAGCTCAAGTAGATCCTAATGACATCGGTTTAGAGAAAGTGGAAAACTATATGGGACTTGCGTTTGATACCGCAGTAATTAACCCGTACCCGGTTTCTGATGGTTTAATCAAACAAGATGAAACGCCATCTGCGGTTTACGGAGCACCGTGGGATTTAGTAACTCAAAATATTACGCATCCGCGTTACATGTACTATCGTATGCAACAAAGTTATTCGACTAAAATCAAATTAGTGCCAATTACGATTATAATTCCAGGATCCGCTAAGGCGGTAGTTCCGATGACCGCAATCCCGGTAAGTTATTTCGAGAATGCCCGAGTAGAAGATCCAAATCTACCAGCGCAAGGGGATTTCTGGCAATCTGGATTGTTCTTAATTTGGAGTTCAAAATTAAGTATTGCTGGTCCTAATATGTTACTTACTTTGAATTTAGTTAAACCATATCATTAGAATAGGAGATTATAAAATGACCAAACCGGCAAGATTAGGAGATTTCGCTAAAGCGACCACTACCCCAGCTTCCGAAGAACCGAAGGAAACAAAATTACCACCAGATGTAGAGTTTTCGTTACCGAAATTCGAATTAGATCTTGGATTCTTTATCCAGAAAGGAAACGAACCGTTTACCGAAGAATCGTTAATTGAGAAAGTATTTGGTGCTGAAGGTAAGAGATTATCACAACCCGAACAAATTTATGTTCTGTTGAACGCTATGCAAGATCTTGAAGTGGTAGCTCCACTAAATTTCGAATGTGAGCATTGCGGCCACGATAACCCAATTGCGGTTGAGCTAGCAAAAGTAATGAAAACTTCATCTAGCTCAAAAGAGCGATTCTTTATTGAGTATACTGGTAAAGATAAAACTCATTATATTTTCGAATTTGTTCGTCCCGAAGTTATCCAAGATGTAGGTCACATCGATTCGCCAACGGCGAGTATTGGCATGTTTATGTTGCAATGGCTGGATGCACACAATCAAGGAGAGAACTTCGATATTTTGAAAATGCGATTAGTCGATTTTTTAGCGATCGCTAAATTATTCGGAGAGAAGATGTTTGGTGTTTTATTTGAGACTAAATTTAAATGCGCTAAATGCAAGAAACAAAATACCCAAGAATTTGGCATTAGTTTGAAAGATTTAGTAGACATTTTAAATGAAGTCTAATATTATATGAAGAAACCAAAGCAAGGGTACTATCGGTTAACTCATCCTGGGAAGTTTAAGTTACCGATAGATGATCATATGAAGAGCACAAAGATTATCGAAGGAAATCTCTGTGTTCTTTACAAGTCTAGTTTAGAGCTTAAAGCTTTCAAATACTGTGACCATAACCCAAAGATTGAAGAGTGGAGTTTGGAACCATTCCACATTCCGTATTTGAGTCCCGTGGATGGGAAAGTTCACCGATACTTCCCAGATATTTGGTTAAAGTTTACCACTGGGGATATCTTTATCGTAGAGATCAAATCCTCTAGCGAAACAAAGATGCCCAGAAAGAATGATAAGCGTTACGGGGCTAAGCTTAACACTTATCTGGTGAACCAAGCTAAATGGGAAGCAGCAAGAAATTTCGCGAAAGCGAAGTCCTGCAATTTTATGGTTTTAACTGAGAAAGTTTTGGGTTAACTAAATTTAACATAGGAGCAAACAATGACTGAATACGTCGAAGCGGAGATTGATGAGATCTTCCCGGATAGTGTTTTAAGATTCTACGATCCTCGTAGAACCGACAACAATACCCTATTCTGGGTTAAGCCATCTGGCAAAATTCATACCACCTACATCATTTACCAAGAATTCAGTTCACCGGAATTCCCTGGAGAGAAAATGCTTTCGCCAATTAAAGAATTCAGAGATCAAATTGATTGCATTGGTCACATCGCGCGATTCCTTGCAAGAAACTCGTTGGGTATCGAAGCGCAGATGCAGATTTTATAAATATACTACCAAAATTTCGGTTTTTAATTAAGAAGGAAAATTTTCAATGTCATTAGTAATTTACGGTCGCCCAGGTTGCCCATATTGTGAAAAAGCTAAAAAATTAGCTAGCATGTTAGAAGAACAAGGTTACTTCCGCGATGTGCAATACATCAACTATCAAGAGTTAGGCTGGACAGCTGAAGAGCTATCAAAAGTAGCTAATCATCCGGTTAAGACGGTTCCGGTAATTTTGCTGAACAATGTTTACATTGGTGGTTACACGGATTTACATGATCGTTATCCAATCGATTAATTCGTAAGTTTCGGTAACTGAAAGTTTAAAGACCTCAAAGTTCGAAAGAATTTTGAGGTTTTTGTTTTAATAAATATTTGTATTATAATAAACGTAACCAGCATAACCAAATCGGATGAATTTAGAGAAATTTGAACACTTAAACAACAAAATGAATAAAATTACTCAAGAGCTTACCAAGAATGTTGAGATCTCGGAAGATATCTTAACCACCACGGAAGAACTTGAGTCGTATTTGGTTACTCCGAAATCCACAAATCCCATCGAAGGGCAATTAATCGCTTCCAGCGAAGAATCCACGGAAACGAAATCCCTAGCTCCAGTTACTGAAATCGCTGCAGACGTCGTAGACGTACAAGCGATGATCGAGGATTTCTGTTATATGCGAGCAATGCTTAGAGAGACTACTCAAAACTCTCGAAGGGTATTGGAAAGTGTAACGGAAGAATTGGTCTTAAGTGAAGGGGAATCCCGCGCCTTGCTAGTCTCCGCTTACAGCGAATTAAACAAAGCGCAAATCGAAAGCGTTAAGTTGTTTATGCAATCTTATAAAGAAATTTCTACTATCTTGGTTAATTTGACGAAGATCAATCAATCCAACACTCCGCATACCGTTCATACCACCAATGTGTTGAATATCGAAGATCAATCGCACGTTTCTACTGCGGATATCATCAATCGTTTAAGAGGTCCAAAATGAGCAAAATAACTTATGATGGTAAAGGCGTTGAAGTTCCTTGTAAAGATTTTTGTTCATCTCCGGAACTGGATTGCAATAAACCGGAACTGAAAAATCCTAGAAGTTTTCTCAAAGTTGAGAAAAGGCTAAGCGATTCAAATTTGGAACCTAGCTGGAATTACGCGGAGCAAACTTTCGACCGGGATCTGGAAAATCAGTTAAACGATATTACAAGAAATATTAATCGATTAGATCAAGAAAGAGACAAGTTACTTTCTGGTGAGAAGGAATTTTGTGTTAAGAAAGTTTCTAATCCCAAGAATGCATTCAATACCAGAATACAGATTAGCCAAGATTCAACTACTATCGAACTTTTAAAGTACAATGGCCTCCAAAGTCTTGGATCTGCTGAAAATTCGGGAAATACCGCGAAGGCGGAGACTCCAGATAATGCGGAAAATCTCGAGCAATTGGAACAGCATCCAAATACTATACGTAAGTATGTAGCGGGGATGTTAGCGTTCTTTAGTAATTTAAGAGTAGAATATCTTGCCAACGGCAAAGTGTATCAAAGAAAGCTCCCAGTATTTTACGGTAATCGTGAAAAACTCTTAACTATTGAAGAGCATGAATTTTCCGAATTGATGAATGGAAACACTAATTTTCTACCAAGAGCCAGCTTAGTCATCGATTCTATGACGTATGATCAGAACCGTCAAAACAACAAAAACGTCGCGGTTCAACGAGAATTGACGATGCAAAGCTTAACCAATAAGAACGCGTTCGCGTATATGACCAGCGCTCCAAGCCCGTACAATATTGCGGTTCGTTTGAACCTCGTTACGAGAGGGATGAATGATGCGATGATGTTGGTGGAACAAGTCGCAAGCTTCTTCAATCCATTCTATACCTTCAAAATGGTAGAAGAGCAACAAGAATCCAGTATTCGCTTACAATTAGATTCGGTTACCTTCGAACCGCCAGAAATTGACCAATTTTCGAATAACGAAGTAATGGTAGAGTTTGGATTTACTTTATACGGAAATATGTACAAACCAAGATCCAAAGAGTATATCATTGATACGATTACTTTGAATATCTAATTAAATTGATTCAATAATACTTAAATATAAAATAACGATTAAAATAATACACTATAGTGTAAAACTTGCAGAGGTATAACTTAATGGCCTATCAATTCGGCAAATCTTCAATTCAAAAATTGCAAGGTGTTCATCCAGATTTAGTCAAAGTGATGAACCTAGCGATTCAAAAATCTAGCCAAGACTTCTCCATTACGGAGGGGGTAAGAACGCTAGAACGTCAAAAAGAATTATTAGCGAAAAAATTAACTCAAACTCTAAACTCCAATCACATTAAACAAGCTGATGGCTTTGGCCATGCGGTTGACGTAGCTCCATATCCGCTTTCATGGGATTTGGAAAAATTCTACCCAATTGTAGAAGCGGTGCGAGCAGCAGCGAAAGCGCTTGGTGTTAGGGTTCGTTGGGGTGGCGCTTGGGCTGTGTTAAATGACACCAGCAAATCCCCTAAAGATCTTGTAAATGAGTACTCCGCGGAACGAAGAAAACTTGGTAAGAAAGCTTTCATCGATGGTCCTCATTTCGAGTTATACTAACTTTCCGAGTTAGTAGAAATCTGCAAAGTTTACGCGTAAGCGTAGATTTGCAAGACTTAAATTTGTTAACAAATAAAAGGAAAATTAAATGGCTTTTGAATACGAGTGCAAAGCGGATGACGTTCAACGTAAACGTCAAGTACGCTACGAACATGCAAAAGAACAAATGTACCATTCTGCTCCATATACTGTATGCTTACCACAAGGTCCAAAAGGCGACACCGGCCCTGCTGGTCCTCAAGGTCCTAAAGGCGAAGATGGTAAAGATGGCGAACAAGGCCCAATTGGCCCACAAGGTCCTAAAGGCGATACCGGCGAACGCGGCCCACAAGGCGAGAAAGGCGAACAAGGTCAAAAAGGCGACAAAGGTGACAAAGGTGACCGTGGTGATAAAGGCGCTAAAGGCGATCGCGGTGACAAAGGTGAAACTGGTGACAAAGGTGCTCGCGGTGACAAGGGTGATCAAGGTGACCAAGGCGTAAAAGGCGATAAAGGTGATCGTGGTGACAAAGGCGATAAAGGTGATCGCGGCGCTAAAGGTGATAAAGGCGATCAAGGTCCGCGCGGACCTAAAGGTGACAAAGGTGAAAATGGTGTTGATGGCGTTTCTTATATCAATCAATCATTAAATCCGTTATCTGGTTCTGGTGAAATCCACGATCCTTTAAAAATCAACCTTTACTCTAAACACTTTGAAACTCGTAACAGTCAATTAGTATTAGCAGAAGCTTTCTTAGATCGCATTTTTGAACTGGAAGTTCGTTTAGCGAAATTAGAAGGAAAACCAGCTCCTACTAAACCTGTTTACGAGAAAGAGAAAGAGTGTGGTGAATGCAGCGTAGAGGCTCCAAAACCAGCAGAAGATGCAAAACCTGCGGATGAAGTTGTAGATCCTGCGGTACCAGCTAATCCGGAAGCTCCAAAACCTGCTGAAAATACCGAAGCTCCAACAGTAACGGAAGAAACTCCATCTAATCCGGAAGTTCCTGCTAACCCGGTTGCATCGGAAGAAGCTCCAAAACCAGCGGAAAACGCCGAAACTGAGAATCCTGCGGTAACGGAAGAAACTCCAGCTAATCCGGCAGCATCAGAAACCGAAAAACCAGCGACTACTGAAGAAGCTCCAGCTAATCCGGAAGTTCCAGCTGCATCAGAAACCTCTGCGGCCACAGAAACATCTGAAGAAACTCCGGCGGCTCCAGCTAATCCAGCGGTAACTGAAGAAGCCCCTAAACCAGTAGAACCGGTAAATGCTGAGCCTCACGATGGTTTATAATCTTAAATATAATAATTGGTAAAAATAAGGAATTCTAAATGTCAGAACTTAATGTAGAACCTAATGCTACCAGATCATCTTGTTTCCGTATTGAAGGTTATACTCCATTAGCTAGCGTTGCTGAAGCGATTAAAAAATCTGAAGATGCGTTAAAAGTCAAACACTTAATCGGTCCAGAAGGCCCGCAAGGTCCTAAAGGGGATACTGGCCCTGCTGGCCCACAAGGCGAACCTGGTCCAATCGGTCCACAAGGCCCGCAAGGTGTTCCAGGTCCTCAAGGTGAACAAGGTAATGTTGGTCCGGAAGGCGCTAAAGGTGAGAAAGGTGATACTGGTGAGCGTGGTCCTAAAGGTGAACAAGGCCCAGTAGGCCCTAAAGGTGATCAAGGCGAACGCGGTGATCAAGGTCCAAAAGGCGACAAAGGCCGTGATGGAGAACCTGGTCCTCAAGGTGAACGCGGTTTACAAGGTGAACCTGGTAAAGATGGTGAAAATGGTAAATCAGCTTTCGAACTTTGGCAAGCTTTAGGTCATAACGGATCAATCGAAGATTTCTTCAATGCTTACGTTCAAAATCCGGATTATGAAGCTAGATTCCAAAAATTACAAGCTCGTATCGAAAAATTAGAAGACGCTATCAAAGGCTTGGTTCATCCAGGACACTCAGAGCATTTAGGTGCGACTTCGCAAGGTAATCATTAATCAGAAGGGATAATCAATGTCATTCGTATTAGATAAAACTTGTAGCGCAGCAGACGAATTAGCGGCTAAACTACAAGAGAAACAAAACAAAAAAGTTACTATTTGTTCATGCCCGGAAACTAAACCAGCTGTTGAAGAATGTGTAGCTGGCGCGCACGCGCAATTCGACTTTATGCAAGGCCCTCGCGGCCCACAAGGTTGCCCAGGTCCTCAAGGTCCTAAAGGTGAACCAGGTGAGAAAGGTGAGAAAGGGGATACCGGCCCAGCAGGTCCTCAAGGTGTTGCTGGCCCGCAAGGCCCTCGTGGTGATAAAGGCGAAAAAGGTGATCGCGGTGAACAAGGTATCCGCGGTGAACAAGGTGAGAAAGGCGATAAAGGTGACAAGGGTGAACGTGGTGAACGCGGTGCTCAAGGTGACCAAGGCCCTCAAGGTATCCGTGGTGAGCGCGGTGAACGCGGTGAACGTGGTGAAGTAGGCCCTCGCGGTGAACGCGGTGAACAAGGCCCTCAAGGTATTCAAGGTATCCCAGGCGTTCAAGGTGAACGTGGTGATATGGGCCCACGCGGTGAACGTGGTGAAGCTGGTGCTCAAGGCCCTAAAGGGGAGAAAGGTTGCCCAGGCGCTAAAGGTGACAAGGGTGATAAAGGTGACGAAGGTCGTCAAGGCCCTAAAGGGGATCAAGGCCCAGTTGGTGCTCAAGGTCCAGTTGGTCCGCAAGGTCCTGCGGGTAGAGACGGTAAAGATGTAGATCCGGAATTACTTAAACGCATCCTAGGTGAATTAGAAACCTTAAAAGCTGAAGTAGACTTCCTCAAGAAAGCTCACCACGCAAGTGAAGTTCTTGTAGACGGTACTGGCGCAGTAACCTTATCTTACACCCACACTACTGAGCAAATGTAAGAATTTGAGATCTCCGAGATTACAGTTACGGAGATCTCTTAAAATTAAATAAATTACGTAAAAACAACCTCATAAAGGAAATTATAATGGCTATTATTAAAGTAATTACTCCTAGCAACCTTGGTAAAACTATCCAATTGGGTGCATTAGAAGCTAACAAATGGGACGTTAAACTTCACCCAGCTCATTTAGAAAACAAACCTACTGGTATCGGTTTAACTGATTCTATCATCAACGAATTAAAAGGCGCTGGTCTTAAAAATGCTGAATTAGTAGGTTCAGAATTAAAATTAACTAAAGGTGACGACACTGAAGTTAAAGTTGATTTAGCTCCGTTAATCCCAGCAGCTAAAGCTGACCACTTCTTAAAAGCAGTTTCTTATGAAGCAACTACTAAAGAATTAGTATTCACTGTTGGTGCAGCTGACACCGAAGAAGGCCAAACTGTCTCACGCGTTAACATCGGTGATTTAGTTCCAGTTACTGCTGGTAACGGTTTAGAAGGTAACGGTACCGCGGCTAACCCAGTTAAAATCAAAGTTGGTGCTGGTTCTCCATTAAAAGCAACTACTGAAGGTTTAGTGTTAGACACTGACAATCTAGTAGAATTAACTGATGGTACTGGCGAAGTTTCATTAGGTTACTTAATTAAGAAAGCTTAATTATTAACCGCTTAACTGCGGAATATACGCCTCCGGCGTAGCTCTTCGAAGATCCCGGATATTGGAAGATTAAATATCTAAAGATCGATGTGAAGATTCGAGAGGGTCGATCTTGTAAATCCACCCTCTCTTTTTATAATAAAGGAAATAACTTAATGACTAGTATTAAAGTAATTACTCCGGCTAACCTAGGTAAAGGGATCGAATTCAACCCTGCTACCAATCAATGGGAAGCCAAATCTGGTTTTGATTGCTCGTCAATTGATCAACTACCAGAACGCCCTTGGAAGAAAGGGACAACCTTATTAGCTAAACAAGATGGCCAATGTGTGCGTTTATCTTCTTTCGATACCTTCTTCCAAGAAATTGGTGTTGGTATTACCGCAAGCCGCACTAACGGTTTTACTGGAGAAGAATATCGCGTTGTAGTAACCGTAACCAATACCGGTGAAGGTACTAACGAATTAACTAACTTGAATATTTCAAAACCGGAAGGTTTAGGCGTAGCCTACGACATCAAAGACTTGGAAACTTCAAAAGTTCAAGTTGGTGAGATCGAACGTGTTGATGATTTTTCTTATAATATCAAAAACACCAAAAAAGGCGGAACCGCCATCATCCGTTTCACAGTAGTTCCAAAAGCTTTAGGTAACTATCAATTTACCGCAATGGTGAACCCCAACTCTGCATTAGATAAAGATCTTGGCAACAACACTTCTACTATCGTATTAAACGCGCAAACTAAAACCGACGCGAACTTAGAAGTTTCAGAAGAGTGCCCAATTGTGGAATTAACTGATGTGGCTACCGGTACGGTATTAAGTCAAGCCCATACTCATGTTGATAACGTGGGTGGAAAGAAAGTTAACCGTCGCATGGCTCAGGGCTGGGGTAGTGGGGCTCCAAAAGGTACCGTAGTATTCGCTGATAGAACCAGCCAAGGCCTTCAGTTAAGGTTATCAAAACCAGCTACTATCATCGCTTATGGTATTGAGGCAAGAAATTCCGGTCAAACAATGTTTGTAAAATCTGGTTACCAAGCATCATATGTAGATTATAAAATTCCTTCTGATAAACAAGGCTACGGTACTTCCCTTGAAAGTAGTGCAGTTTTCTCACCTGGTCGCGGTACACCAGCGGTGAATTTGACCATCGATGAAAGCGCGCAAAATATTACTATTAACGAAGAGTATAACTCTATCTTCTTATTAGTAAAACCTCGCGGTAAAAACTGTGCATTGCAAGGCTGGTTATTAAGCTTCTCAAAACCATCCGCCCCGAAATCCATTAAGTTAACCGATGTAGTAGGTGGCAAGGTTTCTACAAAATCTCGTGTAGTAGAAGGCCCTTCACAACATATCGATGTGCTACGTGGCGCTAGAGAAGCGTTCCAATACATTCCAGAAGAAGGGGTAGATCCTTCTAAAGTGGTTATCAACCCAACCGAAACTCTAGTTTCTGTATTGAAAGTTAAAGCTGGTACCGCAGCATCTGCGAATATCAACTGGAACGGCTTAGAACCTCTTAAAACTTCCGGTTTGGTAACCATCACTGATACTGGCGTGACTGTTTCTGCTAATGCAACATCCGCTGACAGCGTAAGATCGCAATACTTGGACGTAATCATCGAAGATTAATCTAACGAGGGCTCCATCACTCTCCGGAGCCCCTCTCCTGCTAATTTAAAAGGAATATAAAATGCTTATTAATGCTAATATTAACGGTTTCAACACCCCTATCGAGATCCCAGAAGTCTTCGCTACAAGCGAGCAAGTTCGCGAATTAGAAAGCGTTCAACCGGAAGTTCAAACTTCGGAAGATTCTTACGTAATCAAACAAGGCAACTTGGTGGAAATTGGTGGTGTTTTAACTATTCGCACTGCTCCAGTTTCTAACGGCTCAACTGCAGCTGGAACTGAAGGTTCAAAACGCGTTGACCTAAGCGCGTACAATCTTTCAAAAGTTTTAAATGTTCAAGCTACTGCAGAAGATACTCCAGCGGGTTCAATCCATGAGAATGCTCACATCGGCTCTGTAAGCAACCAAAGCTTTACCGTTTATGCGACTTCAACCCATACCGAAGCGGCAGAATTTAAAGTTCGTTATCTAGTTAGAGCACTTGCTTAATCGCCGGAGGTGAAGAATGTCCAATAAATTAAAAGTAATTACTCCGGATAATCTAGGTAAGGGAATTACCTTCAATCCAGCAACCAAGAAATGGGAAGTAAATGTAGAGACTGGTTTAACTTGCGCTTCAATCGACCAGCTTCCAACAAAACCTTGGAAGAAAGGCACCACTTTACTCGCTAAACAAGATGGTGAATGTATTAAGCTTACCGCTTTAGATTCTATTTTCCAAGAAATTGGGGTTGGTATTACCGCGAATAAAACTTCTGCGTTCACAGGAGAAGAATATCGCGTAGTAGTAACGGTTTCTAATACTGGTGAAGGTAAGAATGATCTAACTAATTTAGTCGTTCAAAAACCTTTATTGGGTAACTATAATATTAAAGATGTAACTACTTCACATCAAGGTTTAGATTCTTTCGATCGTAAGAATGATCTTACGTACGACCTTAAAGGTTTGGCTAAAGGTGGTACTTTCATTTTACGGTTTACCGTAGTAGCGAATGATGTTGGAACTTTCCAATTTTCTGCTTCTGTTACGCCTAACAGCGCGTTAGATCAAGAACAGACCAACAACACCGCGACTATCACTTTAGTATCAAACACTAAAATAGATACTACTTACGTTCCGAGCGTAGACTGCCCTCGTATCACCGCAACAGAGTTGGATAGCAATACCGAGTTGCAACAGTTATCACCTGGGAATTTCCTCAATGACAAAACATTAAAGGCTCGCGTTACCGCGTCGAATCGCGCTAATATCTTTGCAAACCGCACAACCCTAAAGGGGCTTAGAATCCAACTTAGTGATGCTAGCTCTGTAATCGGATATGCCGATCTTAGTAGCGATGCTAGTGATGGTTTAATAATTGATGGCAAATCAACAGCAAGTAGTTTAATGAGTGGGGATGACGGCCTTTATTTTTTATTTGAACCGGACGCCATTAAACGTGGAGATGATGGTTTTACATTTAGCAACGGCGTTCTCGAAATCACCCGCGATATCAAAGCATTCGCGTTTAGTTGCAGACCGCAGGGCCAAAACTGTAGATGGCAGATCTATTCACTGTTCGCCATGATTGAACCGGTTACGGATAGTATTGAGGTAAGCAACAATGTGGGATTTAAGATATCTAAAGGTGTGACCTATACGAACACCCGACCATTCAAAGAAATAACATCTAATATTATACCATCATCCGAGAGTTCCAAGTTAAATTCCGATGTGAAGTTAAGTAATGTGAAAACCCCCGGAGATTTTAAAATCTCTGAAAAACTAATTCTCACCGTAAAAGCTGGAACTTCAGCATCGATTAACTATACGGATCGATATGGCCGAGTAAGATTAAGATCACAAGGTAAAACTACGGTTACTGATAATATGATAACAGTATCCGCTGACGCTACTTCAACGGACTCGGTTAACAGTGATTTCTTGCAAGTTATAGTCGAAGACTAGTTCGCTAATTTAAATAGTTAAGCTGTTTTAATTAAATAAAGAGACTATAAACGTCTCTTTTATTAGCTAATACAAAGGAAAATTAATGAAAATTTTAAAAGTAATCACTCCGGATAATCTCGGTAAGGGTATTACGTTTAACCCGCAAACTAAGAAGTGGGAAGTCCAAGGCTTTGACTGTGCCGCGATTAGCGCATTGCCTTCAAAACCTTGGAAGAAAGGTACCACTTTGCTGGCTAAGCAAGACGGGGAATGTATCCAATTAGCCGCGTTAGATTCGATTTTCCAAGAAATTGGAGTTGGAATTGCCGCGGATAAAACTTCTGCATTTACTGGCGAAACTTACAATGTTACGGTTACGGTGACTAATACCGGTGAATCCAAAAACGAATTAACGAATCTTGCAATTCAAAAACCACTTTTAGGTAACTATGAAATCCAGGATGTTCGTACTTCTAAACAGGGAGTCGACGAGGTCGAAGCTTTAGATCAACTAAACTACAATTTGAAAGGTTTAGCTAAAGGTGGTACTTTCATTCTACGCTTTAGCGTAAAAGCGAATGACGTCGGAACTTACCAATTCTCAGCTACGGTAAATCCTAACAGCGCATTAGATCAAAACGCTAAAAATAATACGGATACTATTATTTTAAAAGCAAATACCAAAATCGATACTTCCTATGTTCCAAGTGTGGATTGCCCTCGAATTTCAGCAACGGATGTCGAGACCGGTATCGTGCTCCAAATGTACAAAATCGCAAACCCTAGCAGTACATACTTCCGCGTAGCTAATGGTGCTAATATTTACGCGAATCGGGAGACTTTAAACGGGGTGAAGATAAATCTTCGCGGAGCGTCGTCTGTGGTGTTATTAAGGATGTCACTAAGCACAACAAGTGCGGCGTTTGAGTTCCCAAATGGTAGCTTTTCATACACCAACTACCGCGAAAACTCACTAGAGCCTAATGCTGTTCTCGGCGGCACCGTGGGCGACTTCACGTTTGAAAAAGGCGTGCTCACAATAACCGCAGATGAGCCATCTGTAATAGTATTTGCTCGCGCCGCTGGTAAAAATTGTAGATGGCAAGCGTTTGTTCTAAGCGGTGCTATCGCTCCCGTATCCAGACGAATCACCGAATCTAATGTTATTGGCGGTAAAGTTACTCGTAAAAATGAATTCACCGGTAACACTAAAACCACACCAAGCGATTATGAAGAGCCGGTAGTAATCCCTGCGGTGAATTACACTGTTTCAGAAAAAAAATATAAGACATTCTGGGGTGTCAACCAGCAATAGAGAGACCTTAATTTCTAAGCTGATATTTAGAGTGAAAGCCGGTACTGCAGCAAGCTTCGACTATACAAAATCAGATAGCGGCGTTAGCCTCCCTCAAGTTCGTGGCAAAACCACTATCACTGAGAATCGCGTAACAGTAGCCGCTAATGCTACATCAACCGACTCAATTAACAGCAATTACTTGCAAGTTATAATCGAAGACTAAAATCTCAACACTAAACAATCTCCGCATTTTACACCGTAGGTGATGATCGCGGAGATTTTTTTTATTTTCATAACTTCAAAGTTTCGGTCACCGAAACACAACACCTCATTTTCAAAAATTTTCAAAAATTACACTAAAGTGTATACCTGAATATGTTGAAATACGATTAAAAATATTATAATATACATACCAATATCGTATTATTCATAAACTAAATCCAAACTACACCATACAGAATGAAATTTTTATCCAAACTTAAGAAAACCGCATTATTTGCGGGTACCGCATTGATTGCGGCTAGCTCAATCGCGTTGACTGCTCCGAAGTATTCAACCTTGCAAACACAACAAATTCAAACTGCGCCAAATCCTAGAGAATGTGAAACATACCCAATTCAATTTGAATACACTAATACTATTCAAAAGTTGTGTAACTCTCAGTACACCTCATACTTCAACAAAAGATTTCGTGTACCGGAAGTAGTAGTAGAAACTTTAGAGCCAACCGATTTCAAATTGGATTATGTGCGTGATGCGCAATTTATCCAAGATCCGAGAGTGCTGGATTCACCAAAACCGCAAGATTATACTAAATCTGGTTGGGATCGTGGGCACCTCTCTGCCGCAAGCAATACCTCTTATCCAAAGACAATCCAGGAATCTTTCCTAATGACCAACATTGCTCCGCAATCTGCGGAATTAAATCGCGGGCTTTGGAAAACTTTAGAAGGTTATGCGAAGTTAAGAGGTCATCATCAAAAAGTGTTGGTTATCTCCGGAACTTATTTTGAAAGTTGCTATACTCCAAAATGGTTCAACAATATCGCTATCCCGGATGGTTTCTGGAAGGTGATTGCTATCGAAGGAAGAGAACCACTAGCGTGGAAATTCCCAAACAACAATCAACATAACCTAAGCGGTAAGTTGGTCAATTATCAGATCAACCTGAGCGAAGTTCCGAAATCCTGCAATACGAGATTTAATTTACAGGAATTGTTGAAGTAACTGTTGATTTCTTGGTTTAGATGTATTATAATACATCACATAAGTTAATCACAGTAACTGCAGGAGAAGCGCAAAATGAAATTTTATTACTTAGATGGTCACATCCCAGTTCGCATTTTAGCGGAGGAGTTGGATTGTTTCGTTATCGAAAAATCTAACAAAACTTTAGAGTTCGTGGCAAAAGATCGCGTAACAGAAGAACCGGAATCTTTCGGTAACCAATTAGGTTTCATCAAACTTCCAAAATCTTTTGAGCCGAAATTTGGTGAAGATTATTTTCGCGCTAGCGAAGATCTCACTAAAGTAATCAAAGTCAAATACAACGATTCCAAATACGAACGCTTACGCGTAAGATTTGGGTTATGTTTCCAAACTGAAGTGGAAGCTCTTGCCTACTTACAAGCGCTAGAATTTGCAGAGCGTTTCAAACCAGCCGAATAATAGGAGCAAAAGGAGCAAATATGCAAACGACGTTTTACGGTAAACCGTTAGTTAATGGTCGCAAGATCGAATTCGTTTCTACCAACAAATATCAAGTCCGCGGAGCAGGTAATTTCAAATTTCCAAAATCGGAGAAAATCCGCGAATGGTTAGAACCTCGAATCCAAGCTATTGTTAATTCATTCCAAGAATCTGAAGCTTTCAAAGCTATTGCGGGGCAACTCGGGGAAGGCTCGGTAATTGGTGGGGCTTTAGTAGCTCGATTAGCTGGAGAAGGGGTAAGCACTAACAAAGTTAAACGACTAGGCAAATTCATCGTGGGGGAAGCTTGCTATGCTATCTTCAAACCCACAAAAGGCCCGCAAGTCAAAATCTATTTGAATACCGAATACCTCGACGGTTTCTGTAACAGCGAACTTCGAATTTTCGAAACTCCGGAACTTTGGCAATTAACGGAGCCTGAAGCAAATGAAGAGTTATTGGAAGTAGTTTACCAAAACTTGATGGAATGTGAATTCTGCAAAATTACTTTCGGGATGCAGGGCGTCAAAGGAAACGGTGTGGTTTGGTATGAAGACAAAATGCTAGATCCGGGTATTCTCGAATATTGGACCACCGAATAATTGAGTAGATTAAGGTATCAAATATGTTCAACTGGCTTAAAACATTGCTTCGCAAACCATTAGATCTTCCGGAAACTCCAGTGCTGGACGTGCCGATTCGGTATGTGAATACTACGGATGTTTCGTTTGGTTTAAATCTACCAGGTTATTTCCGAATCTGTATGAATTTGGAGACTGGTAAAATTACCAAGAAACACATCGAAGGCGTGCACGTAACAGACGAGATTGTTGACTTGGATTGTCAGTTAGCTTATGATAAGCTTCCGGATGAATACAAACGAAAGTATCGCACTTTCTTGGAAAGGATGAATGCTAAAATTCAGTATTGATAACTAATGCCTATTACAACAATAGGCATTTTCTTTGTTTTGGGTATTGATTCAATTTCTAATTTCTATTATAATACATCACATAAGAGATAGGACACCAACGGTGTAAAAACTTAAAGATTCAAATCTTAGGAGATTATAAAATGGCTACAGTATTTGTTAAAGAATTAGATCGTGAAGTTGAAGTAGTTCTTGTTAATGGTTGTTATTTTACTGAGTATGGTGAATACTATGCGTGTGATGAAGATGAGGTAGTAGAGTTATATCAAAAAGGCGAAATGAAATTCGATACCTACAATAATGAATTCTACATGTTAATCGATGAAGGCACAATTTACACCGTCGCGACTATCAAAGAACTTAACTAATGGACATCTGCAATCACAGGAGATCTTAAAATGAAAGACTTTATCTTTTTGATGTTAGTATTCGTATTATTTCCATTTATTGGCTTGATCGCCTTGAATGCAATTATCAACGCAGCAGGCCCAGTGGCTTGCGCGGTAAGCGCGGTTGCTCTAATTGGTGCAGTGATCGCTTTCATCGAGTTTGCGCAAGCAAATGTTCTTAACTAATTTACAGAAATTGCGGGGAGATTTCAACATGTACAAATTAATTGTAGCTTACAAAATCAATGATCTTTTTAGTGAATGGAATTATGTTTCCCGGGAAGAAGATGATTTATACGCTTTCGAATATCGAATTGCTAAATTGCGTTACAACCACAACAATCCAGAATATTTCAAAAAGTTAGTGTTTAGCAAATTGAGCGATACTACTCGCAAAACTATCCAAGAGCTTGGAGATTTGGAATTTGATGCGTTAGTTTTCGTAGACGAAGCTCGTGGTTTGGTTGAACTCCGTTATAAAGATGAAACTATCAACCTGGAAGATTTCCGCACCGCGGGGGAGCAGAAGATTGAGAAATTAAAAGCGTTAGAACAAAAATTCTGCAAAACTCGATATCTTGAAAATCGCCAAGAACTCGATGAATTTCTAGCCGCGCTAGAAGTCTTCGATGATACCGGAGATTACGATGATATCAAGGTAATGCAATTTATCAAGGATGATGCTAAAACCACTCAAAACTTCCCGATTTTAGTAGTATTCGAAAAACATGCAGGTTTCGATTGGAATAACGATCACAATTATGAAAATCTTACTTTTACTTTAGTTGACGATTCATTAGGTCGTTAATCCCTTCAATTATTTTAAGATCTCCGCGCTGTACGCTGAAAGCGATGGTTGCGGAGATTTTTAAATATTAATAATCAAAACTAATTCTTTTTAAGGTAGCTAAATGTTAGACATCTCTATTCCTCAAGTTACCAGCAAATTCAAAACCGCAGATCAAATCTTAAGCTTTATGCAAACCAAAACGCGCATTGAAGCTAAAACGGACGGGGTTAAACTGACGCTGGTGAAAATTAACGATTCCGGCACTTTGGATGACTGGATCGTAGCTTACAAAGGTCAAATTTTCTATCGCGGAGAATTTGAATATATCAAAGATACCGCTTTAGCGGATCAAGTCAGTATTGGTAACTCTCAATTTGATAAAGTTTTTGATCATTTAGAGAAACTAAAAGCTAGCGATTATAATAAAATTCCAAACAATACAGAAATCTTCTGTGAGTTTTTGGTGACCAAAAATACAGTAATGTCTGAGTATACCAAGACTGGTACCATCATTGTTCTTGGATATGGTAAAGCTAAACCAGAATTGCGATTCGGTAAGCTTAAAACTAACTCGGAATCTTTCGAAACCGCAAATGTCAAAATGTACGCGCAAGCGTTAAAATTGATTACCCCGCCAGTTCTGTTTGAGGGCGTTCTATTCCCTGCGGATGCTATGTTGAATGGAATCAAAAACAAAGTACTGGCCAGCGAACTCAAATCTCGTAGAATGACTTTAAAATCGTTGGAAACGGATCCTTTAACCTACTTCAATACTTTAGTTGAAGCTTTTGTTAACGTAGAAAGTGAATTTGGTGGTAAGGAAGAGGGGATCGTGCTACATCAAGGTAACCAAATGTATAAAGCCCAACAAACTTACCAATTAGATAGAGAAGCGCGTTCCGCGAAGAAACTACGCTGGATGGAAGATGACCCGAAAGCTGAGCAAGCGTATTGGGATGATGTGTTGGAAGTAGCCCGACAAATCGCAAACGACACTAAAACTCAGGATATCAAAGAAGGGTTGAACGAAATTGCGAAGCGCATTAAACAACTTAACTTTGAAGGCGTTCACAGTAAGAAAAATCAAGCCACGGTAATGGATGATATCCAAACCAACGCGAAGATGTTCTATTTGAAATCTTTGAAAGGTAATAACGGTGGTTTGATCTTTGGTAAATTTAGAATCTTGACCAACGGCCACGTCAAAATGATTGACAAAGCGCGCAAGGAATGCGATGAAATTGTAATTGGTTTAGTTACTTCTGCGGACACTAAAGACACTAAAGATCTACGTTTAGAAGCGTTGAAGAAAGCGTTTCCTGGTGTTAAAGTAATCGAATTGGTTTCCGGTAACATCTTTACTGCATTGAAGAAAGCCGAGATCAACATCAATCACTTATACGCTGGAAGCGATCGTAAGGAAGAATACGAGCGCCAATTACTGAAAGCTCCAGGAATTGATGTGCAAGAGATTGAGCGCTCAGATGCGGATATTTCCGCTACTAAAGTAATTCAAAATTTAGAAGATTACGCTTTCTTCAAACAAAATACTCCAAAAGCAGTGCATAGTTTGTATACCAAATATCAGCAAGCTTATAACAAATAAGTCATATAATTAAAAGATCTCCCACTTCGGGGAGATTTTTTTTTATTTTGAAACTTTCGAGTTTCGGTCACCGAAACTCTCACATCTCAAAAATTTTGATTAAAATAAAATGTTCCTAAAGAAATCTATATTAATAACACTAACATATTTTTAGAGCATAATGGAAAGAAAGACAAATCTCGCTACTGGCGAAAAATCGACAGGTTCTCCAATCGATTTGCATAATGAAACGTACGAGAATCATCTTAATGTAACGCCACAGCATCCAGAAGGATGGCAGACTCCGGAAGGTCATGAGTTCCAAAGAGTAAAAGTGGATCGCAACTTCTACTCCAACAAACTGACTAAAGTCAACGGAGTTGATGCTTTCAGTAAAGCTTCTAGCTTATACAAAGGAACTGGAGCGCTCGGTGATTTTTGGGTCGACCCAAAAGTAGATCCTAAAACTGGCAAAGTTCCGCCAGGACCGGCTGTTACTTACGATTATCCTACTTATCGCGGACCTCGCGAACAACTAGGTATGACCCCGTATACGGGAAGATCTGTATATGATAAACATCCTATTATCTCTCCGGAAGCTAACGGAGACGAGGATACGATGGTTAACCCAGAAGCTATCCACACTACTTGGAGGGATTTGCGAGAGCAACTAAACCGAGGAGCTGGTGTTCGTACTAACAAATTCTTATTAGAATTCTCTATTCCGTTACACGGGGCAGAGCATCCTTGGAAATGGAATATTCTCTGTAAAGCGACCAGCTTCCCACAACGCAGTATGCATACTGCAAGCATGTGGAGATTTGGGCGAAAATACAATCTTCGCGGGGAGACTAACTTTAACGATACTTGGACTCTAACATTCGAAGATGATAGTGCACTTTTACTTCGTAAAAATCTGGACAGATGGTTCCGCGAAATCGATGATAGCCGATTACAACATACCGCGCTGAACGTTTATAAGGACATGGGTAACCCGCAAGCTCGATTGCTTACTCAGCAAGTAGATCTTTTTGAGCGCGAAGATAGAGCCCCTTTCAATCTTGGTAATGTTTTTGATGATATCAAAACTGCGCTATTAAGACCAGAATACAATCCAAGTTTACCAAACTATCAAACTGATATCCGTGTTTATCAATTAGATCAAACCGGTAACAAAGTAATGGGCTACCTAATGCAAAATGCTTTCGTAAGCGATATAGGAGCTGTAGATTACGGAGATGATAAACAAAACGAACTTGTTACATACCCGGTGACCTTCACTTACAGTGAGTTTATCCGATTATCAGATAAAACACTAGATGAGAAAGTTCGCGTGTTTAAATAAATATTTGTACAATATTAAGGAGATTATAATCGAATGAAATTTACCGATGCGCTGGACGTTGTTTATCAAACCCCGTGGGACAGGGCTAACAGTTTCGAAGTTTATTTCGCTTGGAACCATAAGATGCTCAACAATCCTAACGCTCCGCAAGATACGGTCGATTATGATAATGAAGCGAAAGGAACTGGTAATATCTTAGCTTGGTCGCCGAAGGATAATGAGCGTTTGAGTTTGCATTTAAAAGATCTCCAATTACCCCAAATCGGAGCTGCGCAGCTCAATTCTTGGGTAGGTAATAGATGGGCACATAACTACGGTTTGCCGGATCAGTATAAATTTAGCATGACATTTTTCGATAGCAACCAACTTGAGTTTTATAAAATGTTCACTGCTCAATTCCGGGAACAAGCTTATCGCTACTTCGATGATTACACGTTCAACGTGTTTATTTCGAAAGATAGTGATTATGGTGACCGCTATCATAATGATACTACTGGGTTAGAGCGAGACTCTTGGAGATCTAAACCATTGATGTCCTTGAAACGTTGCAGCATTGAAAATGTCAGTCAATTGAGTTTTTCTAATGCAACCGAAAATCAAATCGTCGAGTTTACCGTAGCGTTTGTAGCTAACGACGTAGAGATCTACGATCAAGGCTCACGTCAATTCTATGGTGGATGGAAAGAGTGGAAAGAAGCGGATCAAATCCACCAATTCAGCGCTCCGAAGAAATAACCTATCAGTTTTAATATAAAGGAAATAAAATGGAAACTTACCAAGACGGCGCAAACGCCGTATTAAGTCAATTAGATGGCGAGACAACCGATAACCTGATTGCTAGCGCCATCAAAACTTTGCCGAAGTCCGCCGTCGCGGAAGTTATGCCGGTAGTAAAGACAAAAGGCCCTACCAGTCAATGGGTGGAACCGTATTACGACACTTACAGCAAAACCGGTAAAATTGAATTATTATCCAGCCCCGTAAGCATGTACGATATTAGCAATACTCGTAAGAATATGGTGTTTTCTTCTAACGCGGTGGAAGATCTTGTCAGAATGTATACTCCGGAAGCGTTTAGTTCAACGTTACACGGTTGGATTTTATTCCAAAAGAATAGCCAACAACGCGATGAGTTGGTAAAGGTATTACAATCCCCGGAAGTTTCCGGTATTCCGGCAAGCGCAACGATTCCGGCAATAGTGAATACCACACAAGAAGATGTGTATGAGTACATCCAGGATCAAGTAATGCGCGTAATCGCGGAGATTTCGAAGGATTATCAATTGGGAAATGTACATTTTAGTGTAGTTGGCCCGTATAGCATCGCTTATCCGATGATGCGTTTACAATCTCATATGGGTCGTATTCATTATATGTGTGATGATCGCTTAGATCACATCTACATTTTCCCTACCGGGGACGCGGCTATGTCTCGCGCAGGTCTCAGCATTTTCGAATATGCGGACGAAGTCCAAAAAGCGGTTGATTCTGAAACAGGCGATTTAAGTTACTGGGTTTATAACAGATCAATTATTATTGTTAATCCTTGCCATAAACGCAAACCGATTATTCGCAACATCAAAGTAAGTTAAATGGGTTGAGTTTAATGAATTTTAATTTTCACCAAAAACCAGACTATAGTCTAAACACTGGAATGATTGACGAGCTTATTCGTTTGTACGGAACTCCAGTGCGATTCCTAGTAACTGAGAAACTGATGGATTCTTGGGAGTCGAATGCTCACGAAATTGCTGAAGCTAGTTTACTAGCGAATCGCGTTTTTGGTGATTTTAAAACTCTCAAAACCGATCTTTATCGCGATGCTTTGGAATTCTACGTTTTACTCGCGGAAAATGAAGAATATCCAAACGGATTGCAATTTGCGTTCAATAACTATGGCTTAATTAACGACGATACTTTACAAGTTTTCGTCAGCCTAAAATCGTTGGAACCTTTAAAGGATCAAAACGGTAACATCCATCCAAAAGAAATCGTTTCCAATTTGTTAGTCTTCCCTAACGGAAAATTGATGGAGATTACGGATTGTCAATTGCACGTCCCTGGGGTTAATAATAAATTTGTTTATTCTAATACTCCATCTTGCTATCAATTAAGTTTGAAATCTTACTCGTTTGACCGCTCCGCGGTAGATTTAGTTCATCAAAATGATTCTAGGATTGAAGCCCCTACAATTAAAACTTTGGAAGGTATTGATCAATTTTTTGGTCACCAAAACTCACACGCTGAAGATATTAAAAATTTCTCAGAAGAAGAGCAATTAGTAGTGTCGGAAAATCCGCTAAAAGAGAAGACTTCAAAAACCAAAATCGATGATGTTTTCGGGAGCTTTGGTTAATGTCGCTAGCGGATACACTCATCAAAGCGTTTGTTCCAAGCGCGTCGATGGCTAATGAATTGGTGAGAGGTTGGAGACGCACTAAAAAGTCGGTAACTGCTATGTCAGCGTTCCTTCCGGGAAATTTCATTTATACCAAATACATCGCAGTTACTCCAAAAACATACGATGTTAACCCAGTTGTGATTGTTATTCGAGCGAATAAACATCACGTATTTGGTATAAACGTAAACTGGCTGAGTCGTTACGAAAAGATGAAATTGATGAATTTTCTTATTAGTAAGGATATTCAAAACAAATCCAGATTGGAGATGATTCCAATTATTCGAGCTATTAGAAGATTTAGATTCACCAAGAAAGCTTATCGTCTCTATCATCGCAAAGCTTTGGCGAAGCCCAAAATTTACAAATTAGAAGCAAGGGATCTTTTCGATGCATTAACGCATAATATGCTCAAAGAGACCAAGAACTAACGGAGCCAAGAATTGAAGAAAGTCACCAAAATGACTACTGGAATGATTTGCCGAATTGATGGTTATCAAGCGCAAACCGCAAAACGTTGGGATAAGACGCCTACAGCGTTAGTTTTAAGAAGTTCGAAATCTCGATACCTTTGCTTCAACATAAACTGGTTGGATAAAATCGCGAAGAAGAAATTGCTCAAGTTGTTGAACAAGTTTTTAGACCTGGATGAAACAAAATTATTAGACTCCAACACTAAAAGAACCAAATTCTTTAATCGCTTAAGAGAAAAGAATTTTCCAAGAAGTTGCTATCGCGTTTATCTAAAATCTGGGTTACCTAAAAACATCTATCAATTAAATATTGAAGAGTTCAAGCAAGCAATCAAAGGTGATGAACTTACTTTGGTTGAAAATAGCCCAAAATCTACGCGGAAGCGTTAATTTTTGAGTATATTAAATATAAATAACAACGAACAAAATAAAGGTCAACAAACTAATGAATCCGGAAATCATTAACGAAGATCAAAATCTTTCCGCATTGTGCGAAAGCGAATTGCATGAATTTCAACTTGTTGAAGGAATGCAAGATGAGGAAAAGTTCTTCTATATTCGTGGTAAATTCGCTACGATTGAACAGATAAATAACAACAAACGTATCTATCCAAGAGCCCTTTGGGAACGCGAAGTGGCTAAGTATCAAACCCAAATTGAGAATGGCACCATCAATACGTTAATGGAATGGGAACATCCAAAAGGTCGCTTAACGGTAGATCCTAAAAATGCAGTGGCTAAAATCACTAAATTGTGGATTGAAGGCGACTACGTAATGGGTGAAGCGGTAATCTTCGATACCCCACAAGCAGAAACTATCAAATCTATGATCCGCCACGGAGTTAAAATTTCAGTTAGCTCTCGCGCTAGCGGGAACGTAGGTCCGGATAGAGTAGTAAAAGAATTCAACTTAATCACTTTTGACATTGTAACCAATCCAAGCGATCAATCCGCCACTATGAGTGGAGTATTTGAAAGCGAAGAAGACGAAGCAATTCATACAACTGAAAACTTAGAGGATAATGAAATGGCTGATAAAGCACTAATGGAGAATCTTGTAGGAATTCTTCGTTCTAAAAATGTAGAAATCCAAGATCTTAACGAAGAAATCGAAATTTTACGCGATACAATTCGTCAATTTGAACTTGGTGTAGGTCACACTGATGCCCCATACGGTAACGACGGTGCTCGCGGCTTCCGCCCAGAAGATGATTCATACGATCGTTACGCAGAAGAACGCGCAGAATACACGCTACGTGATGTATTGCGTGGTTACGAAGATATCGGTGGTCATCGTCACCAAGACGTTAGCTCAACTGTAGTAGACAACGATCCATCTGGTTATTATGCTTCTGGTGAAGTAGAATCCCCACGTGTTATCGATTTACTTAAAGATGGTGGTCGCGATGATTTCGTAGGTTCTGTTTTAGACGCAGACGTTCAAACTAACGATCGCCCTGGTATGGCTGGCGAAGTTAAAGATACTCCAGCTCCAGCGCAAACCGGTAAAGACGCGGAGAAAGATCCTGTAGCTCCAGCTGATGCGAGCAAAGCAATTAACGAATCAGAAGAATCTGAAGCCCCTAAAGGTAACCGTTTCTTAAAAGTTCCGTCTTACATGATTTAACCGGAGGTTCCAATGTTTGTAAATTTGGAAGATGTCTTTGGTCCGATTGGTGAAATTAACGAGTCAAAAACTACTGAAATGAACGAAGGGATGCCACCTAAAAACGAAGCCCTTAAAGACGCTCAAAAATACTCAAAATTCTTAGGTATCGCATACAAAGAAAGTGATGATACTTGGAATGGCGCAGGTGCATTCTTTGAGATTTCACAAAAGGGTCTTAAGAAAGCGAAGGATAAAATCCGCAAAGAACAAGGTACAAAACAACCCAAATTAGGTGAATTTGAAATCTTCACTACGGGGCCTGTCGTCGAGAAATTGAACATCGACGAATTAGAGATCGAAGACCAAGAAGGCTACATCCGCTTTACTAAAGGTACTAAAGATGTGTACTTCCAAGCAGATTGGGCATCGGATGATAAAGAGTTATTAAACGAATCGGATGACTTACCAGTATGGTCTCGCGAAGCGGTGTTAAACGAATCCGCTGAAACTGAGCTTAACGAAGTTACTGGTTTGCCAAAACACAAAACTATCGTTCCGGGTCACATGCTTTAATCCTTAGCGATCAAATAAATAATTAAAATTGAGTTGTATCAAATTTAATAAATAATACAACTCAATAAATAATAAACGAATTTTATTACGTAAACAAAAAGAGGAAATTTCCGAATGAATACATTCAGTCAAGATGTAGGTGCATTACTTGAATCAGAACGTTATCCAGCATTAAACGAATCTGAAAAGATGGTACTTGGTAAATTACTTGAAAATGCGACTAACGCGCAAGATCAAGAATTAAACGAATCTACCGTTTCACAAGATATCGCTACATTCACCCCAATCTTATTACCTTTAATCCGTTACGTTTATCCACGTTTAATCGCTAACGAATTACTTGGTGTTCAACCAATGGCTACTCCAACTGCATACATCTATGCAATGGTTAACGAATACCGCGCTAAACCAAAAGATGAACGCGTACAAGTTATCCTTTACAAATTAAACCGCGAAGCGGCGGAAGCTAAAGATGATGTATTAGCTGGCGAAACCATCGTTCACAAAGAAGGCAACTACGTAGTAGTTACTATGAAAGGTGGTCGTAAAAAAGTTGGTGATGCTTTAGGTGCTTACCAAATCGAAGCAGTTTATACAAACGTAGCTTCATATCCAAAAATTATCCGTAACTTCTCTTTAGCTAACTTAGCTGATGAACAACGCCCTGATATCAACTACGTTGGTTTCCGTATCGTGAAAAAACCAGTAGAAGCTATCGTTCGTGCGTTACACGGCGAATACAGCTTAGAGATGTACCAAGATCTTAAATCACAACACGGTTTATTAGCGGATGACGAAATGATGCGTTTAATGGCGTCAGAAATCCAAACTGATATCGACGCAGACGTGGTTAACTTCGTTAATACCCACGCTACTCAATTACCGGACTGGGATGCTACTACAGTTCAAGCTTCTAGCGGTATCTTACGTACAATCGACATCGCTCGCGAATTAGCATTCAAAATTGCTCACGAAGCATCAGCGATCGCTCGTCGTACAAACCGTGGCCAAGCAAACGTGTTATTATGTTCATCTCGCGTAGCTAACTTATTAGCTTCATTAGATTCATTCGAACATGGTCACATCGGTTCAGATATCGTTAAAACTGGTGTATTAACTGGTTTCGTTGGTACTTTAGATGGTCGTTTACGCGTAGTTGTAGACCCATACACAGATTTCGAATACGCGACATTACTTTACAAAGGTGAAGACCGTCGCGACGCAATGGGTTACTTCTGCCCATACATTCCATTAACATTCACTAAAGTGATCAACTCACAAACTGGTATGAATGGAATTATTGCGAAAACTCGCTATGCTTTAACAACCATCCCAGGTTTCGAAACTCCAACAGCTACCGATCGCGCGGCGTTGTACGCAAGTACATTCGCAGTAACTGGTATCTAATTGAAGATTTCGAGCTAGGAAAGTACAAGAACTAAAAGATCTCCGCTCTACGCGGAGATTTTTTTTATTTTTGAAATTTTTAGTTTTGGTAACCGAAACTCAACAACTCGGGAAAAATTTTTTTTTAACGGGTTGCCATCTTAGTGTAAATTTGCTATAATACATCACATAAAGATAGGTAATACACTATAGTGTAGAAAATCAGGAGATCAAAATGAACAAATTATTAAAAGCTTTAGTATTAGGATTGGGTCTAGTGGTTTCATTAAACGCAAACTCCGCAGCTTGGGCATTAATAATTCTTAACAACAAACCAAAACCGGTTGTGGTTCAAGATAAATGGTTTGCTTCTTGTAATTACGCAAAATCAGACATTCTTCCAGAAGGTTTCGGTTGTGATGTAAAGGGCGAAATTGTATCTGTTCAAGACTTCGCTAAAAGCGAAAAATTGAATGTTTCAAAATTAAGAGTTTACAAACACAAAAACATTTTTAACGATCATGTTAGCGTAATCGTCGAAGAAATCCGCTAGTATTAAACATCTCAATACCTACCAGATCCGTAAGTTTAGATATACTATAACAAGTATAAAATAAATTTGGGTAGGTAATAATGGGTAAATTTAAACGATTCAAATCGCACAAATGTGATGAGCCTTGCAAACATTTTAGAGACGCCATTACGTTAATAATTTCATTGGGAGTTCTTCCAGTTCTCTGTGCGGTAGTAGTGGCGCGAGTATTAGGGAAGTTCGGAAATATGACTACATCAATCCTAGCACTGTTAGTCATTGCGGGTTATCTTTGGTTGATTGATGTGATGTCTGAGGATTAAAATTCAATTTTAGGGCAAAAGGAGCAATATGAAATTCTTATTTTACGCTTTAGCCGGAGTAGTGTTAGACGTTCTATCCATCTTCGTGTTGATAGCTATGATCTTGCACGGGTACTTTGTCGGCGCTAAAACTAGCGTCTTTACTGGTGTAGTAAACGCTACGGCGTGGTTTCCAGTGACTTTAGCTTGCGCCGCTATGATAATGGAAGCCTCTCAAATTTGTAAGCGAAAATCCGATACTTTGGGTTTGTTTGGGTATAAGCGCTAAAATGTTGAATAATTCTTAAGATCTATTATAATAGATAATAACACTTTAATTATTGTTTAGGAGTAACATATGAAAAAAATCGCTGTTCTATCATTCTCGGGTGGAATGGACTCTTCCTCTCTACTTTTCCAAATCTTAACCGAAGGTTACAGCAAAGTATATTGCTATAGTTTCGATTATGGTCAACGTCATTCTATTGAAATCGAAAAATCGCAGGAATTAGTGCAAGCACTAAACAATGCAGGTTTCGATGTGAATTATCAACTTATCAATATTCGCGACGTCTTCAGCGATTCGCAATCCGCAATCGGAGTCAACAAAGCAGAAGAAGTTCCAGAAAATGAATACAATCAAGAGAATTTGAAAGTTACTGTAGTGGAAAATCGTAACGTAATCTTTTCAGCGATTATCTACGGTAAAGCTTTAGCTTTAAGTAAGAAATTCGACGCAGATGTGGATATCTTGATGGGTGTGCACAATTCGGATGAGGCTGTCTACCCAGACTGTCGCCCAGAAAGCGTCAATATGTCAAAAGAACTTTATCGCATCTCAAACTATGGCAGCGAACGAATTGATTATCGAGCTCCGTTCGTGGATGTGACGAAGTCACAAGTGTTGAAAGCCGGGTTAGCCGCGTTAGAAAAATTAGGCTTAACCGCTGAAATGTATTCACATACTTCGAGCTGCTACAATCCACGCGAAGGTGAAGCTTGTGGAAAATGCGCTACCTGCTTAGATCGATTAAAGGCGTTCAAAGATGCGGGTGTCCAAGATCCTATTCCATATCAATAGGGAGTATCCGATGTTTGTATTATTCAGTGGAGCCCACGGTACCGGTAAATCAACCTCATTGTATGATTGCGTCGAAAATTTTCCAAATATTTTCGAAGGCTTTCAAATTGCGGATAGCTTAAGTGAAAAGTTCTTTAGTAAAGAAGATTTCAAAAATCCGGATGTGCTGAAAGAAAAACAATCCGCGTTTACGCAATATCAATTGGATACTTGGGCGGGTAAGACGATGGGAAATAAAGTAATCTCCAGTCGTTCATATGCGGATATTTGGGCATACACGAAATATCAATATCTGAGAGATGGATTCCCGGAATATCAGGAACAGCTTTCGATCATCGAAGAAGCCGCAAAACAAGCCATTCTCCGCGGTGATACCGCGTTTGTATATTTCCCAATCGCGTTTGATATTACCGGTAAGGAATTAAGATCAACTAACGTAGAATTCCAACGAACGATTGATGGTTATATTAAAGAATTCTTTGATAAAATGAATATCAAACCATTGGTGGTTAAACCATCAGATCGTGGTGAACGCGCGATCTTCATTTCGATGAAAGTTAAGGAGTTTGGAGAAATTGAAGGAGCAATGGGGGCAGCGGATGAAATTTAGTTTTGAAACGCCGAAGAGTCTATTGAATTATAGTCGATCTTTTAATGATTATGAATATTTCCTGGACATTTTCCACGACAAACATCCGGGAGTCTTTGATTTCTTCCTGGATTCAATTATGCAAGGTCGCGAAGTGATCTTAGACAATAGTCTGTATGAACGCAAAATTCGTAATATCGAATTAGATGAAGATGGTTACAAAAACTTACTTCGTAAATTTGATGAAGCCATTCCGGAAGATCGTAAGAAACTTTTAAAAGTAATTGTTCCGGACTACTTTGAAGATAGTGCTCGCTGCATCCGTAAGGTTCATGAATATCTTGCGGAGTTTCCGCAATTTACTTTGGTTGCCGTGGTGCATGGGCATAACAAGCAAAACTTCAAGGATTGTTTTGTGGAGTATACTAAAATTCTTCGAGAAGATGATGTCATTGCGGTACCATTCGGGGATATGTGTTGCAATACTACGCCGAGAAGCGAGATCTTAGAAGAGCTTTCAAATGTAATCGCTTGGAATCAAAAGATTCACTTTTTAGGATTAAAATCTCCGTTTGAAGTGACCCAAATTCGCAGAGTTCGTCATTTAATTGATTCTATCGATACTAGCTATCCGGTGATTTCAAGCATCGAACATAATCGCGTTTTCAACCATCCGGATAAACCGAAAACTTTGATTTACGACATCTTCGATACCTTTGAACCTACGATCACGTTTAAAGAATTGTTAGATAATAACGTTCAAGAATTTAAACAGATGTTAAAATAATGGGCAGAAGGAGCTAGTAATGTTTAATTTGGATAAGAAAATCGTCAAGGTAAAGATTGGCGATCTTAAACCATTCGGCGGGAACCCCCGCCATAATAATGAATCGGCAAAACAAGTAGCCAAGTCCATCGAAAGTTTTGGTTACATAAACCCAATTGTCGTCGACGACGAATTTGTAATTTTAGCCGGAAATACTCGTTTCAAAGCGATCCAATTACTTGGTTTAAGTAAGGAAGATGAAATCGATGTATTGCTGGTATGCGGCCTAACCAACGAGCAAAAACGAGGTTTCGTTATTGCCGATAACCGCGTAGCGGAGTACTCAAAATGGAATATGTCAGCATTAGATCGAATGCTCGGTGATGGTGAAATGGACATGCAAATGTTGGCTGATTTTGGAATCCTCAATGTCAAAGCAACCAAGAAAAAGCTCGAAAAAGAGTTAGATGTTCCGGAGTTGAAGTAATGCAGGCACTAACGCGACCGGCGCATCGTTTAGTTTTTGGTTTAGGTGATGCCTTGATGTACAGCTTACGTAGCGAAGATCGATTACGCAAGATGTTTGAATGCTTCGACAATGACTTCCTCGTTAGTACTACGGATTTAACATTTAAACGAGCAGAATTCATCCGTAACTTAAACATTGCGGATCGCACCTACTTGGATAGTGGTGGTTTTACCTTATTCAAAGAGCAGTTTAAGCACGGGGCCGATAGCGAGATCTTTGTTAAGCGATGTGAAAAATTCAAAAAGAAATTTTTAAAACTTTGCGAGATTTTAAAACCGAAGGAATGTTTTGAGCTGGATAATGATTATTTTTTACACAACGAAGATTTGACATCTCCAGAAAATTTTCTTCGCCAAGAAGTTTTCGATATTCTTGGTTATTACCCGACACCAGTCTTCAAACTTCATCAAGGGGTGGATTATTGGATGAAATTATGTGAAGATCCAAGATATCCAAGATTGAGTATCGGGGGCTTAGCTCAGACTCGCGAATGGCATAAGAACACCGAGCTTTTGAAAACCATGATGGATTATGCGAGAGCACATAATAAGAAAGTTCATTTACTTGGTTGCCAAAATGTCCAAGCATTTAAGGAAATTCAGCCGGATACAGTAGACTATAGCATTTATCAATTCGCCATCAGCGTAGAAAATGCTAAGGAAGAATTATGTGAAGCCCGCGAAATTCCAAAGCAAGATCGCAAAGGTTATAAGGTAGCGCTTTCCGAGATCTACGAGCATACAGTGCTTTATGCGTTAGCTAGGGCCAAAGCTCGAAGTTTCTTGTATGATGCGTTTGCGAAACCTGCAGATTCGGATGAATAAATTCGGTGAACATATTTAGTATGGGTATTATAATAATATCCATACATTATTTCTATTAGCGACATTTTAATGCTTTCAATTAGGAGAAATTTAATGAAGTCATTAGGTTTAGATATTGGCTACGGAGATGTAAAAGTGGTGATTGGGGATGGCAACCAAATCACCCATATCTTCAAATATTCCAGTGCTATTGCTAGAGCACAAAAAGTTTCAAGTATTCGCGACCCGCGAATCGTTGAAGTGAACTTACCGTCCGGTGAATTAGATCAAGTGTATGTTGGTCCGGATGCTTTAAGTTTACCGAGTAATATGATTGTGGATATCCGAGATTACCAAATGTTAGAAGCTTACGCGCCAGCGTTTATTGCTAAAGCTTTGGAAACGGCTGAAGTTTCGGCGGGTGAAATTGATGTGATGGTCTGCGGTTTAAGTGTCGCCCAATTGGGTATGTCTGGCTACTTCAAAGAGCGAATCAAACAGTTTACAGTTAGTGGTAAAGAGTATAAATTTGATAAGATCTTCTTATTGCCGCAAGGCGCGGGAAGTAAGTTAGCGTTTGATATGTTCGGGGATCACTATCCGCAACCTAGAACTACTAATACCAGCGAAACTTACGTTGGTGGAGATATTGGTTTTAACACCCTTGATATGTTCTACGTTACAGATGGTAAAACTTCACCTAACCTATTTGAAGGAGTAGAAAATGCTGGCGTAATTAAAATTGCTCAAAATCTTCAAGCGGTAGTAAAAGAGCAATACTCTAAAGAAATCACGCTACGTGAAGCTAAAGAGATCCTAGATTCCGGTTTCTATAAACTTCGTGGTCAGAGATTCGATATGCAAGACGCTATTACCAAGGCGTGCGATGATTACACTAAAGATATTTTAGCGTTAATCGAAGGGCGTTACGGCAACGTCATCGATAAATGTGATTTCGTTTGTTTACTTGGTGGTGGTGCTAGCATCCTTAAATCGTCAGATCCATTCTTTAAGATTGTAAGAAACAAATCCGAATTCTATAACGCTATTGGATTCTACCTTTACGGAGTTAGACAGTTCTAGCATTTCACAAACTCTTTCATTAATAAGAAATACCTATTGTACTAATAGGTATTTTCTTCACCTTTCCAGTTGCCTCAATTTTAGTCTTCTATTATAATACATCACGTAAAGAGGTAATATTACACTGTAGTGTATAAGTATTAAATCAGGAGATTCAAAATGACTAAATTGACAAACATCGAAAAATTCAAATCAATCAAAGCTGGCGATGTAATTTACAACAAAGCGGGTTTTAAAATGACCGTAACTTCTGCAAAAGAAGAAGATGGTGTTTTTACAGTGCGAATCAAAGAAGATACTAAAGTTTGGTTCCAATTAGATGAACAAACTGGTCGTTTTGAATCACAAGGCTATTATGCTTATGAGGGCATCGGCGCTAACTTCACCAAAGCTCAAAAATTCTCAGATTTGCAAGTAGGTCAAAAAGTTAAATTATCTAACGGCAAAACACATAAAGTCGTTGGATTACATTTTGATCAAGTTAAATTAGATGTTAAACATAAATTCGGTTTATTAACTATGTCCGCAGTTCCGTTTAACCGCAAAGGTAAAGGACCTCGAGGTTTAACAATTGTTGAAGTTTTATAAGGAGATTCGAAAATGACTAATCAATTCAATCCAGATTATACTTGCACCGTGGGTGAAATTTTAAAAGAAGAATATTTAGAATCGTACCATCTTTCGGTAGAAGAGTTTGCTAGCCGCATTCGAATTACCGTAAACTTAGCTAATAAGATTTTAAACGGGGAAGAGCCAATCAACTTAAACTTAGCCGCAAGACTTGGAAAGTTGTTCAACACAACTGGTGATTATTGGATGAACCTTCAAATGATTGGCGAGTATCGTCGATTATTACAGGATTCTGATTTCCAAGAGGTGATGGATTCTATCAAACCATTAAATATGTAAATTGTTTAAATTATAGGATTATAATAATGGGTGGAAATGTAGTAGTTAAAGATGTCAACGGAGTTGATGTCGCAGCGGTTAAGGTAGATCTGCGAACCGTTGGCCGATCAAATGTTATTAAACTAGCGCAAAATCTCTTCAGTTCGCTGAACACTTTACACGAAGCAAAATATAGTGTACCTCTTTGGAAGAGCGATAAAGTTCTCAAAGATGCGCTAGTATTCAATGGTTCCAGTTCTTTCATTTTAAGTGAAAAGTTCAGTGACCAAGAAATTTTAAAATTCAAACCAACGATGGGTGATATTGATATTGCGATCCCTGCAGAACGCGCAGAAACCTTGTTCGAATTATTAAGCAAACTTCAAGGTCGACAAGTTACCCGTAACGTAGAATTTGTAGGGATGAATAGAACCTCTAGCTCCAGCTTGGGTACCCAAATCAACTGTATCTTCCGTTTCTTAGATCCGGTAGAATATTTGGTACAAGTAGACTTCGAGTTCCTACCATTCGAAGAAGATGGCAACCCAACAGAATGGGCGCGTTTTAGTCACTCCAGTTCCTTCGACGATGCGAAAGATGGAGTAAAAGCAGTTCACCACAAATACTTGATTCGCGCATTGGTGGGTGGGGTGAGTATTCGCCCAGATATCGTGATTGCTACTAACAAGTCCACTTACGATAACTATAAATTGACTGCGGCTAGCAAGAAAGGCGATGTTGCGCGTATGTTGAAATTCTCGGTAGATCACGGAGTTCGCGTGGCGTATGCCCCTTTACTCGACCAAGACGGTAATGAAGTTAAGGATAACGGTAAAACCGTATACAAAGAAATCCCTACTAGTTCAAGCGATTATAAGAAAACATTAGTAGAAATCTTTAAATTGGTTTTCAATGATGAAGATTCTAGTGATGTGGATAAACTTTGGACTTTCCGCGGTGTAGTAGAGCTTTGTAAAAAGTATCTGAATAAACAGCAACAGAAAGATGTAGCGGAACGCTATTTCGCCTTACTTTGGGCAGATAAACCTCAACGAGCTCAAGAGCTTGAGCGTGGTAACCCGGAAGAAGACCTAGCAGTTAAATCTGGTGGCTGGAACTTATTCAAGAAATTGACCGGTATCAAAGATCCGTCAAATTTCGAACAAATCTTACAAACTTACTATGAAGGATACCGAAACTAATGATGGAATTAAAGAAACTAAGTGAAGCAGATCTTTTAGAAATCGTCAGAAGTACGGATGATTTGGATACGCTTGATAAAATTGCGTCTCTTAAGAAACTCCCTAGAAAAGTAGCACTTGAAATTTGCAAGCTCAAAGATCCAATTGCCAACGCGGCTAAAATCACCATTGCAACCTCTAAAGAAACTGATGATGATATCCTAGTAATGTTATTAGATGATCTCCCAGGCATTGAGAAAGCAGCGTGGGCTAATATCGAGCACCGTATTGAGAAACGCGGCTTCAAAAATAAGGATGCCTATTACGATGTGGCGGATTTAGCTGTTTCCCAATGGAAGACTGGTAAAAGCACTTGGTTGCTTTCATTCAAAGCGTTAGCGCAAATTTTTAAAGATTTTGAAGACTTCCGCGAAGACATCGTGGCAATTCCTGGTGCTATGAAAGATTCTGAAATTAAAGTGTTAGTGTCTAAATATTTGAATGAATCCGATGGCTGCAATTTATTGGAAGCTTCTTACATTCTATTAGCTCAACAAACCGAAAGCCAATCACAACTTCAAAAATTAACGGAAAGCCAATTTGAGAGTGTTCGTGAAATTGCGAAAAGTCGTTTATAAAATATGAAATTATTTGCTTTAAGTGATCACCATTTTGGTCACCAAAACATTATCAAGTATTGTGATCGCAAAACGCAAGAGATCCCAAATTCTAATCTATCAGCCTTAGAGGATGCTAAGGCTATGATTCTTGCCCATAATGAAGTAGTCCAGGATGACGACATCGTCGTATTCGGTGGGGATATTCAAGCAAGTAAGCAAGGCAGAGAGTGGATTAGAAAGATTATTCCGAAGTTAAAGGGTCGTAAAATCCTCGTTAGAGGGAATCACGATCATTTTTCCAACGAAGAATATATCAAGATGGGATTCGAAAGTGTCCATGATATTTTGACTATCGATGAATTTTGTTTCTGTCATTATCCGGATGTTCCCCTTGCTGTGGATATGTGCCAGAAGAAAGGCTTAACTTTATGCTGCGGGCATGCCCATAAAGAGTTCCCGGATTATAGAGACGGGGTTAAACGAATCAATCTCTGCGTTGATGTAGCTGGGCGAACTCCAATTCTTTTGAAGGATTTTGATAAAGATTAAATATATCGAAGTTTTTCATGTAATCACGTAATCACTTCATATTGGTTTATATTATTTTGATAATTCAAAAATCTCCAAGTTATCGCGATACGCGATAACTTGGAGATTTTTTTATTTCCGTCTTGAAAGTTTCGGTCACCGAAACTCTTCAACTCCAAAATATTTTTTTAATGATGTTCTTATAATAAATACTCTATACTATAATTCTGTCTAAAATTTGAGGAACTTTAGCCTAGTGTTTGTTGAATCAAAGTACATACTTGATTACAATCGAAGAGTCAAAACCCCTTTTGGTTACCAAAGAATCGAAGAAGTTCATAAAACCAAAATTTTGAAATCTTTGAAGTTTATCCACGAACGTGGAGAACTCACTGTCGCTGAATTTCATACTTTTATCATAGACGAAGAAGAATTCCAAGCCAACGAAATGCGGGTTGGGGATCATTTAGATACCGTAGACGGTAAGTCTAAAATTCTGGACATCCAAGATGCTGGTGAACAAGAGCTTTACGACATCACTTTAGATCAATCCGAATTCGAAAATTATTGGTACTACACCGGAGGGGTATTGTCACATAATTCCGGTAAGTCGATTACGGTGGCGTGCTATCTTAGCTGGTTGTACAATTTCCATAAGAATTTGAATATTGGGATCGTGGCGAACCGCGGCGCTCAAGCCAGAGAATTTTTACAGAACGTCAAAGATATTATCTCGCGTTTACCGATTTGGTTAATGCAGGGTACCACAATTTGGAATAAGCGCGATATCGCGAATGAGATAGGTTCCCGAATCTTGACAGACGTCCCTGGACCGGATGCCTTTCGTGGTTTCACTATGAATTGCTTAGAGGCAACCCACGGAATTCGTCTCCGTGATAAATATACTAATGAGGAATTTGAAATTTCATTAGGAGATTTATATGGAAGACTTGAAAACGAGAGTCAGGGAAATTCTTGAAGACCAAGGGGCACCATCCGCCTTCAAAAATTTCATGAGCATGAGAAATTGGTGGATGCGAAATCACCCCGAGGTGGGTGAGCCTCTATTCGGGTTGTATGATAAATGTAATGAAATCTACGACGTTAAGATAAAAGATTTCCTATTATCATTCGCATTCGATGTTGATAATAAAGTTTGTTATGAATATAGTGATGTATTCACTAAGCGTAAACCGGAAATCCTTAACGCTATTATAAATTTCACCGGCCCGAATCGCAGCGAAAATCTTAGATCTAAAATTCTCAAAGCTAAAGATGAATGTGACGAATTGCTGGGCTTTAAAACTAGAAGTATTCAAGAGCTTAAGTATTGCTTGATCCATAAAATTGAAAGACTTCCAACATGCCAGCTCTGTGAAGGGGATGTTGAGTTTAATGGGCCTAAAGCTGGGTTTCGAAAATTTTGCTCTGCCAGATGTCAGAACATTTACCACAATTCACAGAAGAAGATCGGTAGATTGGATCTAACTGATGATGAAGTCCGGGAACTTATATTGAGCGTTGGAATTGATCATCGAAACTTACACAATGAGGCGGTGGCTAGTTGTTTCGATAATGTAACCGATTATACGGATAAGATTCTCAAGCCATTGAAGGTTAATGAATCTTTATACATTTTTCTTAATAAGCTAACCAAGTCCGATGTCATGTGTCCCGTATGCGGGGTAAGAAAAAGAAAGTTTATTTCACAAGGACAAGGTTACCTCAAAACGTGCGGTTGTAAATCGTGCGTGTATGGCAAAAGACATGATGTTTATTATGAAGGGGCAGATCCAGTTTCAAAAGGACCATATTCGATTAGAGGTGATGTAGAATACCGGGAATCTGGGTTCATCTATATTATAGGTTCTGAGTTTAGCGGGCTTACGAAAATCGGAGTATCCCAAGACCCGGTTTCGAGAATTAAGATGATTTCTAAAGATATCGAGGATGTAAAGATAATCAATTGCTTTTACATCAAGAAAGGTTTAGTAGATCTTGAGAAACATCTGCATGAGAAATACGATGAAAACAGGGTACTTTTAGATTCCCAAATTGCTGGTTATACCGAGTGGTTTAAGTTAAGTGACGATGATGTTAAAGATATTGAGGTGTTTATAAATGGACTTCATTCCGAATTCGAGATATGAGATCCTAACTGACGATGGTTTTCAACCATTCCTAGGTCTTAAACGTACCGTAACTTCTGGGTTAGATATTCAGTTTGATGATAATACTTTTATTAAATGTACCAACAATCACCAAATACTACGCGATCGCGTAAGTAACGAATTTGTGCTGGCGAAAGATCTTAAAATTGGTGATGTGGTTGATGGAAGAATTGTACAATCCATCGAAATTATACCCGAAGGGGAATTCTTCGATCCGGTAGAGGTTCAAGGTGATCATACCTACGTTTCAGACAGATTTACTCATCACAACTGTCTCGTTGTGGACGAAGCGGCATTTATCAAGACCTCAGTTTGGGAAGAATTCGCGGATTCAATCTTCCCATCACAATCTGCGTTAGCTTGGAAGAAGAATATCATCATTTCTACCGCTAAAGGCCTCAATCACTTTTATGATCTGGTACAAAAGGCGAAGTTGGATGATATGCAACCAAATTCAAAAACCGCGTTTATCGAAGTTCATTGGGATGAAGTTCCAAGGTACGATGCTAAAGGCAATCTGATGGAACCGGAAGAATTCAAACGCCAAATCATCAAGCGCTATGGGCGAGTATACTTCGAGCAAAACTACGGTAACTCATTCGTCGGATCCTCTGAAACTTTGATTGCTCCGGAAGTTCTCGCGGAATTGCAACATAAGAATCCCATCGCGGTATGGGATGATATGCTTAGGGTGTATTTTGAACCTCAGCAAAATCACACCTATATTATGAGCGTAGACGCGGCGAAAGAAGGTAAAGACTATTTTGCAGTTCAAGTAATTGACGTCACATCTATGCCTTTCCGTCAAGTCGCGGCAGCGAATTTGCAAGAAGATTATCTTACTATGCCGGATTTTCTGTATGAATGGGGAGCAAGATTCAACACAGCTCATATGATCATTGAAAACAATGAAGGCGCAGGACAATCGATTGCGGATATGTTAGTTAATCATTTTGAGTACCCTAACATCTATTATCAAGATAACAAATATAAGTATCCAGGATTTAGAACTACTAAATCAACTAGAGACTCCATTATTAGAATGCTGCAAATACTTATCAACTCTCATAAGTTAGAAATATGTGACAAGGAAACCATCAGCGAATTCCAACGATTTGAATTAGTCAATGATAAGTATCAAGCTTCGTCCGGTCACGACGATTTAGTTATGGCGTTAGCTATTTCGATTGCTCCGATGACCAATATGGACAACTTTAGCGATTTTGGAAAATTCTTAGACGCTTTAAAATCCGACGAGGTTTTAGATTCCGGGGCTTTCTTCGAGATTGGAGATTTGGCATTCGAAGATTTTTAATCAATATTTTAGAGTTCAGTTGAACAAGATTCACAAACTCGCAAAAATTACGCGAAAGCGTAAAAACATAAACGTTAAATTTAACAAAAGGAAAACAAAATGGCAATTACAGTTATTACTCCTGCCGACCTAGGTACAGGTTTAAAAGTAGAAGCTCAGAAGGTTGTTGTTGATACTGCTGCGTTAAGCATCCCAGTTGATGTGAAATTATCTGGCGTGTCAGTAGACAAAGCTGAGAAGAAAATGAAATTCACTTTAAGTGATGGTACAGAGATTGAGCAAAGCATCGCAGATTTCTTAACAGTAGATACGGATACTAAAATCGTTTCTGGTTCATATGCTAGTAACAAAATCACTTTAGTGGATAGCGAAGGCGCTAACATTGAAATCGACTTAGCTACATTAGTTACTGAGGTTAAAGACGCTGCAGCAACCAAAGCTGGTGAATTAGTAAATGCTGCTAAAACTGAACTTGACGGTAAAGTATCTGCGGTTGATGCTAAAGTGGATGCTTTAAGTCCTAAAGTAGCAACTTTAGAAGGTAAAGTTCAAGCGTTAGAAGGCAAAACTGATTTAGAGCCTAAAGTAACAACTTTAGAAGGTAAAGTTCAAGCGTTAGAGAACAAGAAAGCTACTGGTATCGAAGTTAAATCTTTAGGTGAAGTATCTTTAGGTTACTTAGTTTCTGCTAGCGATGTTCAAGCGGCTTAATTCGCTTAATCTTTAAAAATTCCGGGTCTCCTGAGTTTCGGTCACCGAAATCCGGGGATCCGGAAAATTCGATAGTATTTGGGAGATCATAATGTCAACTGCAAGCGTCAATTTAGCTGATGTCAGTCAGTTTTTGGTAGGAAGCGATACATTAAAGTTAACGCCATTCTTTATTAAGAATTTTACTATTCCTTCTATAGCTTTTGCCCATCCAAGTCTTATGACTAGATCTGGGGTAGCTCTTCATGCTGGAGCTGATAGCATCGACTTTAATGATCTCAGCTTGGATATTATGTTAGATTCCGGGTTCCAAACTTATTTCGAACTGTTAGATCTTGCTATGCAAGAGGTAAATTTCGAACAGGATACCTTTAGTACGCCAACTTTTGACTTGTGGGTTCAAATTCTCAATGCCAATAAGGAAATACTCTTTAGAGTAGATTTCAAAAATTGTAGAATCTCTAGTATTGGGGAAATCGCGCTCGATCCATCCGCGGAATTAGGTGCTAGCTTGAATATCGGAGTAGTTTACGATTATTGGACTTATACAAGATCTTATTGTAGTAAAGAAGTTAGAGATAACTCACCTATCCAGGGTATCGATGAAACTGTTTTGGATAGTTCCGGTACCAAGAAAGGTCCTAATCGCTGGATTGAGAAACCTTTAAGTGCAGTAAAGCAGTAAAATTATAAATACTATAACGAATTAAATATTGCAAAAACTTTAATCGCAAATCGTTAACCTAACTATAGAAAGGAAAATACAATGGCAGATTGCAAATCTTGCGAAACATCATCATTATTCGCATCAACTCGCGAAGCACGTTTAGAAGCGATTGCTAAAGCAAAACGCGATGAACAAGCTCGCAAAGAACAAGTAGAACGTTTAGAAGCGATTCGTCGTACTATCGCTATCAACGATGCTAAAGAACAAGCTCGCTTCCAAGCTTTACAAGAAGCGGAGAAAGAGTTCAAAATTCGCGAACGCGACATCCTTGAAAAACAACTCGAAGAAACTATCGAGATGTCTAAACGCATGCAAGAACAATACCAAGAGTTCGTGGTAACTACTAACGCGATTGCTGAAAAATTAGCAAATCCAGCTATGTTGTTCAAAACTGCAACCATCAAGTCTGCAGACGAATTCAAGGACTACTTCAAATTAACTTATGAAGATGGTCGCGTATTAAACATCCCTATGGGTTTAATCGACTTCGTTCTTAAATCAAAATTAGACGCTATCAACACTATGTTCGATCTTACAAACCAAGAACACCAAGCTCTTTGCAAACGTGTTACTGCGAATGAAGAACAAGTGAACAAATTAGCAGATCTTTTCAAAACTTTAGTGGCCAACATCGCTACTCACGAAACTGATCAACAAGTTGCGTTTGAGAAATTCAAATGTGAAGTTAAAACTAAAGTAGATGAATTAACAGCCAACGTTAACACTATTGCGGAATCTTTCGCGAAAGTAGTGGCTACTGTTGATAAACAATCTGAAGTTTTAAACACATTAGTAAAAGCTAAATAATAACTTTCGGTTACCGAAACTCAAAAGTTTAGTTTTAAAGTTATTAAGATCTCCACGATCCACTGATTCCACTATAGTGGTTAATTGTGGAAAGTGGAGATTTTTATTTTGTTTAAATATAAACAACATACCAATTTTATTGGAAAGAATTTAGTTAACGTTAACAAAAAGGTAAACAAAATGAAAGAAAGTAAAGAACGCTTATCAAGCGCCCGCTCAGTAGCTCCTGAGTTCTATGGTTCTCGTTACGAGTTCGCTCACGACTTACCATATATGAAAGCAGACATCTGGGCTGAAGGTAAAGTTGAAGAGAAAGATGAAAAGGCAAACGAGGAAATCTACCGCGTTTTTGCTCACGATCCAGCAACTTATCCAAACCAAGACAACCCACAACACTTCGCAAACGTGCAATTTGGCGGTAAAGTAGATAACAACAAACTTCACGTAATGCAAGACAGCGAAGCTTCTCGTACCGAGATCAATCACGCGTTACGCGCAGTTAAAGAAAATGCAGAAGGTCGTTTTGCTCGCGATGGTGAATATTCTCGTTCAGCATTATGGAAACCAGAAGTAGAAAAACAAGGTGTAGAACGCACAGTTCGTGGCTTACGCCAAGATGGTGAAGAAATCTTATCTCGTGAAGGTTCACGCGCATACGGTAAAACTTCACGCGTTGAATTTGAACACGATGCTGGTTACCTAAAATCTGAAATCTTCACTGAGAAGAAAGAAGAACCAGCTCCGCAACCGGAACCAGAACCAAAACCAAAACCTGAGCCTCAACCAGAGCCTCAACCAGAGCCTCAACCAGAGCCTAAACCAGAGCCAAAACCAGAACCTTGCCCAGAAAGCAAATGTGAACCGGGTACTCTAGGTAACGCTTTAGAGAAAGCGGATAAAGCAGCTGAAGCAATCGATAAAGTGATCGATCCAGTAGCTCCCGTTCAACCAGCAGCTCCGGAAGCTCCGGTAGAAAGCGGTGCAACTGGCGAAGCAAAAGATCATTTAGATGACGCTCCAGAAGCTCCTGCGACCGGTGCGATTAGTGTCGAGAGCAAAGAGGAACACCTATAAGGTGGTCTAAATGAACGTACAAAGTTGTTTGGATACAAGCGAAGAATCAAAAGGCCCTAAAGCTTCTATTAACTTCGAATCTAATCAACAAGACTTCCAGTCACCAGAAGAAGGCTTGGCGTTTTTAGAATTGATGCAAATCACCAGAAAACGTCAAGCTATCTTGGAAGAGCAAGAAGAACATGAACTTGCGAGACTAAAGAAGTTATTAGATTTAGATGTTGAACTACAAAGTTTAGGTGTGACTACTTTATACTTCCCAGATTTTGAAAATTTGGTAAGTTGCGAATAATTATAAGGAAAGACAAATGTCAACTTGGAAATTAAACGGTAATTGCAATTCTGGTTGCAACCAAAAACCTGCAGTAACAGATTGCAACGTATTATCATCTGATGTTAACTTATTATCATTAGACATCGTTGAGCGCTTACTGGCTGAATTATCTACCGGTGAAAAATCTGGTATTAAAACTCGCGAAGCTCTTTTAGTAGAGAAAATGGTTGAATTAGTAAAAGCTAAAATCGATGAATCTTATCGCGGTCCACAAGGTCCTCGCGGCCCACAAGGCGTTCAAGGTGAACCAGGTCCTCGCGGCGCTGAAGGCCCTAAAGGTGATCGTGGTGCTCAAGGCGCACAAGGTCCACAAGGTCCACAAGGCATCGAAGGTCCACAAGGCCCTAAAGGTCAAAAAGGCGATACTGGTGCTAAAGGTAAAGATGCAGATTATACCTCTGTTGAATTTATCAACGCGGTTAAGAAAATCATTCGCGAAGTTTCTGCTGAATAATTAAATATTTTAAAGGTCGCAGACTTTCGGTTACCGAAATAAGCGACCTCATAAAAACTTCTTTTAATCGATTATAAGGAAAATAATAATGACTCCAGAACAAGCAGCACTAGATGCTCAGAACTCTGCCACAGCAGCAAACCGTTCAGATGAAGCGGCAGCGGCAAGTGCACGAATTGCAGCAACTGAAGCAGAGAAAGCGGTAACTGCCCGTAACTCAGCAGACACTTCACGCGACCAAGCTCAAGTATCTCGCGACAAAGCAGATGAAGCTCGCCACGGTGCAGAAGATGCTCGTACTGCAAGTGAAAAAGCTTCTGCGCAATCCGAAGTTTCTCGCTTAGCGAGTGAAGCGGCTAAAGTATTAGCAGAAAAATCACAACAAGCAGTAGAGAAATCTGAAGCTAACGTAACCGCGTTGGAAACTAAAGCATCTCTAGCAAGCGAAAAAGCTATCGAAGCGGCATTAAACGCTGGTAAAGCGCGCGATGAAGCTCACCAAGCTCAAACCAATGCAGAAGCTAACGAAGACAAAGCAGTAGCGGCTAAAGACGAAGCAACTAAACAAGCTGATGAAGCTAAAAAAGCTAAAGAAGATGCATTAGTAGCGGCTAAAGAATCTCAAGCGTCCGCAACTGAATCATTAGCTAAAGCTAAAGAATCTGCATTATCTGCCGTAGACTCAAAAGACTACGCTAACCAAGCAGAGATCGAAGCGGGTAACGCTAAAGCAGAAGCTGGTAAAGCTAAAGAACAAGCCACTAAAGCGGAATTAGAAGCAACTAAAGCAGAAGCTAAATCAAACGAAGCTACGGCGACTTTAGGTAGCGTTAAAGCTCAAGCGACTTTAGCAGAAACTAAAGCGGAAGAAGCTAAAGCTAAAGCAGAAGAAGCTAAAGCATCACAAGAAGCTATCGCGGTATTAGAACGTACTGTAACTTCTAACGCGGCAGCAGCGGCGGCAAGCGCTCAAGCAGCAGCTAAATCTGCAGAATCTGCAAACGATTCAGCAATCGAATCCGGTAAAATCGCTGTAGCGGTGACTGAAGCTCAATTAAAAGTTTCACAAAGCGAAGCTCAAGTGGCTCAACATCAAGCAGATGTTTTAGCTCAAAAAGCGGAAATCCAAGCTATGTTACTTGAAATCAAAGCGAAAAAAGCAGAAGTGGAAGTGGCAGAAGTTAAAATCAAAGCTATGTTAGATGAAGTTCGTAACCTACACGAATCATTCAAACGTTGCCCTACTGCAATCCCAACTACTGTAGTAACCACAAAATCTGTGAACGCCGCAATCCAAGAATACTTGGATGCTAAAAAACCTGCAGGTACCTGCGATAAAGCAACTCAAGCTTAATTAGCTGGAGGCTCAAATGACTGATAAAATTGAAAACTTTGAGCCTCTTCAACCTTTGGATATCAAATTCAAAAAACCGGAAAAATTACACGTATGTGGATGTAATCCGGAGAATCCGATAGTAAAAGAGGTTGAAGAAGCGTTAGCGGTAGGTTGTGGTTGCGGTTCAAAATTATACACCGCAATTGCCCCATTAATGGTTTTTGAAGAATCATGCGCTATGCCAGTAAGTGTTGAGAAACTCATCGTTAAGGAAAACGAGATTAAATCCGCACAAGATGTAATCAATGAAGTTTTCTCTTTGTTTAGACCAGCCGGTACCGAACCGGATTGTTCTAAAATTGAGAAGATTATCAAAGAACTCGAATTGGATACCCCTAAAGTGGATCTCAAAGCGGCTCCAGAAATCCAAGATGCAGTGATTGCTAAAATTGCTGAGAAGATTCTTGCTAAAATGGAAGGTCGCGTAGCTATTATTAAACAAAAAGATTCAAAATTGTCTTGTCTTGGTAAAGATGATAAGATTGAATATTTGGTAGTCGAAGGTGGCAAAAAATCTGATAGCGAAGTGAAACCAGGCGGTGACGCTAAGCCAGAAAATCCGGCGAATCCGGAAACTCCAAAACCGGTGGATCCGGCTAATCCAGCTAATCCCGCTAAACCCGGAACAGAAGATCTTCCAGCAGATGCTAGAGATGGTATCATTGAAGATTTAGTAGGTGTTATTGAAGTAATGCCGACAGCGACAACCGCAACATCAGCACAATAATAACAAAGGAAAACAAATGAACTTCTATAAAGTAAAAGACTTAGCAAAATCTTGGAGTGTTTGGGCAGCTTCTGCAGTTGCAGTAACTCCAGTATTAGATATGACCACTGGCGTATTCGCTTTCATTCCAGAGAAATACAAACCATTAGCAGTGACCGCATTAGGTTTATTAACAATCGGCTTACGCGCAATCAAACAAGTTCACACGGTTTTCAGCAAAGATGAAAACGACGTGTCTAAAACCGCTGACGAAATTTTAGGCGCTAAAGAAGCAGAAGTTCGCGAACACAAAGCGAAAGTAGAAGCGGCAATCAAAGATGTCGAAAAAGTAGTTGAAGTAGCTAAACAAGCTAAGGATATTGTCAAATCAATCAAAGCAGGGAAATAATCCCGTGGAGGTTACGATGAATAACCAACAAGCAATGAGCACAATGAACGATTTCAACCCAACGGAATTTAGTAATTCAAGTTTTGATAAAATCAGTAAACTCCTTTATTGCGGCGGAATTAAAAGCGCATTATCCATGTTGATATTCTGGACCTCTATCACTTTAATACGCGAGGTGTACTCGCGTATTACGGTTGAGGATATCATCTTCTACGGCACCGAAGAAATTGTATTCTGGGTAGTTGGTATAGCCACGATAGTTTTAGGTTTAGTGGGTTTGAATACAAATGGAAACCGACTGCGCTACCTAAGCTTACTATTAGGAAGTTTTGTACAGATATGGGTAGCAGTACAGTTCTATCTTCACGGTAGTGAACCTAGCTCTTTTGTGCCAGCCGCTACAGCATTATGGTTCTTCGGAGCCGCAATTTACTTTAAAGGGGTTATGAATGGCAATCGAACCTGCGCTTCTTAAGAATATTAGCGATTATCTCGTTCATATTCTTGTATTCTTTGGAGCTGTAGGTGGATCTTTGAAAGCATCGGCGGGTAAAGCAAACGTTAAAGATAGTAAAATATTAAACGTTTTGATTGGTATCTTCTGTGGTATCGCAGTAGCTGGACATTATAGTGCTCAGCTTTCTCCCTTTCTAGCGGGGATTTTAAGTTTAGCGGTATCTTCAGTAAGCATAGTAATATTAGAGGATGTTATATTACTAGCGCCTAAATTATTAGACTGGTGGATTTCAAGAAAATTTGAAATAGACAAGGATGAAATTGAAGATTTTCGAGAAAGATACACCCAGACTAAAGTTAAGACAAGAAAACCAAAACCAAAAGCCGATTCTCAAGGATAGCAAGCTAGCAAGACGCTTAAATAACTTATAGAATTGCGATTTTAGGAGAATCATATGGCAATTACATTTTTACAACCTAGTGATCTAAATACGGATCATTTCGAAATTAAGAAAGGGAAAGTTTGCGCTAAGCGCACGACTTCCAAGTTTACGCTGAACTGGGGAGCCGGAAAGGATGTTGTTGGTGCTAATAACGACAGAGATTATGATAATCCAAACCGCCGTTATCTCCAAGTCATTAACGGAATTGGTAAGTTCCACTTAGACTTCAAACCGAAAAAGGATATTGTCGGTATTACTACAATCTTCACTTTACCAGCTGGATGCCCAAGACCGGATGATTTAGTGGAAGTGCAAACGCATGATGGTGGTTCGCTTTGGATCGTGGCAAATGGCGCAGCGGTTATGGGCCAACAACTAAAAGCAAATACACGATATATCGTAGACTTGCTAGCTTTCTTTCCAGATGCTTAATTTCAAAATTTCGGTAACCGAAACTTAAAACCTCAAAGATTTAAAAATTTTTTGAGGTTTTTCTTTTATTTTGTGTTGAGATGTAATATAATATACATAACTTAATACAACTTATGTTTAGGAGAAATATTATGCGATGCGAAGACGCAACCAAAGCTTTCGGAGCTATCTACAAAGACGGGCTCTCCCTGAATACTGACCTCAAGGTTAAAACCTCAGAGACCCCAATTTCTATTTTGGAAGAGCATAACGCTTATTATATGAAAGGCGACCACGTACAAGTTGGGATGGTGGTGAAATCGAAGTACGGCCATTCGGTGTTATTACAGGAAGTTTTAGCCCTTTCAACTTACCAACATCCTACCTACGGTAGATTCGTGGGTAAAGGTTTAGTAGTGGAAAACAATAACTGTAGCAAATGCGTTCCGTTTACTATCAAACATCCACGTCCCGTGGCAGTTTTCGAAGATGAAATTGAAAAGATCGAAGCTGTTCAAATTCCAATCGAACGGTTACACAAATGCGGCGAACGAGTTATCGTAGAAAACACCAAAGGTGAAGTTTTCGAAGCCCGTATCGAATCGATCGATTTTAATGATAAACAATTCCGTTATATGGTTGAAATTGACGGGGTTAAAGTTTGGTGCGCGGAGAGCAAATCTGAATGTTCTTTAGATGGGCTTCGTTGCAATGATTTCTGGGTTTTGAATGAATAATTCGAAATACAAATCAATAAGTTCTGGTGAACTAAACGCGGTTCGCCAAGAACTTCTAAAATTGCAAGACTTTAAGTGTGCTATCTGTGGCAAGGATTTGACTAATGAGCAAACTAGCAATCAGCACGTGGATCACCAACACTTGTATAAATCTGACGAGCTTGGATTTTGCGGAAATGGTCTAATCCGCGGTGTACTCTGCCGAGATTGTAATGCTTTAGAAGGTAAGATCTGGAACAACTTACACCGGTTTGGTAAATCCGATAAATCGGATCCGGTAGAATCTCGTAAGGATTGGTTGATTAAATTGATTGATTATTATAATAATCCTTACTATAATTCAAATCCGATTTTGCATCCAAAAGAGAAAAGATTTGAAAAATTAGGCAAAGCCCAGTACAACAAAATTTTGAAGTGGTACAAGACCAAAGATTTCGCCTATAAACGAAACGGAGATCTTAAACCGTTCCCTAAATACTCTACCAAAATTTCCACGAAGATGGAGGGCTATATGAATCAAATGCGCGAAGAGGGCTGGGAAGTCTAAAATCTCAAAAAAGTTGAAAATAACGGTTGCCTTCTTGGTTGAAGATGACTATAATATACATGTTAAGTTAATTAATTATAGTGATTAAGGAGCATAATATGAAAATCGCTAAATCTCTAATGGCAGCGCTTGCTGTCGCATCTATCATTGCTACTAACAATTCAGTGGCAAGTCCAAATACCAAATCCGCTCGAGCTTTAGACCCCGAGGTTCAAGTAATGAAAGGTGTTACTAAAACTAACCAATACGGTTTTATGTTTAAACGTCATCCTTTACTTATCGGAGTTCACGCTTTAGAAGTTCAAGGCGGAACCATCATGCTCTCCGGCAAAAAACTTTTAGATTATCGTGAAAGCGACGGTCCTTTAGTCGGTTTCTATTGCTACACTACCACGGATGAAACTACTGGTAATATCGCGTGTTTAGTGGATGAAGGTGGCTATGTATCCTTAGAAGACTACGCCGATATCATCGGTCTTCGCCCGTATGTTCGCTATTTAAACACATTCCAAGATATAGACGGCCGAACTGTAGAAGCTATTATTGGTTGTTCTAAAAAGTTTTCCCAAAAACAATGCGAAGCTTACGGGGATTAATGGAGGAAGTATGCGTTTACAGTTAGTTAGAGAAGGTCAACAATATAAGACCCGCCAAGGCGTTTTGTTTACCGTAGTAGATGTAATGGAAGCTCAGGGTAAATTGGATTCCGATTTCGTGATCTTTGAAGTTGGTGGTGTTATTTCTTCAATGACATTGGAAAGTTTTAATCGTCAAGTTCATCAATTAGTACGGGAATCTTGTTTCCTCGCGGCGCCAGAATACAAAGAAGATTTGATCAAAAACAAAATTGAGTTTAAGTACAACCACGGGGAGATTTGGTTGGGTAATGATAACAGACGATATCTTATCCTACGAACCTTGCGCTCCGGCAAATCTCGTTTTGTTCTGTATCCTATCAATGAATTGTTTGAGTTTGAGGTCGAAGATCTTCCGACTTCAGATGATGTGGAATTGGTTGCGCGTATTACTTATCATCAACCGGTAAAATTCGGTTGTGTGCAAGTTCTTCTAAAAGAATCCGTTTGGGATGTTTGCAGTTCCGCAGCTCATACGGTAAAACTCCGTAGTGCGGATATCGAAGATACTTATGATCTTCCGGATGAACTTACTGTGGGTTTCGGAAATATCGTGGCCTATCATTCTACCGCGTTAGATTATGAAGATTACCGTGAAGCAGTATGGGCATGCAATAATACTCAAGATGATGTGGTTTTAGAGTACTTACGTAAATTGGAACGCGAATTGGTTCTCAAACGCTGGTTAGTTGAACCGGATTGGTTGGAGTAGGGTAATGGACTCATTTAATTTTAAACATCCCGAATTCCAATATCTTGCGCTAATGCGCAATATTTTGGAGAATGGGGTAATGGTGGAAAATCCAAGAACCAACAGCAAGTGTTTAACATTACTTAACTATCAAATCAAATTCGATGGTAATGTATTTCCGTTAGTTACTACTAGAAAAAGCTATTGGAAGCAAGCGATCTTGGAGATGATTTGCTATATGCGTGCATACACAAGAAAGCAACAATTCAATGATCTTGGTGTTAAAACTTGGGATGCCAACATCGAAAACTGGGATTCACCATTCAATCCAGATAAAGACTTTGCCGGTATTATCTATGGAGCGAGTAGCGAACAAGTTGGTTTAAGTTACCAAGATTTAGTTGAACAAATTAAACAAAATCCTTACGATCGCGGGCATATTTGGAATTTCTGGAACCCAGAATATTTCAAACTTGGATGTTTAAGACCTTGTATGTTTTTACATCATTTTAACGTAGTTAATGATACGTTGTATTTGACGTGCACACAAAGATCAGCAGACGTCCCTTTAGGGTTGAACTTTAATATGGTGCAAGCTTGGTTTTTGTTGAATATTACTGCGAAATTGACCGGTCTTAGGGTAGGTGACGTCACGATGAATATCGCGAATTGTCACATTTACGAAAATCAAATTGAACAAGCTAAAATCCAAGCATATCGTCAACCTTTCAATCCGGCAAAAATTGAAGGGATTTTCGAAGGTTCTAAATCTAAAGGGCTTACGATGGAGGATATTTTAAATCACCCAGATCCTTTACGGGACGTAAGAGTATTGGAGTATATGCATTGGGAGCCTATTAATTATGAATTTACCGTTTAAAGTACCGGAGTGGTATGATCCGGAAGATGACGTCGTTAGAGACTTAAATTGGGAAAGCGGTGATGTTTTTGAAGCTTGGAATACTATTACCGGAGATAAAGTGGCGTGCGTAGTGGGAAGCGTATCATTCCGTATACATGCCGTAGAATCCAAGCACTGTAGCAGATGTTATTTTGAACGAGATGGTTTGGCTGAGGAAAGACAATTATTAATCGATCCGAAAAGTAGATATGTATATCACGAGATTTCGGGTTTCGCGAGACATAACCGAGAAATCCAGCTATTCGATAGAATTGGAGTCAACTATAGATTCAATAAATGGGTTGTATTAGAAATCGATAAGCGAGATAAAACGGTAAAGGCTACTAACGGATTTGAGTGTCGTTGGTTTAGTTTTGATTGTATTACTATCGAAGAATCGCTTACGCCACCGGAAACAATTAAGGAGCAAATGAAATGCGTTTTAAACAAAATTGCGCATACAAAGATAATGAAGGCAATTACTGGTTTGTTCGTTGGGTAGAACCGTTGATGTTCGAAAGCGAGGAGAGCCGTATATTTACCGCTAGTTTATTAAGTTTTAGTAGACCGGATTATCTTCCAAATGACGGCTTCACGGAATACACTTTTAGTGGCGCCACTGGCGAAATTCGGTTGCCTTTACATGCAAAATGCAATAAAGGTTTTAAACTTGAATTTGATAATGTATTAGATTATAATATAGACAATTCATTAATCGATATCATCAAAAATTGCTGGAAACGTCTTACGACGAAATCAGCAGAATTTAAGAAATACGATATGGTTCATTGTGCGGGTACCAAAGAATATGGTGTTGTAATTACCAAAGATGAATTGGATAACGAGTTCCTAATCTTCTATCCGGTTTTGGGCATTAGACAATGGGAACACGCAAGCGATTTAGAATTTGTTTATAGACCAATCAGTGCGGTTAATACGAATGCAAGCTAATCAATTAGAATTTAGAGAAATAGTTCCGTTTTTCTTGGATTGCGTAAAGCAATTAGGATGCCAAGATTCGGATATTCACAGACAAGATTTCGACATTGCTTGTAGATGTCCAGTTTGTGGTGACTCGAGAACTCGGAAGAATTTGAAACGTTTACATCTTTATCAAAAAGGGGATGTAATCAATGTCAACTGCTTTAACGGAGATTGCTCTGTTAAGAATATGACTCCTTACAAATTCTTCCAGGATTATAATTCTCGGGTTTTTGAACAATTCAAAAATTTCTACAAGCGTAGATTTTTTGATCAAGTTCAAGTCGAAAAGGCAGCCAGGGAGCTTAAATCTTCTAGTTGCGAATCTTGCAAACCCCTCGACGCTTTCAATTCATTGAGCGAAGATGATTTATTTGCGGTTGATCCGGTACTGGTAGATCCGGAAAGAGAAGCGAATAAGGCTTTGATTCTGGAAATGATCGAAAACTTTGAATGGACTTCCGATGATTCAAAAGATATGGAAAATTTCAAGGTTTTAGTAACAGAAGTTAAGAAACTTGGTAACCAAGCTTTTGAAGATTTCAAATTGATGATCAGCTAATCCGAGGTCGTTTCGTAATAGGTCGCCAAAATCTATAAATATATTTGTAAAGAATATATTTTAAGATTAGGTGACCTGTTTTGTATACCACAAATAATTACAAAGTTTGCTTGGATGATTCTATTCAATCCATCAACAAAGAATTTAGAGATCACGCTAGAGCGTTGTTGGTATCGCTTGGTGTAGATCCTAGCCCTTCAAACGTCTCGAAACTTCGAGGAATCAAAATCCCTGGCGGGGTTAAAATCTCGGTAGAAGATAAGGATTATCTCGTCTACGAGAATTCTTCGTTTGTTCAAAAATTAGAACAATGGATTTTGACCTACCCATTATCGCTTCCGGCGAAATACCTTGCTTTATTCATTTCTGGTTCGGTAGATCCGAGTTTTGAATTTAGTCATTCCATCCAATTAGCGGAGAATTTCAAAAAGAATCCAACTGATAATTCTTTGTGGACTTTGAGAGCTTTCATCAATAACGATAAGTTTTTGAATGAGCATCTATACGAAATTTTAGTAAGCGAATTCGGTGGATGTGATTTGGGCATCCAAAATTTATCCAGTATGTTTGATTTCAAATCCGGTAAGCAAATTACGTACCGTGAAAAATCTTACTGGGTTTTAGAAATTCCAAAGGATATAAAATTGAATTCGGTTGGACAATATCTTGTTGACCAAAACTCTCAACCTTGTGGATCAATCGAAAATTTGGAGACCTGCTGAGATGGAAAGAATTGACCGTTTTGAAATATTTCGTTACTTCGAGATCTATAACCCGGAATTACTTAAACACGTTGAATCACAAATTGATGTGGATTACTTCCCTAGAGGGAATGAACCATACTTAAATGAATTTGTGGATTCTATTAAATTATACATTAAACAAAAAATTAAAGGATAAGAACTAATGTGCGTTACCGTAGCAATTAAATTACCAAGAGATCGTGAGACCGGTAAACCGACCAAAGACTCACAATGGACGTTATTCAAAATTCGCGATCGCGCATACGATCCAGTATACCAATTCAAAACACTACAAAATGATAAATCCACTACTCTATTCCTGGTGGATGAAGATTCGGATTGGACCGAATGTATCCGGGTTAACAACGCCACTGGAGACACCGAGTTGATGTTCGTTAACTCTGCATTGAACAACTCAATGGATAAGAAGGATGGAACATCCAAATCTAAAACCGTTAAGAAAAATGGCAAGAAAGCGGATCATGGATTAACTGCGCGACGCGCAAGTCGCGAGATGTCTTTGAAAGAAGCTCTTAAATCTTTCCAAGAGATGAAATTTGATGGTTGTACTTTCGTTAGTGATGGGGATAAATGTTTCTTAATCGAATCTTCGCTTCCAGCGGATGTTAAGAAAGAGCTTAAAGCCAAGAAAACAAAAGATGGGGCAGAAGCGACATTGCGTACTGCGGCGAAAGAAGAAGATTTCGTCACTACCGTAGAAGAAGTCACCGATTGGCTGTGCGTTCGCACAAATCACGGTGTAACTAATGAAGAAGCGGGTTATCAAGAGAAAGACGGTATCTCTTTTGAATCTAGTACTTCCAGACGCGAGAAAGCGGAAGAGTATATCAAAGAGCACGTTTTCGAAGTTTCCGATATTCTACCTGCAGTAGATGCAATGGGTGAAGAATTCATTGAAAAGAACGCTTTCTTACGTCCAAGACGCGTTAAAGCGGAAGTAGAGAAAATTGCAGAGAAAGACCCAGATTTCAAATCGATCATCTATTCTACCAGCGCATTCGTAATGACCAGTAATGGTAGTATTCGAATTAAACTGTATGATGCGAGTATTAGCGAAATCAATATGGGTAAGATTTACAGCCAAGATTTCCCAATTAATGTAAGTATCGAAAGATAATAGGAGCAAGGAGCCTTATATGTCAAACATTACCAATTTAAATCATGAAGTATCGGAAGAGCAAACATTCTTCGTTACTTTGGTTGAACCGTACAATAACGTAGATGATTTATTCTTTAGTTTATTCAAAGCATTCCCCTTAGCGGTAGTCCCAAAAGAACCAGAAGCTTTGATTGAATTCAAATCTAAATTGGAAGATCTTCTAAACTTCGCGGAAATCCAAGAAGTGGATGTATTAGTACAAGATCGTAACGCTTATCAAAGCTTCCGCATTAAGAGCTTGGAGGACTTTGATTATGGTATCCAATATGCGATTCATACAGACAAAGAAGTTACACCGGAGCTTCCGGATATGGGTAATTTCTGGTCTATTGCTAATGAACCATTCGAAGTAAATTTCAATGCGGTTTATGATAACATCCTAGATCCAATTGATCAACGTTTTACCGCTCGTGGGGATTTAATTCCTCAAGGTCAAATTGATCTTCCGGATAGCACTTTTGATCAACGCCATCGTTTGGGTTCCAATAATCAAAGCGAACTCCGTATTGTTGATAGACTTTCAAAATATGGTGAGAGCTTCCCATTCTTAAATGAAGATGGTATGCTTTCAGAAGCTGCTCGAGCAGAATTTGAAGAGCTTTTACTTTCGGAAGCAAATGATGAACAACTTTTGATGTTCTTGGATAAAGGTATCGATTATGTTAAAGGCGCTGGCTCATTAATTGGTAACGCTCTTAAAACTGTATCCGATAAAACCGGTTTATCGCGCGTAGCCGCTGGGGCTCGTGATCGCGCAATTGACCACGTCAAAGAGAAAGTGGATGGCGCAATTGAAAAGAGCAAGGAAAAGGCCAAAGAAAAACAAGCTGAAAAAGACAAGGCTGAAGAATTGCGCAAACGCGATATTAAGGAGTTGTTAGATAAAGCTCAAGAGCAATTAAGTGATTTAAACGTTAAGAAAATTGCGCAAGATAAACTAAAAGGCAAAACCAAAGAAGACTCAAAAGCAATCGAACAGAAAGCGGCTGCAGATGCTAATGCGAACAACGCGATTAGAACTGCAATCGAGCATAAGGAAAAAGCTGGAGCTAACAGCTTAGTGAAAGAGCAGGAATCCATCAATTCTGAAATTAAGCAGATGGTTAAAGAGCTCAAAGATAAGAAAGAGCAAAAGAAACCAGCAGCAAAAGCAGCAAAAGCAGCAAAAGCAGAATAAGTCTTAAAGGTATTATAAATGAAGGATAAACTATACAAAGATTCTTTCACTTACGATAATCAGCGTTGCGCTGATTATTCGAAGCCTGAAGATATCACCATCGCTTGCAAAAAGGAAAGCTTGTTAGAGCATCCGGATCTTTCGATGTTGCATAACTACCAATGTCACGAAGATCCAATCGCGTTGAATATGATGTCTCAAATTCACGCGGCGCTGACGGATCCTTCGATTTGCAAAAATTCAAATTCCAATAATGGAAGTTTAGGTCAACAAAACTCATCAAATTTAGGTAACAATATGCAAGCAATGACGGGAACACAAGGCGAACAGGGCCCGAGAGGTCCAAGAGGCTATCCAGGTGAACCTGGTCCGCAAGGCCCCGTTGGTCCGATAGGGCCAAAAGGTGATACTGGCCCACAAGGCCCCGCAGGCCCACAAGGTCCAAGAGGATTTAAGGGAGATCAAGGGGATCGTGGCGAACAAGGCCCTGTAGGGTTACAAGGCCCGCAAGGTGAACGAGGCCCTAAAGGCGATAAAGGGGATCGTGGTGAACGAGGTTTACCGGGAACACCAGGACCAAAAGGGGAACGCGGAGACGTAGGTCCAAGAGGTCTTTCTGGTATTTCCGGTGGTAAAGGTGAGAAAGGGGATACTGGTCCAGCAGGCCCAATCGGTCCAGAAGGTCCAAGAGGTTTTCCAGGTGAACAAGGTCCCGTAGGCCCAGCAGGTCCAAAAGGTGAGAAGGGTGATCGTGGAGATGTAGGCCCACAAGGCGTTCAAGGTGGCCCAGGCCCAGCAGGGGCAGAAGGTCCAAGAGGTCCAAAAGGTGAACCCGGTGATCGCGGAATTCAAGGCCCACCCGGGGCTCAAGGTGAACAAGGTAGTCCGGGTCCAGCAGGTCCAAAAGGTGAGAAGGGTGATCAAGGTCCGAAAGGGGATAAAGGGGATCCGGGTCCAGCTGGCCCTCCAGGTCCTCCAGGTGATGCAAAGTCTTTCGATAATACCATCAAAACTTTCAACCTTACTGGAAACGCAAAATTGGCATTCAACTCGTTAACGAAAGCTGGCGTGGTTTATGGAAGTGTAGAAGCGGATAAATCTGCGGTTATTACTCTACCGTATCCATTCTGGACAGGTTCTTATTTCGTAAATGCGTTCAGCGCTAAGGGAACTGCGGCAACTTATCTAGTTATTGGTTCTACAAACAACCAAGCAAGTAATACCATTACAGTTACCCAAATGGTTAAAGCAAAAAACCCGAAAGTAGCGGAAAGTGAAGTAGAGAAATTTACTATCTTCTTAAACTCTCCGGTAATCGGAACGCCATAAATTTTTAAAATCTCAAAGATCTCCGTTTTGGTCACCGAAAGGTGAAGAATTCGGAGATTTTTTTATTGGTTGAATTTTATTAGATTTTTTATTATAATACTTAACATATTATTAGTATGGGATGGGAGAATATGCAGAAATTAACAGTAGAAGAATTATTGGCAAAGGATTTGAGTTGGTTTGATACTTGCTCGGCTGAAGAATTGGAAGGTTTTATCGAAACGTTAGAGTCGGCGGCGGCGAGCGATTTCATAACCCAGATGACATTAAAGATTCTTATTAACTCGTTATATGGGGCGCTTGCCAATAAACACTTCATCTTAGCAAACCCGGATATGGCCGCCGCAATCACTTCCAGTGGTCGCTTCTTTATCCAATTGTTAGCGAATAACGTAGAGCGTAGATTACAAGAATTATTGCCTTCGGAGAAACCTTACGTGATATCGGGCGATACGGATTCAACAGTTTCAACCACTATTCTACGAATAAATAATGAAGATATTACAATCGGTGATTTATTCGATACAACGGATAGTCCAGTAATTGTGACGCCATCCGGCAACGAGGTTAAGCGGGTAGTTGGCAAACATTCACTGACTTATACACCGGAAAAAGGTGCTCATTATCAACCAGTGGATTATGTGATGCGACATAAAGTTAAAAAACGTATGTATCGAATTACATCCGGTGATAAATCGGTTGAAGTTACTTGCGATCATTCGTTGAAAGTGATGCGCAATAATGAACTGATCGATGTAAAACCTTCAGATCTTCAGAAAGGAGATAGAATTGTCAGAGTACAAGTTTAAAACATTACCTACGGTAACACCTAATGCGAGATGGCATAGCGCATGCTCTCTAAAACTTACGCCGAAATTCCAAGAATGGCTAAAGCCAAATATTGAACGCGTTAAACAGATAGTAAAGGATAACAAGTGGAATATTAACACACTTAAAATGAGATTATGCTTTTGGCTGGAATGCGGTATTTTCGGGGATTATGAAACCGCGGAATTTGATGATCTAATCGAACGCTATAGCGTTTCTCAATCTCTGCCTAGAGCGGCTACTTCAGAGAAGTTTATCGCGGATTACGGACCTATCTGGGGGCCTGTCAGATGGCGGGAGTATTGTGATCGCCAAGCTTACACTAATACATTCGAATATAAAGCCGCCACGTACAATATGAGTGAATCAGAATATGAGGAGTATAATAAATCTCGCGCGGTTACTAAGGAGAACCTTGTAAACCGCCACGGTAAAGAAGAGGGCGAACGCAAGTGGAATGAGTATTGCGAACGTCAATCATATACCAAGTCACTCCAATATCAAATTGATTTGCACGGAGAAGAGGAAGGCCGTAAGAAATTTGCGGAAATAAACGCGAAGAAAACCCATACCCTCGAAAATTTCATAAACCGGTATGGTGAGAAGGAAGGTTACGACAAATGGGTGGCACATTGGACTAGACGGAGACCGCCAGAGTCCGATATGGAGCGCGAATTTATCGACGCAGTTGAGGGCATATTCACCGGATATGAAAACGAGTACTCAACCAGACACCCCTTCTTTGAGTACGAAAATGGGGTATACTTAGTCGATTTTTATAATAGCGAATTTAAATTAGTCGTTGAATTTAATGGAAACTACTGGCATGCAAACCCTAAAATTTATAGTGCGGCTGATAAAATCCGAAATATGACCGCTGAAGAGGTATGGAAGCGAGAAGAAGAAAGATTGAATTTCCTTAGAAATCATGATAAAATTGATAAAATTATCGTCGTTTGGGAAGGCGAAGAAGAGAAAGGTTTACAGGAGATAAGAGAATATGTCGAAGAATTTAGAAAAAGACGCTAGCCAATTTGAGATTGTGTTGGATGAAAATTTTATAGTAGAAGATCTTGGAATTGTTGAAGATTATGTCTACGACATAGAGGTTCAAAATACCCACAGTTTCTTCGCTAACGATATTTTAGTTCACAATTCTATCTATTATAGCATCGAGGGTTTCGTAAGACATAAGTTCGGAGAAAACGCTAACGCGTCAACTCCAGGAATCGTGGATTGGGTAGATGCGTTCGAAAAGAAAGTAATTCAACAAGTTATCGATGAAACCACGGTGGAATATGCGGAGATTTTGAATATCGTAGATCCTTCACAGATTGGCGTAGAGCGAGAAATTATTAGTGACCGAGCATTCTTCGTGGCTAAGAAACGTTATGCGGCTCGCGTATTGGACTCTGAAGGCGTAAGATTTAGTTTAGAAGACCCGTATATCAAAGCTATGGGATTAGAAATCGCAAGATCTAGTACGCCAGCTTGGGTTAAGAAAAAATTGCAAGAATCTATCGAAGTAATCTTGGATAACGATCAGTATGGTGTCCGTAAGTGGCGCGATGAGACTAAACTTCAATATCAAGATCAACCGATCGAAGATATTTGCGCGGTTCAAGGGGTGAGCTCATTGGATTATAACATCAATGATAAGGGGATCCCTCAAGGTTCTAAAGCGGCGTTAGCCCATAACAACTGGATAAAACAACAAGGTTTGGAAGATACCATCGAACTTTTACAACCTGGTGAGAAGTATAAACGTTGCTATCTCTTAACACCAAATAGATTCGGAACAGAGATCATCAGTTTTGGCGACTCCAAGATCGCAAAAATTATCGAAGAAGACGGAATCTTTGATTATCAAACTAACTTCCAGAAACAATTCGAGCAACCACTAGAGCGGATGGTGGAGAGTATGAACTATGATATTCGAGATGTCCCGGTATTTGGAAGTTTGGATGATTGGTAATTTGGAGTTTAAGATGCAAAAATATGAAGATGATTTAATGTATGCCAGTGAAGCGATTCAAAAGATCGCTTCTGAGGCTATGCAAAGAGTAGAGAATTTGTACAAGTTAAGATTTTCCACACCGAACCCGGAACCACGCGCACCACGAGATCCGGAACCTACGCGTAAAGCTTCAAAAGTGCAAATGGTAGAGGCCCCAGAGAAGATCGATACTACTTTCGATTTGGTGGATAATTTTACCCATAATTTGAAACCAGCGACCGTAGAACTCGCGAAATCAAAACCAGTTAAACCAAACTTACAATCTGCATTGACCGGATCAATTGACGAAAGACCTGAAAAAATTGATAGTAATTTACACGGTTTAACATTATAATATAATCTAATCGTAATTACCATTAGGAGTAAAAATTCAATGATTTTAATTGATTTAAGTTCGGCGTTTCATAAGTGTACGCACGGGTTAGCCTCCGGGATCTTGAAGGAGACCAAAGCGGATTTCGTAGATTTGAAACTCTATCAAAAGGAGTTCAATCTATCGATGTTGAATATTGTTTGTTCACACATCAACATGTTTCGCGAATACGCGACAGAGATCGTGATTTGCTTAGATGAAACTTCCGGTAAAGGAAATTGGAGAAAGAAAATTTATCCGATGTACAAATATGCCAGACAACAATTCCGCCAAAGTTTTACCAAATTTGATTACAAAGACGCGTACGTCTTATTTGACAATTTTGTAAAAGCTTTGAAAGCTTCCCAAGCCAAAACTCTATTCAAAGTGGTGGATATCGATCACTGCGAAGCGGATGATTTGATTTTAGTACTAGCTAGGGATGCGGCGAATAGAGGCGAGCCGGTAATGATCTTATCTCCGGATAAGGACTTTATTCAATTGCAGGACAACCCTTTAATCAAACAATATAGTTGGATGACCAATAAAATCCTTCGCGTAGACGACAAAACCGGAGACGTGGAAAACGGGATGCAAGAGTGGTTATTGGAACACGTATGTTTAGGTGACCAAGCGGATAACGTTCCAAGAATCGTAGACTTTAAAGAGTTCAAACCTGGAGTACGAGAATATTTAGTTGAATCTGCGCTCTTGGATGAAAGCGAAGATGCTTGGAGTTTTAGTAATAGCTACTTCAACTATGATGATTTTGAAGCTTTTGGTGGAGTTTTTGAACGCGAAAAATTCGGATTAGCCACCCTGAAGAAACGAATTGCCGAAGTGGGGAGTTTAGAAAAATTCTTGGATTTAGATCCTTGCTATCGCAAAAACTATTACCGTAATAGACAGTTAGTATTGGAAGAAGGAATTCCGACCGCTCTGCGCGAGCAGATAATTTCGGAGTACCAGGATGATTCCAAGAATGTAAGCAATCCAGCTACTAAGTTAGTCGAAGGACTAAAATTGCAAGGTACGAATTTGCCGGATTTGATTTCTAATAAATATATTAGTGAACAACAATTAGGATCTTTGATGGATTGGTAGAGATATCAAGCCATCAAGGATTGCAGTAGGAGTAAAATAGATGTCAAAATGTGCAAAACCTATCCATAAGAAAATTCGTATCCGTAAGGATTTTGTTTTAAATGGCCAAAATGTTTTTGAGGGTGATTATTTAGAAGAGCGCGATATTAATCGTGAGTTCCAAGGTAAGATGCAAGGTCTTATCCGTCGTGGGTTTATCGAAGTTTGGTATGAAGAGCCTAAACCAGAAGAGCCAGCATGTAAAACAGTAGATTGTATTGAGCAAAAATTAGAATGTTCTGAGAAATTTGAAGTTCAACCGGATTGTGCAAATCATTCGCATGATTTGAAACAAATTGAGGTTTCTCTAAAAGACCAAGCGTTAATAGATCAAGCGGAAGCGGCTAAACCACGCCGAGGTCGCCCTGCTAAAGCAACATTAAGGGGTTAATCAAATGGCGAGTGAATACATTAACGAACATGAACTCGCCCTAATGCTTTCAATTGGTCGCAATTGTCGAAATTTTGGGGAACCCGCGCGCGAGTGCACAGAAGAAGCTCGTAAAATTTTCGATGAAGCTTACCAAAATTATAAAAAGCATATGATAGAATTCAAAGGAAATAAATCCAATCCTTTAGTTCAAGAAAACTTTAAGAAAGCATTAGAGGTTTCGCCTTATGTCGAACCGACACAACACGAAGTGGCTAGAGCTTATGAGCTCATCCTTCTGTTATGTCGTAGATGTCTAAGAACCTTCGGCCGCAATAGCCACTTAAGTGAAGATGAATTGGGATCTTTAGCGTTCGAACGATGGGTTCGCTATCGCGAAAATTTCGATCCTTTGAAGCGTTCGGAGATTTCCGGTAACCGGGTTAACGCTTTCGCATATCTTACTTCCGTTGTAAAGAACATTATCTATGGTGAATATCATCAGCATAATAAGGAAGTCTCTAGCGATGAGGTCCCAGAAGGTGTTTTAAGCTCTTTGGTGGACGAGAGTATGTTAGGCGATTTAGAAGAATGCCGAGATCTCATACTCAAGGAAAGTCTAAAATGTTCGGACTTCGAAAAGTGTTTGAAAAACATAGCACGAAAACATGAAATAGAACCGAATCTTATTATCAAAACAGTAGTGTTTTACGACCTTAAACCTCAGATTGATGCTAATATTCTAGCGAATAAGTGGGATTTCTAATGATGAATCAAAGTCCATTCTTAAGTCCTAACATTTACGGAGAAATTTCTAACGCTAATCAGTTGGTCAAATACATTCGTTTGATGTTAGGGGAACCAGTAATTCAAGTAGAGCTTACCGACGAGCACATTCATCAAATTATTAGAGATACCGTAAAAACCTACACGGATGTGGTTTACGGTTTCTTTGAAACTGCTGAGTTGGTGGAAGTGGATTTAAGACACCCGGAAACTTACAGCTTTCGATTCATCGATTGGGATGAAGTTACGCAAGTGACTTACCAGAATGGTAAAACTTGCATTCCTTTCAAATGGGATTCGATTAAACGAACTTGTAGAATTTTAGGTGATATTAATCAATCTATTCTTATTATTAAAGGTCAAGCAAGATATCGCGTAGATGAAGAATTCGATTTGATCTTTAATGAAAGCTGGGTGAAGGATTTCGCTAAAGCGAAGAGTCAGTTACTTTGGGGTCAAATAGTAGGTAAGTATTCTCAAAGTTTAGTCGGTGGGGCAACTATCAATTACGATCGATTAATTAGTGAAGCTCAGGCTGATATTGAAAGATTGATGGAAGAGCTCCAAGAAAAATGGGTAGACCCAGCTCCGGTATTGGTGGGTTAGTTTTAAAGATCTAAAGATCTCCGCAATTGCGGAGATTTTTTATTTTGAACTTTGAAAGTTTCGGTCACCGAAACTCAACAACTCTTAAAAAAAAAATTTAACCCCGTTGATTTCTATTTTTAGATGTATTATAATACTTCCCATAAAGATAATGAATCGGGGGATTAAGATTATGACAAAATTCAAAAAAGGCGATTACGTACAAGATTTACAAGGTAATGTTTATGAAGTTACTGATGTGGATTCAAACCCATGTGAGATGCCATATCGCTTAAAAGCAGTTAAACGCGCAATTGCGGAGGTTACTAAAACCACGCCTTCTGCTTATGAAGGTTACTTTGGGTTTGCGCATGTTGGGGATACGCAATGGGTTTATACTGATGAAGCTACGCGAAAAGCGCGCAGATTCGGTGAAGATTTCAGCGATGTGCTTACTACGGATGATCTAGCGCTTTTTGATCCACAAGCTGTTAAACAATTCAAAGAAATCCGCTACTTCAAAGGGGATATCTGGGAAGACCGCGACGGCAATCAATTCAAAGTTTTAGAAAACTGCACCTTCGGGGATGCTTCTTGTAAGGTAAAATTAACCGAACGAGTAACCGATCGTATCATCGTGGGAAGTTGCTTCTACGAAGATAATTTCGAGTTCGCTTGGTGCGCAGTAGACCGCCACGTTTATGATGTGCTTATTCACGAAGATGAAGTGTTTATGTGCGAGATGTCACCAATTTACATCAATAATAACGCCCGTGCTATCCAAAATACAAAACCAGAAGATCAAAAAGAAGCAAAAGCTGCGTTATTAGAGTTGGTTAAAAAGGTGCGTGACGAGTTTGTTGAAACACCAATAAAAAAATACAAAGCCGGACGCAACTTTCAAAGAGCAAATGAAACAAAAGGCTACCAAAATTAAGGTTGCGCAAATCTTAAAAGCAGTCGAAGAAGCCGCGGAACGCGGAAACTTCGAAGTTATGATTCCTGGATCTGATAATGTTCGAAAAGAATTGGAAAAATACGGGCTTTCCGTAAGCTGTAATGTGGTAAAATGGGGATTCTAGGGGATTTTAAGTATGGATTTTAATGTAAAGCCAGATTTCTTACAAATTGATGGGCAGGCAGTTCCAATTTTAGTATGTGACCGGGAAACGGTATTATACTATTTTGATGTGGTTGAACAATTGGAAAATACCGACCCGGAACACTTCCCAAACGCTTATAAAGAACTACGCAATCGCGTAATGCGTTTACGTATGGCGATGTATTACCGTTGTGAAATTTCTGGTGAATTAAGATTATTAAGTTCTTTATGTTTATTCGAAGATAAGATTGTGTTTACCCGAGTAAAACGCGCGATCTTGCGTGAACGCAAACAACAGGAAAAGATCAAGGAGAAAGAAATGAACAAACAACGCAAAATTATCCAAAAAGAAGAAGCTAAAGAACTTCGCAAGCAACAAGCTTTAGCTAAGCGCGGTAAAACTCGATTGGAAATCGCGATGATGAATGGTCGGGTAACCGAAGAGGAATTTAACGCTGCGGATAAGACCATTACCGCGGAGGATTATCAAAAGGAATTTGATCAAATGCAAAAATCCGGCGCGCTAAGTTTTGTTGAACAAGATCGGTTACCGAAAGTTTTAACTCATAATATCATTTTAGATCGAATCTATCAACTCAAAGCTGATCGCGAAACAGCGAAGTTTATGCAAAGCTTCCGAAGCTAACCGCTTTCACTCTTTTGATATGTGCTTTTGATATTATTAAATATTAATAACTTTACATATTAACTTAAGTACGTACAAAAAGAGGTTAAACAATGGCATATAAATCTCCAGGCGTTTACGGTGAAGAGCGCGCATTACGTTTTGCAAGACGTAATCCATCTGCTATTCGCGCGGCTTTCGCCGGTAAATTTAGCAAAGGACCGGTAGGTTATGCCCTACCAATTACGGATATTCGTGAACTTGAGACTCATTTCGGTACCCCGAACGATCTTAACTATAACGATTTCTTCCAAGTTGTGCGATTCTTAGAATACCATCCAGGTGTCTACGTTTCTCGTGCGGCAAACTTAGATCACACTTTCGATGCTTGCGCAGATGTTGGGGTAGATGTTGACGTAACAGTTGATGTTTCTATCAAATCATTCGAACTAGCCGGTAAAAATCCTTTTGGATTCAAGAAAGGCGACATCGATCGTATTAAGAAAGTTTTCAAAAAATTTGATCGCTTTACCATTTCCGGTGACAATGCGAACAATGGGGCTATCTATACCGTTTTAGATGTAGATAATTTTGTATTCGTTCCAAAATTAAAATTTGACGTTTTCAAAGATGATCAGTTGATGCGCTTATCTGGAGCGACTAACGCATCTGTGGAAATGCCAACCTTATCAAAATTCAATTCAACTCCAACTTCAGATCCAGTAGGTTCAGTAGCTAACGAAGCGTTCATCGAATCTCCGGATGCTTTCGATCTTTACAGTGATTCATATGCTTGGAATGATGTTAATTCTCCAATGAGCTTCTGGGCAAGATCTCCAGGTTCTTGGGGTAATAGTGTGCAAATCGCGGTAGTTAAACCGGAAGATTTCAAAGTGAACTATTCAGCGGCGGATTTAACTTCAGCAAAATTAGCGTTTGATGGGGTGGTAGTAGACCAAGCGTTCCGTCAACCAATTACTCAAGGTAACGTTGGGGTTTTAGTAGCGTTAGATGGTAAAGTGGTTGAACAATTCGTGGGAACTGAAAATCGCTCAGAACGTGGTAATTTCATCGTAGATGAGATTAACTTAAAATCTAACTACATCTTTGCTCGCCGTGGTATTGGTAACTTATGGTCTACTGCGTTTAGCGCAAGAGATATCAATCGCCCATTACAACTTTTAGGTGGCTTAGATGCTGAAGTTTCGGTAACCGATATTGAAAACGCTTATAAAGTTTTTGAAGACGCAGATACTTACAAATTTGATGTAGTTATCGCTAATGAAATGGATGAAGGTTTAAGTGCGGTGAACCTTGCAAGAGCTCGCGGAACTGTAACCGCAATTGTTGGGGCTCCTTACAACTTATTTGCTAGTAAAAACCCAATTCATATGATCGATGCAATGGTTGACTGGCGTGAAAGTATGCATATTGTAGATGGTTCAGCATGTTGCGGTAACCAAGCTCAAACTGTTAATGCGATGGTGTTGAAGTATGATAACGCAGTAATTGGCGGTAACTACTTAGCGATTTATGATACTTATAACAACAAACATCGTTTAATTAACGTGGCTGGTGATTTAGCTGGTGTTCGTTGCGAAACTAACGATAAGCACGGAGCTCATAAAGCTTCTGCTGGCGTTCGTCGTGGTGTATTGAAACCAGGCGCTCGCCTAATCTTCAATCCGTCCCAAGCTCATCGCGATATTTTGTACATGCATAATATCAATCCGATTGTTGCTATGAATGGCGTAGGTAACGTAGTTTGGGGTAACCGCACTTTAGCAGAAATGGAAGATCCATTCATTAGTTGGCACGTTCGCTCGATGACCAACGCGATTGTCCAAAACGCTTCTTCTGTATTGCGTCAATTCGTGATGGAAAACATCAATCATTACGTAATGCAAGGCGTTATTAGTTCATTGTCTCCAATGTTGAATTCATTCAAAGCGGAAGGCGGTTTGCAAGATTTCTACGTAGATTGTAGTGATCGTAACAACTCGCCAGAGACGATGGCAAACAACGAATTGATCGTAGATGTTTACATTCTTCCTACCGGAGTTGCCGAGTACATTCGTTTACGCGTTACCAACACCGGTTTCGAAAGTATCGCGACCGTAATGCAACGCGAAGATTTAAGACGTTAATAACTTAAATTATAATAAAGAATCTCCACGATTGTGGGGATTTTTTTTTGAAACTTTTGAGTATGGGGAAGTCGGTTACCAAAACTCTAACATCTCAAAAAATTAACGATTTTTAAAATATAAATATGTAAATTACTTTATTCATTGCATTCTAACTCAACGAAGGAGTTCAAGTTGGGATTATTTCAAAAATTATTCGGTTCTAAGGAACCAACAGATTTCGCGGTCGCGGGTACCGACAAACCCGAAGACAAAGAACTTAACGAAGATTTTACGGGCTCGTTAGGCGGTAGTATGCCAGGTTTCGGTTATGATTCTACAGTAGGTTTCCAAGGAAATCCAAGTTTCGGGTTGGGTGGCGCCATTGGCGGTGAAGGAAACTTTATTGGGGATAGCTTCTGGGATGTTGGTGGTGTCTTTACCAGGGCTTATGGAAATCCAGGATTACAAGAAGTCGAAAAATCTTACATTATGCACCAACGCGCCATTTCGCTGTACCCGGAAGTAGCAATTGGCATTGAAGAGATTATGCGTGATCTTTTCCTTAAAGATGATCCATTAGTACTAGAAACGGAAGGCGAAGATGACGAACAGTTCGAACAAGTTAACGAAATCTTTTCCGAATTCAAAAAGAAACCTTTTGTAGTGATTAACGGAATTAAAACTCCGGATGCTTTGATTACTTTCAACTTCTTAAAGCAAGCGTACATCGACGGCCGTATGTGTGTTCTAAGCTTGGCAGTAGACCCCAGCAAATTCGTTGGCAAAGAAAAAGCTAACGCAAGAAATATGCACGGGATGTCCGGAACCTTGTTGAACGAATCTATGGTTCATTGGAAATCAAAAACCGCGTTTATTAACCCGGATCATATCACTGAGAAGGACGTGGAATATTTGATCGAATCTGCAAACGATTTCTACGAACCGCTTTCGGTAACCAAGGACGGTACAAAGACTAGGTTCGATAAGAAAACTGGCAAAGCAATCCGCGATCCTAAAGGTTTACAAGACGAAGAGACCTCAGAGACCTCAAACAAAATTCGAGTTTTCATTCCTATCGATCCGTTAAAAATTGTTGAGCAAGATGGGGTCACTTACTATCAAGCTGGACGCTCAAACAAAATGGAATTGAAACCAGAGCAAATCATCCAAAGTGACTTTGGGCTTTTTGATGTTACTGGTGCGCGCCACGGTTTCTTGTTGTATGCGTTCAAATACGCAAACCAATTGCAGTCGCTGCAAGATATGTTAATTCCGATGCGTTTTAGACGCTCCGTAGCTCGTCGAGTTTTCAATGTGGATATTTCAAATCTTCCACAAAATCGCGCTTTAGCTTATATGCAAGATCTTCAAACGAAGTTTAAGTATAAGAAACGATATGATGCGACTAGTGGTAAAATAGTAAGCACAAATAACGAACCTACCGGAATCGTAGAAGATTATTGGTTTGCTAACCGCTCCGGAAGCAAAGGTACCACCGTAGAGACCATTGATGAGGCGGGTAACTTCCAAGATAGCTTGGATGATATCATGTACTTTAATAAGAAACTCTATCAAAGTATGTTTATCCCGTTGCGTCGAATTTTCGAAAGCGAAGCGAGCTACGATTACACTGCAAACTCCATTGAGGTAGATGAGCTTAGATTTGTTAACTTCCTAGATCGCGTAAGATTCGTTTACTCGAATGTTTTCACCGAGATGTTTCGTCAAACTCTACGCGATAAACAGGTTCCGGAAGAGTATATTAACGATACTTACATCTCGTTGAACTACGAAGCTTGGTATGAAAAAGCTAAAGTAAAAGAAGACTTTGAGAAAGCATTAGATCTTTACGAAGCCGCAAAACCTTTAATTGGTAAAATGTTCAGTGCAGAGACAGTTATTGATCGCGTATTCGATATGTCCGCTAGTGATGTTCAAGCTGAGTTTGATAAGATCAAACAAGAAATTGATGAAGGTAATACTTACTATCCAATTTATCAAGCCAATAAAGAGCAAGATGATGGTTATTAATAACTAAACCACTAATCAAACAATCAAAAATCTCCGTATTACCGCGGAGATTTTTTATTTTGAAAACTTCATAGTTTCGGTCACCGAAACTTTCAAAGTTCAAAAATTAAGTTGAAGATATAATATAAGTAATCTATAATAACATAAAATTAATAGGAGTATCACATGAATTTAAATTTACAAGATCTGATCGAGCAACTTAAGCTCTCGGGTGTGCAAGAAGTATCGTTTACGATAAAATTTGCGGACAATAATCTAATCCCAAAAGCGGTTAAATCAACTGGCACTAAAGGTAAAGGAACTGTAATTGAAGTTCCAAAACCGGAAATCCCACAAGAGATGTTAGCAGGAGACCTCTAATGGCTACCTACCGCGAAAATATCAAAATTAAAGATAAGCAAAAAGCTCAGCAAAAGGACCTAGAGACTTTGTTAGGAATGTTAAATCTAAAAGGTTTCCAGACCAACAAAGGTTCTAATACTTATATGCTAGCAAGCACCGTAGTGGACTTCATCAATAAGGTAATTGACCAACGACAAAACGATCTAAGCATTCTCAGTCTTTGGGATACCCAAGATTTAAGCGCTTTAGTGCCTTTGTTGTATGATCGCTATCGCTTGTATAATGAGCGCCATCAACCAAAGATATACGATATTCATAACTTATTCGTTAAGGATCAATTAGAATACTTTAAACAAGTTCCTGGTTACCAAAAGCTGATTTGCTTTAACGTTAAGAGTGAACTTGCCTGTTTAGCTTTTGCAAAAACGGTAGTAATCGGGAGATTGGATAACGAGGTTCCTACTCCATTAGGAGTCCAATACGATGAACTTTTCGCGGGATCTCAACTGATGTTAAATCAGCGCGAATTTTTCGAATCTTATACTAGCGAGTTCGGAGTTCACCAAGAACGCGACTATATCATCCTCCCGAATGAAACTGGGGAAGCGGTATTCTATCCGATTACAGATTTCCGCCAGGAACTTCAATCTACCAGTGATGGAGATAACACTCTAATTTTGACACTATTAGTAAAACCTAACGACATGCGAGATTATGGCGATGATCTAAATTTCCCGTTGGTGAAAGATTACGTAGAGATTACACCGGATCTTTTAAGATTCACTCTTACTCAACTCATGCAAAACTTTGCAAAATTCCGCGGGATGAGTTTGCTAGAACTAGCAGAATTTGTCGGCTACCGATATCAGAAAGATTTCAAACTTACCGACACCGAATTAGTTATAGATGCTTCGGATGCTATTATCAAAGAACTCCGTGAATTTGCAAATCGAAATCTCAGCGAATTTGATAAGCAAAAAAATGTTAAGTTTGTAAAACCTAAAATAACTAATGTGTCTGTTAGCATTGAAGGGCATGCGCTAAATCACAAACTGCAACATTATCTGGAAGATAATCTAGCAAAATTTGAAGAAAGCTCAAAACTCAAAGAGCGAGTATACCAATTAGTTGACATGTTCTATGCGGTAACATTCGGTTTGGACGCAAACTATGCGAAATCGCAAAGCCCTTGCACTATCCAGGTAACTGAATATGATGCAGAAGAATACGAATCTGAAAATTGGACATTGGTTAAACTATCCGATCATATTCACAAAGATGACGGAAGCTGTTGTTAGTCAGTGGAGTTGGTGGAGTCGCAATGAAAAATCCAACCTTAGACTTAGAGGTCGATTTCAAAATTTTAGCTACCGGGGAAAGCATTAAACTTTCTCCGATTTCTTCCCAGATCGAGAAATCTGCGCTGGAAGCGCAAGCCATCCAGGAAGATGAGCAAATTGCGTTTGATCATATTTGCAAACTTTACGGGGTACCGGATAATCTTTCGGAAGATTTGAAATTAGCTTGCTTGCTCAAAGTTCGCGAGATTTCAAACGGCAGTGATTGCCAGCTAAAATATAAATGCCCAAAATGCAATCGAGTAACTGAATCTATCATTATGCTGGAAGATATGCTAGACTTTAGTTTGTTTGACAAGATCGAAAGATTCCGAGACGTTAAACTTAAAGATGTAACCGAATTGAATCTCGATCCGGAAAACATCAAAATGTCGGATGTGTTTGGTATGTTTGAGGAAAGCCCAGAGCTTAAGAATATGCGAGACCTGGAGGATGTTAAAGATTTGACCTTATCGCTGAAAGCGAGATTTCCAAAGTTTAAACATTTTATGACCAGCCGATGCATTTTATGCGATTTTGAGAATTTAGTTAACGTAGATCGTCAATTCGTCGTGAAATCCTTGAGTACCCACTCAATCGCCGCGATGTACCAAGTCTATCATAAATTGGTCATTAATGGATTTACCAAATTGGATGTAGATTCTATGTTACCATTCGAACGCGAAATTCAATCTGGTCTGATAGACCAAGCAGTTCAACAGCTTAAACAGGCTAGAGAAGGGGCTAAAGTTAACAATTAAGTTGAAGATTCTACGCGTTTCGCGTATAATTTCAAAAACAAATAAGGAGCAAATTATGGAACAAACCAAAACCGAATCACAAAAGCTCGGTGAACAAATTTTAGAATCCTTGCGTAAGCTTAACCCGCAAGGAGTTAAAATTCCCGGTGAATATTGCAAGCCAAACAAACCAAACACACCGGATTTTGATAAGATCTTTGAAGAAGCATTTAAACGTAGTTAGCTTTCAAAAAGTAGAATTTTTATTGTAATGATGTTATTATAATATTCACATCAATTTATTTTTATAGGAGTGCAAATTGAACTTTTTAGAATCATTGAACGTTATTGGACGTTTTACAGAAACCGCCATCGTAAAGAATGGTAAAACTTATTTTACGGATTCGGCAAACTCATTCTTTGGCTGCGTAGATTCCGAGACCCCAAGCGAAAAAGAAGTGGGTTTCTACGAGAACATTTCGAACTTCCAACGAGTAATCTCTCTGTTCGAGGAACCGGAAATTACGTTAGAAAACGAAACCTTAAAAATCAAAGATGCTACTGGCGATGCGAAATTCGTTACCTCGGATATTCGCTTAATTCAAAATCTTCAAACCATCGATATTGAACGCGCTGTAACTCAAACATTATCAGCAAATTCAACATTGAACGCTACCATCACCAAAGACACCATCAATCGCATTAAAACTGCGTCCGCGGCAATTGCGAATTCTAAAGTAGTTATTCATTCTCGTAACGGGGAAATTGAGTTTATCGTGAAAGATGTCGACGTATTAATGTCATCATCAAACTCATACAAATTCAAAATCCAAGGCGAATCTTCAAAAGATTGTTCCGTGGTAGTGGATGCAAGTTTCTTTGGAAAATTGGGCAATGAGTTTAACTTAAGTTTAGTTTTCTCTGAAAAGGCTAGCACATTCCGTGCGATTCTTCAAAGCGAAGAAGCTACTATCGTTATTCCAACCGCTCACACGGCAGTGTAATGGCTAAGGAGTTTTATGAAATTTAAATTAGGTTTCAAAACTCCTACATCTTTAGTTGAACAAGTTTCTGCGCTACAAGATGTAGACTATTTTGATGCTAACTTCTTTAGCCACTTCGATTACCTAACTGCTTGCGAAACGCAAATTACTAAAGCGGGTGAAAGCGATGAACGTCGCGAGGTTTTCGTGGATTTCACTAACGTACAAGAAGTAGAAGATCAAAAGTTTTGGTTAAGCTATTTGAAGTGTTATGGGCAATTTATTCCAGTTAATATCCATCCAAGTCTAACTTCGGTTTTCGATAAAGTCGCGGGTGGTGGTTTCCAAAGCACCAACACACAAGCTTTTAAAAATTCATTAGAGTTTGTTGATAGATTTGGTAATCACAAAGCTATCGTTTTCTTACGCTCTGAGAATTATGAAGTGATCAAAAAGCTGAACAGTTTAAACCGAGCACTTTTCGGCGCGGAGATTGCTCTTTTAGATTCAGGTAAACGCGAAACTAACGAAAAGCTTTTCTATGATATCGAAAATGGCGATATTAAAGTAGATTATGTTATTTCCATTTCTCCAATTATGCAAGCTGTTAGCGGTATTCGCTTAGATCATGCAAAAAATGAAATTTTGGGCGATTTGGGATTCGCGCTGATTGCTAAAATCAATCCGACGTTAGCGATCCAAAACATCAAAGCGTTTAAGAAATTAGCCGACGGCTTAGAATTAACGCAGGAGGATTTCGTATGATTTTGTTCCTTTGTTGTGATAGTGTAATTGAAAAGGCTATTCTTTATACTTCGCTTTCCATTGCTAAACCGGATAATTTCGAAGTCGTTTCGACTTGCTCAGTTAGTGAAATTAAGAAAGATTCCGGAAATAAGATCGTTCTTAAAACTCCGGTAGAAACCAAAGAAATCTACGACACCAAAACGGTTAACAAACTTAAACGCTTAATCAAGGACGACAAAGTTCGATTTTTAGAAATTCCACGGTACGTGGAGCCAATCAAAGCGGCGGAAACGATGGAAGTCGACGAGCTTAAACTTCTTAAAATTGAAACTCTTCAAATGAACTTACCAGAACCTACGGCAAAATCAGTAGGGGAAGCATTCCAGAATTACTTGGAAAGTGAATTTGGTACCAAGTTTGTGATCAATGTGTAATTTTAAAAGATCTCTCCATCGTGAGAGATTTTTTTTATTTTGAACTTTGAAAGTTTCGGTGACTGAAACTCGAAGGGTTGATTTTAATTTTTAGTTATATTATAATACAACATACTTAATAATAAGGAGCGTATCATAATGGTAAAAGAAAAATTTGAGATTAAGAAATTATCAGACCGCGAGCATATAGTGCATCGCCCAAGCATGTACATTGGCTCTGTAAGCAATGAACAACACGAAACGGCTATCTTTGAAAATGTGTTCGAAGAACCAAAACTTCAAACTAAGCAATTAACGTATGCACCAGGATTAATCAAAATTATCAACGAAGTGATTGATAACTCTGTTGACGTCATCATCAAAACCGGCAAAGGTTCTACTATCAAAGTTAAGATTTCAGAAGACAAGGTAGAAGTGCAAGATGACTCTACTGGTTTCCCAATGCCGGAGAAATTCAAAAGATTAGCGAGAACCTGTGGTGTCGCGCCACGCGAAGAATTCGAAGATCTTCCAGTAGTAATTGCTTTGGGAAACGCTCGAGCTGGTAGTAACTTCAACGATGAAGAAAATTTAGGCCAGATGGGTACCAACGGAGTTGGCGCCTTTGCCACAAACTGTTTTAGTAAACGTTTTGTATGTGTTACCAAAACCCAAGACACCACTACTAAAGTGGAATGGCGAGATAATGCATTATTGCACAATTGCAATATCGAATATAAGAAATCTGAACCGGGTACTAATATTACATTCTGGCCGGATCTCGCAAAATTCAGCTTGGCTGAAATCAGCGAAGATGTTAAAGATGTAATCCGTACAAGATTGGTAGTATTATCTTTAACTTATCCGGATATCAAATTCTATTTCGATGGAAAAAGAATCAAAACACCTAAAAGAATTGCGAGTCTATTTACCACCGAAGAAACTCCGTTTGTTGAACACGCTACTAAAGATTATCAAGTGCTAGTTATCGCTAACAGCGAAAAAACCAGTCATTTCAGCGTAGTAAACGGTTTGAATACACCGGATGGTGGTAGTCATATCGATCTTATATTACAAGAAATTGTTAAAGAATTGTCGGAGACAAAAGGATTAAATTGTACTCGTGCTGATGTGTTGAACACTTTGCAAATTGTCTTTATTGGCCGTGGATGGAAAAACCTTCGTTTTAATTCCCAAACAAAAGAGAAGATTACCAACTCAACAAAAGAGACTAGAGAATATCTTGGTGACCTAAATTCGTTAGTTCAAAAAGTTAAGAAATCTAAACAGATTAAAGACTTTATCAAAGCTACTACGCAAGCTCGCGAACTTCGCGTAGAGAAGAAAGCTTTAAAGGACGCAAAGAAAACTAAAATCAAATCGGACAAGTTCTTGGATGCTCAAGGGGATCGCGAAATCTTAATGTTAGTAGAAGGGGATTCTGCGATGGGTGGTTTGGTTCCAGCGTTAGGTCGTAAAGGAATCGCATACTACGCATTAAAAGGGAAACCCTTAAACGCGTATAAATCGAGTGCACAAAAAGTCGCGGCGAACAAAGAGCTCAGCGAACTGTTAGCGATTATTCATCAGAATGATTTTAAGAAGATCGTAGGTGCACAAGACGCAGATCTGGACGGAGCGGGAATTTTCGGCCTTTTATTAGGTTTTATATGGAAATATCTTCCAGAATACAAAGATAAAATCTACAAACTTCAAACACCCGTTAAAGGTGCAATGAAAGATGGTAAGCTAGTCCGCTGGACTTTCGACATCGAAGGGTCTGTTGACATCAAATCTGGTGAATCTCTAATGTACTTCAAAGGTCTAGGTTCATTAGACCCTAGTGACATCGATGCGGTAATTAAACAAGTCGGTATGGACGGTATCTTGTACAAAATGAACCTTAACGTGGAAGGTTTCGAGGAAATTTTGGACGCGTGGTTAGGAGACGATAGTCAAAAACGAAAGGATATGATCTTAGCCAATGATTTTAGCATAGCGGAGATTTAATGAGCATTATTAATAAGGAAATTTTAGAGCAAGCAAAAGTGGAGGGAAAATTCTTTGACCTCCGCACCGGAGAGATTGTGGATGAACCGGTAGAATACGGGAGATACCCAATCTGGGAGATTAACCCAGATTTACTTAAATCCATGTACGATCAGTTTATGAGTGGCGCATTATATCCTCAATACTATCATAAAGTTTTGTGTTTACCTAAACACGGGATACGCAACTACCTCAAGACGTGCGGACCAATACTATCTAGCAAGGAAACCAGACAGATATATCGCGAAGAAGTGAACCAACAACATGTTGAAACTTGCCAAGAGCGATACCAAGTTGATAATCCTTCCCAATTAGAATGGGTTAAACGAAAGAAGGAAGATACCCATGAGAGTAAGACTGGTTACAAATACTCGATGCAAAATCCGGAAGAGCGTGCTAATTACATTCAAACAATGCTCGAAGAGCATGGAGTGGAGAATCCTTCCCAATTAGAATGGGTTAAGCGTAAGAAAGAAGCCACGTATGAAGGCAAGACTGGTTACAAATACACATTCCTAAATCCTGAGAAGAGAGCAGAAATTTCCCAAGCATTATTCGAAGAACACGGTGTAGTAAACGTATCCCAATTAGAATGGGTTAAAGAGAAGAAAGCCAATTCATTCCTCAAAAGTTGCGGTGAAACCAATATTTTCAAAACGCAAGAGTTTAAAGATGATCTGTTTGAATTGCGCAAATCGAAAGATCCGCGTTACGCGAAAGTTTGGGAGTATAAAGAATTATTAGAGAACACTAAACCGTCACCAGAATTAGTTGAGGAAATTTACCAATTTCTTGAGAATGAATATGGAGAATCCCAATACATCGTATGGTCACGTTTTCTCGAATTGCCTAAACGCAGGTTTTCTAAACCGGAAATTGCCATGAGAAATATTTTGGAAAGCATCTCAGTAGACTTTAAGGATCATATATTTGGTTATCAAGACGTGAGGAATAAACGAGGAAATTTATTTGAATTAGATTTTCTTGTCGGTGATAGTCTAGCAATTGAAGTTAATGGGCTCTTCCGACATTCCGTAGATGGACCTTACGTTAAAGAAGTAATCAAAACCCCACTTGACGAAGATTTCCACTTCCACAAATTTAAGGAATGCCACCTGAGAGGGATTACACTATTATCATTCACCGACATTGAAATTTACGAATTTCCGGACTTCGTCCGAGATGTCGTAAGATTTCATTTAGGTGAAATTGATGAAGTTGGGATCCCGGAAGGTCTCATTGAAAGGCTCAACTTTAAAGATTTGAATGAAATCGATAAAGCAAGATGCTATTGTTTAACACCAACGAAAGACTTGGATTCTATAGAATTACGCGAACGCGCAATTGATGGATTCACCTACATCGACGCCGGTTTTCAAAAGTAGTTGACCTAAACTCAAAAGTATACTATAATACGGTAAAGGTAAAAAAAAAGAGGATCGATAGGAGCACTCGATCCTCTTGAAGGTCTCATCAATTTAGGAGCGAATTGACGAGATATTTCTTTTGTTATTATTGTTATTCGTTTATAATACAGCTAAAGTAGAACGCCTTCGCGTTCACACAATACATTTATTTATTAGGAGAGATTTATGCCTGGGATAAACGCAGTTCGTTTCTTCGAACAAGATTACGTAAATCAAGCAAGTTACGATAACTTGCGAAAAATTGCTAGCTTGGTTGACGGCTTAAAAAATGCAAGCCGTAAAGTTATCTACACAGTACTAGATAAGAAAATTACCGAGCTTACTAAAGTTTCTCAACTGTCTTCCAAAGCAGCGGAATACGCCGACTATCTGCACGGGAGCTTAGATGGAGTAGTAGTGACTTTAGGTCAAGATTACTTAACCACTAACCAAATTCCATTATTAAAGCGCAAAGGTAACTTTGGTACTCGAGCTATTCCGGAAGCCTCGGCTAGTCGTTATATCTTCGCGGCGGGGAATAATCGCTTACGCGAAATCTTCCTGGATATCGATAAAGCCTTATTAGTAAATCAAACCTTCGAAGGCACTAAAATTGAGCCTATGTACTTTACTCCAGAACTTCCAATTTTACTCGTAAATGGTAGTAAAGGGGTAAGTTCTGGCTTTGCCCAAAATATTTTAGCTCGTCCAGTAGATTCCATTATCAAATGCATTGAAGTTTTCTTAGAATCTGGAGATTATAAAGCGTTAGAGTTGATCAACAAAGTGAAACCTTTTGTTGGGAACTTCAATGGTACGGTTGAGCGAGATTTTGAAAATCCACAAGCTTTCAAATGGTTGTTCACCGCAAACTTCACCATTGACAAAAACGTAGTTACTATCTTAGATATCCCTTATGGTAGCGATTTAAGATCTTACCTACAAGTATTAGATAAATTAGAAGAGGACAAAAAGTTCAAAAAATATGAAGATTGCTCCGACGGAGATAACTTCAAATTTGTAGTAACGTTTGATAAGAAGACCACCGGATCTGCTTTAACCAAAGAACAGGTCATCAAGCTATTCAAATTGCAAACTTCGGTAACCGAAAACTTCACCTGTATGGATGAAAATAATAAGATTTTCGAAGCGGAAACTCCGTTCGATATTCTAAAACGATACGTAGATATCAAGTTAGGATATATCGAAAAACGCAAAGCTTTGATCTTAGAAAATTTGAATATCAAAATGTCCAAAGATCAATCTATCTTATGGTTAATTAAAGAAGTGATTAATAATAAAATCGACTTCAAAAAATTAAAATCTTCTGATTTGAATAAATTATTCAAGCAAAATAAACTTTACCAAGACTCGAATGATTCGCAAGAAGGATTTGGCTATCTTCATCGCATTCCAATGGGTAAAATGGTGAAAGAAGAAGTGCTTGCGCTAGAAGAAAAGATTAAGCAAACTAAACAAGAAATCAAACAAACTGAGAAGACTACCATTCAACAAATGTGGTCAAATAATCTTAGCAACTTAACAAACCTATAATTTAGGAGATACGAATGGCAAATTGGTCAACCCAATCCTCGTGGGTAAGCGAAAATGGTCGAAGATTCAACTTATTCAAAGAGCAAAACCCAGACGCAGAATTTTTAAAAGATGGTCAACGCGTGCACATCCGCGACTGTAAAACTTTCCAAGAAGTGAAAGATAAGCTTGGAGTAAAATCCGGAGCCAATCCACACTTAGCAAAAATCCAAATTTTGTTAAATGGAACTGCATACAATCTAGGTCAAATTGAACGCCCAGGTCTCCGCGCTTCCGGTACCAACGCCGCCAAAATGGAAGCTTTCGTGGCAGTAGCTACTTTAGCTAACTATGATAACATAGAGCAATTCTTGGAGGTGATGCGGGATGAATCTAAGAAATTAGAGCTACTAAAACGCTTAGATGGCGTAACCGTTAAAGAACTAGATGATATTCTGATGCTGGTGGAATTCAATAAGGATTATGCATCTAATTTCATCCAAGTGTCACAAAATATCATCAAAGGCACTCCAATGTCTTCAGATACCTCGAACTATGTAGTGTATGCTCGTGAAAAATGGGAAGCTTTCAAAGGTATGTGCGCTAGATTAGCCGGAAGACAGTTAGATGTTAAGATCAAAGGGGACAAATGGAACCCAGCGGATATTTTGTTTATTCGTCGTGGAGTAAATTTGGTTAACTTCCTTTCTGGTGACATTACTCTTATCAACGAGAAGTTCAATCAAGCGGTTAAAGATGGAGATATTATTCCTATCAGTGTTAAGCAAACCGAAGCGGCTATTCGTGGATCTCGCGGTATTACTGGTGAGCTACCTAAAGACGCTAATATTGGGCTTAAACAACTCATATCTAGTGGAAAAATCGCTGGAGTGCCGCTATCAGTAAACTATGATAAAGATTCAAAATCCGTAGTAACGGATACTTCCCTTCAACGCAGAATCCTTATCTGGATCAGTGAGAGTGGTAAAGAGCATATTGAGCGTACCGCGGAAATCGCCCTAGGTTTGATCCCATTATCTAGCATCTGGTACGAAGTAGATAACGTTAACGTTAAGGCAAAATTTGAGGATACCAAAGAGAAGTTAAATCTTAACCGGGTAATCGTAAGTCTTTTAAGCGATGCCGTTTGGTTAGATTTTGGCGATTATTTCCTAATCGTAAGATCTAAAGGCAACTCTATCCAGGTGACCGCGGATGCTAAACGTTCATTCGCCAATGTAAAAGAAATCGGCAAATTTGAAATTGACGAGCAACACAGCTATCTACTTGAATCGTTCTTATTAGACGAGTACCAAGGCACCGTTTTATAACCTTCAAATCTTAAAAAATCTCCGCCGAAGCGGGGATTTTTTTATTGATTGAAAAATAACATTAGATGTATTATAATAACAATCTAACTTAACAATTATAGTAACATGCACATAAAATTAGGAGTAATGAATGTGGGATGAATTGGAAACTGAACTTAGCTCGAAATCTGCCGTAGATGGTTATGATTCGCTGTTTCAAAGTTCGGTGTGGTATGAAAAATACAGACCTAAAACTTTAGATGAAATGATCTTGCCAGATTATATCAAGGATAAACTGCGCGTTTACATTTCTGATGGTGGTAAAACGATGCCGCATCTTGGATTATTCTCAAGATTGCCAGGTACCGGTAAATCGAGCTTAGCTAAAGTTTTAATGCGCGAACTCAACGCTGAAGCTCTTTGGATTAACTCTTCCTTAGAGCGCGGTATTGATATTCTGCGAACAAGAATTCAGCAATTTGCTAGTCAAACAGCTTTACGCGATTGCGTAAAAATTGTAGTAATGGATGAGTTTGATGGATTCTCAAAAGAAGGTCAAGCCGCCTTTCGAGGCTTTATCGATAATTTTGGTGGCAATGTGCGTTTTATCTTTACCGGTAACTTCAAAGAGAACATCATTGAGCCTTTACTAGATCGTTTAGAAGTTTATGATTTTAATAATTTTGGACCGGCTCAAATCGCTAAACCGATTCTTTCAAGATTGGAATACATCCTTGCAAAGGAAAATGTCCAGTATGAAAGAGATGATCTTCTTAAAGTAATCAAATCTAACTTCCCTAAAATTCGATCAATGATCGGAGCGTTAGGCGCTGGATTGCATACCAAGGAAGATGGGACAAAAGTGTTCGAATATTCTTATGTTGGCGATTCAAACAAATTAGATGAATTGATGATTTTGATGAAACAAAAGGACATCAACAAAGTAAGAACTTTAGTTTACGGATTAGGATCTTGCGATCACATCTTTGGATATTTAGGTGAGCATATCGAGCTAATATTTGGAGACAAGCAAGAAGCTTTAATCAACGGAGTTATCGCTTTAGCGAAGTATCAAAGTTATCATTCATCCGCAAAAGATAAACAACTTAACGCTTTAGCGTGTTGTTTTGAATTGATGCGTTTATTATAAAAAACTTCCATTTAAAATAGCGATATTAGGAGTAGCATAATGGAAAACCAAATCAAAATTCATTCGGAGCGTACGTCGGGAGACGTAGCTCTCTGTAATTTAGCGAGTATCAACATCTACGAATGGTATTACTCTACCCCGGAGGAACAGCAAGAAATTGCGCAATGCGCAGTAGATGCATTAGATCTAGCCATCGAATTTGGTATTTGTCCGGTAACGGAAGGTCAAATTACCAACGACGAATACAAGTATATGGGAATTGGGTTAACCAATCTCACCAACTTGCTAGCTTCGCAACAAATCTTCATTGATTCTCCAGAAGCGGCAGAATTCCAAGATGAATTAATGGATAACCTTAGCTATCAGCTCTATAGAGCAAGTATGTTACGTGCTAAGAAACTTGGAGCGTTTAAACAATTTAAAAACACAAAATGGGCTGAAGGTCTTACTCCGGTTCATATGTCATTAAAACACTTCCCACAAGCTTGGGAACTTACCGAGTACGGTAGAACTTTCGTAAGTTCTGGTAAACTAGATCGCTGGAATGCGCTTGGTGAGGAAATTAAGAAATACGGTATCCGAAATGCGCAAGTTATGGCGATCGCCCCAACCGCGAGTTCTGGTAAAGCAATCAACGCGACAGAATCTACCGAGCCGGTGCATGATTTAGTTTACAAGGAGGAAGGAACTAAAAATTTACCGGCATTAGCTCCGAATCTACGCCGAAATCACCTATACTACAGATCTGCGTTTGACTGCGATCAAAAAGCCCTTTTAACTAACGCGATTGTTCGCGCAAAATATTTAGATCAAGGCCAATCTGTTACATTATATTTCAAGAAAGTAGACAGCTTACGAGAGTTCACTGATTTGCATACTTACGCAATGAAATTTGGTGTCAAGAGTTTATATTATATCAAGCAACAGAAAGCGATTGAGACTGAAGATGAATGTGTGGCGTGTGCGGTATAAGTGAATAAGGAGATAAACATGTTAAAAACAATCAAAGAAATCAAATTTATGAAGCGCGATGGGCGCATCGAAGACTTCAACGAACATAAAATGTTAAGCTTCCTCGAAAAGATCGGGATCCCGGAAGACGCGGCAAAAACCTTGCTAAGTGACTTCTTCGAAGAAATCGGAACTACGCTTCGCACTAGCGAAGTGATCTCTGCCCTTGAGCGCGTAGCCAGCCGTCGAATTACCCCAGCTTCTCCACAATTTGAAAATTATGCCGGCATCCTGTATTTGGAAGGGGTTAAGAATAAAGATTATCGCGGTAAATATCCACACATCAACATTCTTAAAGAAGCTTCAAATATCAAATTCCCGGAAGCTTTTACCAAAAGTGAAATTGAAGACCTTAACGATTATTTGAAGCCAGCTCGCGACCTTAAATTCAATTACAAAGCCGCGGTTATTTTTCATTCGAAATACTGCTTAAATTTACGCGACGTAAAACACCCGGCTAACGGATCTATCTCAACCATCAAAGAACTTCCGCAAATTGCGTACATGCGCGTAGCGATGTTCTTAACGGCTAATTTACCGGATGAAGAACGTTTGAAAGAATGTAAACGAATCTATGACAATATCAGCCTGCATAAATTTACGTTGGCTACCCCAATTATGGTGAACGCGATGACCAACCGCCCACAGACCTCGAGTTGCGTATTGATGACCGTAGGGGATCACACTGATAGCATTTTAGACATCAATCACAAACTTGGCGTAATGTCTAAAAACATCGCCGGGGTGGCTATCGATATTTCACAACTCCGCGCTCGCGGAAGTTTGATTAGCAATGGGGTAACCTCAGGTCCAGTTCCATTCTTAAAATTATTTGAAGCTACGGTAACTGCGTTCAATCAAGGTGGCACAAGACCTGGAGCTCTTTGCATTTACTACCCTTGGTATCACCAAGATATTTTGGATTTGTTGGTATTGAAATCTAACGGCGGTACTGATGAAAACCGAGCTCGTAGATTAAAATACGCGTTAAAGGTAAATGATATCTTTATTCGTAAAGTAGAAAATGATGAAGAGATTGCGTTGGTGAGTCCGCATGAAGCTCAAGATCTTTACGGTTTGTATGGAGAAGAGTTTGAGAAAGCTTATCAAAAATACTTAGATGACCCAAACACCAAGAAAATTAAAGCTCGCGAAGTTTGGAAATCTTTCTGTAAGCAACGCGCTGAAACTGGTAACATCTACTTGTTCCATACCGATAACGCAAACAAAGTAAGTATGTTAAACGAGTATATCGGCTCCAGCAATCTATGCACTGAAGTTTTCTTACCTTCAAGACCTTCTAGCAATTTTATTAGTAAACGAGCTTAAAATTTTTAAAGATCTCTCCGTAGTGAGAGATTTTTTTTTATTTTGAACTTTGAAAGTTTCAGTCACCGAAACTTACCACTTATGAAAAAAAATTTGAATTGGGTTGATTTATTATAATAAACATACTATAATACCTTATACTTTAATGGAGCAGTATTGGGAGACCTAAATGTTATTTTTAGAATTTAGTTCTATTATTCTTGTGATGATCCTAGCTACGCTAACTTTAATGTTTGCGTTTGGGGTCTTATTATTAGGATGGTTGATCGATGTAGTGCTATCGATTGTAAATGATTTGAAATTATTAGGTAAGGAGTCGGAAAATGACGAAACGAACAAAAATTCTTAAAGCTAGCGCTTTAGTAGCGATGTTAGCTGGTTTAACTGGTTGTAATGAACCGCAACATCCCGTATACGGGTTTACTCAGTTGAGCGTAGGCACTTCGCTGACGATACTTTTATTAATCTCCATCGTGGGATTCTGGATTTGGAGCATCTGGGGTTTGTTAGATTTCCGTAAGAATCTTACTAACCAAAGCTATCGCGGTGAGTTCTTCAAATGGCAAAACACCAATGTAAACGTTCCAGGTGTTGCGGGGGTCTCAAATGACAGCGAAACAAACTAAGAAAGATAAAGTTTTCTGGATGTTTGCGCTCTGTGTAAGTCTTATGCTTTCCTTGGTATGCTTTGGGCTAACTGAACTTTATATTTTCTTGTTATTCAAGGAACCGGGTAACCCGGAAATCTACAATTGGAAGACTGCCGCTATTGGCGGAATTGCCTGTTCGGCATGCTGGTGGAGCGTATGGTTTGCTTACGATAATCTAAATAAAATCTCCAAACGGGGGTGATTTCTTGTTTTAGATGGATTATAATACCCGTAAATTGAAACGGAGGTTATTATGACTATTCAAACCAAAACTTACGAAGAAATTATGCAATTCATCCAAAATATCGCCAACGGCGAACAACGGGATATCTTAATTGATAATCAGTTCTTAATGAGCTATGATGAGCGTAATACTCGCGCAGACATTACCATCTATAATGGCCCAGATTACGAGAAATCTTTTAGCACAAAAGCGGCAAACTTTGAGCATTTTACCCGTCGAGATTTTGAGCGTTTGCTTGATACTGCATTCTTAAAATTCCTTGGAATTACTAAAGATTTCGAAATCTATGTAGGTCCATTCTCTCAAAATAATTTTGAGTTGAGAAATGTACCAGTTCCGGTTACAATAAATGATCTATTAAATCTTATCGATCAGAAAGCTTACCGATCTTCTGATTTGGATATCTTCATAAGTAAGAAAGGTGAGGTTTCTATTACCGTTTAAGCAGCCATAGGAGTACGGATGTCAACAACCGCAATTACCCCAGAACAGAAATTTGAGAGAATTCTCTTGGGTTCGCTGACCGCGAATAAAGAGTATTTCTCAAAGGTTCTGGGTATTTTAAAACCAGAATTCTTTTCGCAAGAGCGAAGAGATATCTTCAATTCTATTAAGAAACATTACAAGGAATATTCTCTACCTCCGAGTTTGGGTGACCTTGAAATGTCAATCAAAGACACTCAAAATCAGGATCTGAGAAATCGAATTTTTCAAGAAATCCAATCTATTGGTGAATTGGATACTTCGAAATATAATACCGATAAGTTATGCGATGAAACATTATCCTTCGTTAAAGATGCCCTTTACTTAAAAGCTTTGGAGATCGGCAGTGAAGGTTTGTTAACCAAAAATGACGAACTCAAAAGAAAAGCGGAGCAAATTTTAGACGAACGAGCTAAAGTCAATATTGATAGTGATTTGGGTATTGAGTTTAGTGATGCTACGGCGGTTATCGACTACTATTCGCAGGAAACTACTGGTTTATTAACCCAGCATTATTCGTTGAATGAAAGATTAGGACCTGGATTCTTACCTGGGACTTTGAACTTGATATTAGCGCCTTCCGGTGTTGGTAAATCTTTAATGATGACGGATTTGATTTCCGGGTTTATCAAAGCTGGGAAGAATGTGCTGTTAGTGAGTTTAGAAATGTCTGCGGAAGAAGTAATGAAGCGAGTACACTCGAATACTTTAGAGATGCCGATTGCAGACTTTGTTCCTAGACATTTCAATAAAGATTTGTTCATCAAAAAATTAAATGATGCCAAATTGAAAGGTTGCGGAACTTTCTGGTCTAAGGATTATCCAGCAAATAGCTTTAGCCCATTACAACTCGAAAATTTAGTCGACTCGTTTAAAAATGAAAAGAACTTAGATTTCGATATTGTATTCGTAGACTATGTTGGTATCATGAAATCTGATATCATTTCACCTTCAGCGGGTTTGTATAGTTATATCAAATCTATAGCGGAAGAAACTCGCGCTTGCGCGAAACGCTTAAACGTCCCGATAATCAGCGCAAACCAGCTAAATCGCGGAGCGACCAACAACTTGGAAGCGGACAACTCGGCGGTTTCTGATTCTATGGGTAGTGTAATGACAGCGGACTTTTTGATGTTCTTACTTCAAACAGAAGAGATGAAAGAGAAGGGAGATATCATCTGTAAGATTACCAAAAACCGGTATACCGGTAAAACCGAAACTTTCCCGATGCGGGTAAATTACGAGTTAATGAGATTCGAAGATCCGGAAATTCCAAAATCTTTAGAAGCTCGAAAAGAAATGCGAGATCTGTTTGAAACTAACGTTCAACAAGTAGAGCAAATCTTAGAAGAACATCATCGCATCGATAAAGAAAACGCGAAAGCGTTAGATCAAAAGATGAGAGAAGGGCGTAAAGAGACGGAGTCCAGTTCGGGTTCACCAGGTTCGCTTGAAGTAGTAGATGAATGGGCTAATATATTCAATTAATTTTTTTTTAGGAGAAACAAAATGCAAATGTTACCACAACATCAAGTCGCTTTAGCGGCTATTTTAACCCTTTACTCTGCGGGTAAGGAAAAGCAAGAACCGGAAGTCAAGTTCGATAAGAACACTTTCAATTTTACCGTAAACGGTAAGTTCTTTGATCACTTGGCTTATAAATTCGATAGCATTGTCAACATAGGTGATGTACATCTTTTACAGAAGGCTAAAATTCAATTAGATCAAAATCCACTATACTACGTAGTTGGAGATAAAGTTCGCTGTTCTGGTTCATTAGAAGCGAACTCACTAGACACTTTAGCAGGGTTTGCCTTCCAAAACTTAGCGTGTTTCAAAACAGTTGAACAAGCTGAAGAAGCTTTAGCTTTAGCTAAACGTTTATACAATACTTTATTCCCAGTAAATCGCAACAAAGACCACGTAACCATCAAAATGATCAAAGATCACCCTGATGCGAAAGAACCTCGTTGCGCTTACAACGGAACTTCCGCAGCTTTTGATATTGCGGCGGTAGAAACCATAGAAATTCTTCCTGGTAATGACGCTGTGGTGCCTGTAGGGGTGAGATTTTCTATTCCGGAAGATCAACCTTACTACATGCAAATCCATTTACGTAGTTCGTTTGGTTTCAAGAAGTCCCTGTTGCTACATTCGGGAATTGTAGATGGCGGATACACCGGAGACTTCGGGGTCAAAGTGATGAACCATACCAAATATCCGGTAACTATCGCCAAAGGCGAATACTTCGCACAGGTTGTAGTGCATAAAAAGCCTCAAATCTTCTTTGAAGAACTCAATCCTTCGCAATGGGCGAAATATGAGGAATCCCAACAAAGAGGTTCCGGTGGTTTCGGTTCATCTGGTAAGTAATAAAGATTTAAAAAATCTCTCCGTAGCGAGATAGTTGAAATCTAAAAATCTCCAAGTTATCACTAAAGTGAAGGTTTGGGGATTTTTTATTCTCAAAAAATATTTTGAATTGTTCGAGTTTTGGTTACCAAAACTTCAAGGTTTGATTTTCAAAAATTTTTCGATTATACACCGAAAGTGTAAGATTCGAATTGAATGATATTATAATAAAACCACTACAAAAATTTCGAAATTTTCGATTTTACACTAAAGTGTAGATTTTCGATTATTTCGAAATTTTTTTTTTAACTTTGAAAGTTTCGGTGACCGAAACTCTTCAACCATGAAAAAATAAAAATTTTTACCCAAAGGGGTTGCCATCCCGGTTTGGATGCTTTATAATACACATCATAGATTGATAAGGCATCAAATCATTTAACAGTAATCGCAGGAGATTCAAAATGAACAAATTACAAACTTTAGCTTACACAGTAATCGGTGCAATCTGCTTAGCAAGCGCTATCTCAACGGCTTACGTTTTCTCTACAGTTGAACCAACAGCTAAAACCGCTCAAGAAGAAGTTAAATTAATGGACTTCTATAAAGCGAATAATCTTCAAAATAAACAACGTTAATCCGGAGGATTGAATATGAAATTATCTGCAGTATACTGCACTGATCGACACGGTATTGTGGGTCTCCGCGGGGGGAATACCAATTACTATCAGCCAATCAATAGCAAATTGGATAAGCGTTGGTTTGTTCAACTTACTAAAGGTAAAACCGTTTTGATGGGGGCTAATACCGCTCGAGCGTTAATCGAAGAGACCGGCAAACTCTTGCCAAACCGCAAGAATATTGTTGTTACGACAAATAACGCATTAGCGAACAAACTTGAAATTGTCGCTGCCGCGAACGATCAAGAGCTTGTAATCTGGCCTAGTTTAGAGTATTTGAATGAATACGCGTTAGGAAATGCGGATCACGATGAAGAAATTATCGCCATTGGCGGGGTTCATATTCTTAATCAGTTAAAAGATAAGATTGATACTTGGTATGTGACTGAATTTGATTGTGATGTGAAATCGCATCGTCCTTGCTATATGCGCAACGGAGAAACTGCGTATACGCAATACCCGTTGATGTTCCCGGTTATTGGATGGACTGAAGACAATTTCATTCAAGAGGGTTTCGAGCGAGTCGCTTACAGCGCGTTCTCGGATGTCGACGAGTACACCGATCTTCCGGTTACCGGATATTTTGTAGAATATCGCAAGCTTTAGCGTATCGCAAACTTTAAAATCACCCAGTTTCTAAAACAATATATTAAGTACCTATTAACAAAAATTATGCAAAAACAAAAAGTGAAATTAGATTTTACAGACGAACAACTAACCAAGTTCGATAACGCGGTAGATATTGCTTTCAGCAAAGGCTATCAAATTGAAAAATTATTCCAGCCACCAAAGATGGTTGGAGATACTTTGATTACTTACGTGGTAATGCGCGGAGCCCAAGGTGATGTTTTAGTCATGATGAAACTTCAAGGGGCTAACTGCGATGTTTCGTTCAACAGACCGAAAGATTTTGGTTTAGAACCTATCTCGTTCAAAGAGTTCTTGGCTCTTCCGGATGTGGAATAACGGGGTTGCGGGAATAGCTGATACCTATCGCATCAATAGGTAAAATTTTTGAAAATTTCAGCATTTTCAGCAAATTTCAGTTGATTTCTTAGTTTAGGTGGATTATAATACATTCATTGATTAGGAGATCATAATGATCTCTTACAGAACAGAAGAAGCAGGAGATTAGAAATGCAAGTTTTATTAAACGACATCGACGTTACATTAAAAGATTTATCAGCAAACCGCGGCACTTTAGATTTCGATACAGAGATTTCGATACAGAGATTCGCAATCGTCTTGTTGCTCTTGATTTACGCGTCAACGCGGAATTGTTCGAAACACATCGAATCTTAATGTGTCGTTACGACGAGTTAGATTCTGTTACTAATGCGTTGGATTCTGTTTTGGAAGTAGATGCGGGAGATATTGAAGCTATCGCTTTCTACGAATCCCGCAAAGAGCAGTTAGTTATCTTAACTAATGAGTTAAGCGATAAGTTAGATGCAGTTAAAGACAACATGAAAACTCAATACGTAGAATTATCAGAAGAAGATTCCCAAGCTTTCGCGAAAGCGAACAGATGGAATATTGACAATGGTGGTGCAAGCACTGAGTTTGCTAAAATTTTACGTGCGTTATAATTTAATAAACAGAGGATTAAAAATGGAAGTTATCAATTTCGAAGTTTCTGAAGAAGGTAAAGAAATTTTAGCAGAATCGTCAATGGATGACGAATACTACGATCTTTTCGTAGGTGGTTACTTGCGACCACATCGATTCTTGGATGATCCGGAGCAGATCGCATTGGTAGAAAACGCGATGCGCGTAGTTGACCGATATTTGAGTGTATTAGAGCAGTACGTCGACGAAGAGTAGTTGAATAAAGCTCCGGTAGTCTAAGGGATAGGCATCTGTCTTCTAAACAGATTGATGTGTGTTCGAATCACACTCGGAGCGCCAAATCTCAAAGTTTCCGCGAAAGCGGAGATTTTGATGAGATAATTTAAAGCTTGAAGGCAATAAAACATCGAAAATCCGGAGGCACCAAACTTCCGTTAGTGTTAAGTTATCTCATCAAAATCAATGGCTGGGTACCAGAGTAGTTAATGGCGTGGATTGCAAATCCATCGTTCGTGGGCGCAAATCCCACCCCAGTCTCCACCCCCCCCCATTTATACCCCCTGGTAACTCAATTGGTTAGAGTAGTCGGCTCATAATCGAAAAGCTGTAGGATCATGCCCTACCCAGGGGACCATTACTCATTTCAATGTTATTTTTGAATAGATGATATTGAAATGAGTAAGACACTAACTACGGTGAAGCTGGATCGCTGTGGTCGATTGAGGTGCTCATGGTCTTATCTAGAGATTGGTATCCAATTCTCATACGTAGGTATGACAATCCAGTTCCTGAGTAAGAGTTTAAACTTCTCAATTCAAATCTTTCAGAAGGTTTCCTACTTCTAAAAACTGAAAGGGGATTTGTCTTATTAGAGCAAACGAAGTGCTTAATGGTGTTAGAGTTGTGCGACCCAAACAACCAGGTTGGGATGAACCGTATCATCGACGCTTAGAATTTCACACGTTGCGTAGGGCAAAAGAAATTCAAAAATTTTGAAAATAATGGTTGATTTTAATTTTAAAACATCATATAATACATTATGTTGATTGAGAAAATTCTTAATAATCACAACTATAATTTGTAACTTAGCTCAGGGGTAGAGCGGCTTCCGGAAGGAGGTGGGCGTCGGATGGTTCGAATCCTCCAGTTACACTAATGTAGGTAGACAAAGTATAGAGGGTACCAGCTGAAATGTCTCGTTGTAGTTGTGATTCTTAAGAATTTTTGAAATTAAGGTGCTATAGTTCAGTTGGTTAGAATATCCGCCTGTCACGCGGAAGATCGTGGATTCGAGCTCCACTAGCACCGCCAAATTAAATGCCTGAGTGGTGGAATTGGTAGACACGTCGGATTTAGATTCCGATACTTTTAGTGTGAAGGTTCAAGTCCTTTCTCAGGTACCATATTATCTCGGATTAGCTCAGCTTGGTAGAGCATCTGGTTTGGGAGCGAGAGGCCGCAAATTCGATTTTTGCATCCGAGACCAAATTAAATCGGAAGAGTGGTAGAATTAAAGGAGCTTAATGGACTATCAAAAGATTTATGACAATTTAATTAAGAAACGCATCGAAAATCCTCCTACGGAGAAATTCGAGCGACACCATATTGTCCCAAGATCTTTAGGTGGCTCTGATGATAAAGAAAATATTGTTAAGCTCACGTTACGTGAACATTACATAGCTCATTTATTGCTTTGTATGATTCATCGCGGTACGCGAAATTATTTCCCGATGCTTAGAGCTCTCAGTATGATGAAAGCTGGTAGAGATGGAACGTGTATTAAGAATTCTCGCATGTTCGAGTACTTTAGGACAGACTTTTCAAAAATGATGTGCGAAGCTCAAAGCGGTGAAGGTAATAGCCAATATGGCAAATCTTGGTATTACCATCCAGAGCTTAACATTAATAAGCTCTTTCACTATGATGATGAAATACCAGACGGGTTTGTTAAAGGCCGCAAAATAGAGGGTAGACCTCTACACGAAGGTGAGCGTCGCGTTAGATTTGGCCGCAGTAGCGCGATAGTCAAATACGATAAGCGAACCTGCATTTATTGTGGTGAGGAGTTTGAAGCGCGTAGGCGCCGTAAGTGCGACTGGTGTACTAAATGTAAATCCACCCACTACAAACTGAATCCAAATTTAAAAGTTGAAGGGCGCGACTATCTCACTGACGAGCAACATATAGAGCTCTTTCATGAATTTTTAGAATCTGGTTTAACGGTAAGACAGTTCGCATCCCAATGCAGGTATAACATTTCACTATGGCATTTATACGAGAGATGGCGAAAACTCGGTCTTAATTATAGAAACCAGTAATCAGCAGTAAGAGTATTTCATTAAATTATGGAAGCCCAATAAGAGCTGGCATTGTGTATTGAATTTTATTCAATTCCGCAATGCACAACTTATTTGCAAGCTAATATAGCTGAAGAAGGCGATGATCCTAAGCAAGATGTAAAACTGCTTACTATGGAAGATTGGCAGAGTGGTTTATTGCAACGGTCTTGAAAACCGTCGGATCTGAATAAGGTTCCGTGAGTTCAAATCTCACATCTTCCTCCAGTTTTAGGAAAGTTGCCCGAAAGGTTAAGGGAGCGGTTTGCTAAACCGTCGGTTGCGATAGCGATCTGAGTGTTCAAGTCACTCACTTTCCGCCAGATAAGGTTACTTAGCTCAATTGGTAGAGCGATTCTTTCATAGGGAATTTGTTATAAGTTCGAGTCTTATAGTAACCACCAATTTAAACACAGGACAAACACAGGATTATCAGGAGCAAATAATGAGCAATTTACCGAAAACATACGTGTGGCGTGTATTATTCAAACAGAATGATGAGCTTCACACCATTAAAATTGCTACTGAATTTACTAAAGATGAAATCATCGATCGCTTCGCAGAATTTGCGAATGCGCATAAATTGCGAGGTTTGATCGACGCTCTGTCTTTATACCCAGAACCGTTAACTCATTATCTCGCTATGCACCTTGATGCAGAAGAAATTGCGTTCTCGGTAATTCAAAATATGCGGGATCACGAACCGAAAAGATCCACTAAAGTGGAATTTTTCGAGTTCGATCGCCATAATCGCGATGATTATAACGAAGACTTCATCTGGGATGGTAGCATGCTGTACACTCGTGTAAATGATACCTCAGATTGGATTAAAGTAACTGATTACCCAACGGAACAGGCTATTACTCAATACAAAGAGAAGCAATTCAATGACCTTATCCGCGAATGTTGGGCTGGAAAATGGTTCCATAAAGGTTCAGATTATTTCCGAGCATTGAAAGAGCTTTTAGAGTACTCGGATTACCCAGTAACTGCGATGGGTTTTGATGACGCCAACGAACTATTGTTGGATGAGTTGGATGCTATTCTCCGCGAGGAGCCCGTTTACGTGGAGAGCACATTACATTCATACAAAGATTACGATGATTGGGATGAATATGAATATCGCTTAACTATTGTTCAATTACCAGAATGGCTTCGAGGTGACGCGGTAGATAAGTTTGTAGATGGACTTTTCAATAAAATCGTAAAATAATAAATACTCTATAAAAGATTATTAGAATTTAAATTAAGTTAAAATGTTCCCATCGTCTAATTGGTTAGGACATCACTCTTTCACAGTGAAAATTCGGGATCGTGACCCGATGGGAATGCCAAATTCGATATGGACTATCAAAAGATTTATGACAATTTGATTAAGAAGCGCATCGAAAATCCTCCTACGGAGAAATTCGAACGCCATCATATTGTTCCTAGATCACTAGGTGGTTCTAATAAGAAAGAAAACCTCGTTAAACTCACTTACCGTGAACATTTTATAGCTCATTTATTGCTTTGTAAGATCTATAAACCGAAAGGTGGTATGGATTATGCTAGAATGTTGTTCGCTTTCAATCGCATGAGGTCCGGTAGAGACGGCTCTCAAGTTAAGAACTCTCAGATGTTTGAGCATTTTCGTGAGGATTACACCAAGGCGATCGGTGAGATTAACTCCCAGTATCAAACTGGCGAGGGTAATAGCCAATATGGAACATCTTGGTACTGCCACCCAGAACTTAAGATAAACAAAAAGTTTAAACCTGGGGATGAAATACCCGAAGGTTTTATTAAAGGGCGGAAGGTTGTAATACAAACCGAAAACGGCGTAGTCGGCGGCTTTGGTTATATCAGTAAACACGAACGGATGAAAATAAAAGAAGTGCGCATCTGCGAGGATTGCGGTGCTACTATCATGCGACGCCAGATGTTTAACAGTACACGTTGCGATGCCTGCACTCGAGTGCAAGCCGGTAAGCGCATAAGTATCAAAACGCGCATTCATGATTACGAAGCTCTTTTTGAAGAATGGAAAGAATCCAACATGTCGATAATGGCTTTCGCTAAGACTAAGGGTCTCGCGAACTCCACATTGTATGTTGGGTGGCGAAAGTGCGGTCTTGACTATAAAGAATTTATATTAAATAAACAATAGCGGGTTAGAGATCTGGGATCTCACGGGGCTCATTACCCCGCTGGCCAAAGTGCCTTAGAGCAGTTCGATTCTGCTACCCGCAACCATTTTAAACATTAGGAAGAGCCGATTTCCGTCAATGCTAATGTCAGATCCGGCAAGAACGTCTATTAGCATTGATGAGATATCGCAACTAAATTCAAATATTATCTCCTGTGGAAAAACCACTATAAAATTCCGGAGTTTGAGTGCTGACGTCACTGACTTTTCTCTCATAGGTCATACAAAGCCTAGTGGTTCTCCGATTCTTCCAAAGCTTTGGCTTCCCGCCAGAGCTTTTATTTTCCGCGATCCGGAAATCAAAATAATCATTGAATTTTATATTGTGAGTTATTATAATAAACGATGTAATCTTAAATGATTAGGAAACCGAAAGGATCTGCCGTCAAGCAAATTTACACCTCCGGTGTAAATCTTGCAGACCTCAAATCTTTTCATAGACTAAGTATCCAACAAACAAGGAAACTCTATGACAACTTTAGATAAATTACCAAAAGCTACACCTAGCTTCTTTACTGGGCATATTGACACTCTTTCTCGTGCTATCGGTACGGAGAATGCGATTAATCATAATCAAGCCGCAGAAATCTTAGATTATATTCACCTAGATCTTAAACTTTCAACGGAGCAATATGAAAACTTACAGGCATATTTCAAATCGAAATATCCTAATGAGAATTTGTTAACTACGTTACTAAAATTACGTGATCTTAAACCTTTCGCCGCGGGCGGTAACATTTTCGAATCCGGTCAAACTATCGATGAACCTACCCTATTGTGTATGCGTTGGGTGGCTGGTTTAAAAATGGAAGAGGTTTTAGATATTCTAAAATTCGATCGTCAAGACAGTAACTTAATTCAAGATCTTTCCGTAGGAAATATCGGGACAGCTCAACGCTGGGCGAAGACTATCACTGGAGATAGCTTGGAATGCGATAACGAAATTATGTGTGGTCGCTATGCAAAACCACCGCGCATCGCGACATTCCCCGCGAGCGAACCGGGTACCAATTTAGTTCCAAGTGAACCGTTACCAGTAACTAAACGTGTAGATTTAAGTTCAGTTTGTAGTCACCATTTCCTTCCTTACGGAACGTTAATTGGAGACGGTTCATATGCTATCATTAGCTACATTCCGGGTGATTTCGTTCTTGGTATTTCAAAATTACAGCGTGTCGCTGATCATGTTGCGCGTCGTCCAACTATCCAAGAAGATTTAACTAAAGAGTTATATCGCGCTGTAAGCGAAGCTGCTCAAACTCCGGATGTGTATGTAGGTGTGTTCAATGCTAAACACACTTGTGAATATCTTCGCGGTTCGCAATCTCACGACGGTTCATTAACTACGGAATGGTTCGGTGGTAAATTCGAAGATAAAGCATTACGCGAAAGCGTTTTACGCACTGTTCAAAAATCATAGTTTGAAAGCTAGTGGGTTCCGGTAACCGAAATTTAAAAGCCTCTTAGTCGAAAGATTAAGAGGTTTTTCTTATTGCTTTAATAGGTAAAAACTTTAGTTTGGGTATTGTGTTATGTTTTAATTTCTATTATAATACGTCACATAAAGAGATAAGATCAATTTAGGAGATTACAAAATGATTATCGAAGTAATTACAAACTATGAAGGTGAGAGTACCTTATCTGCTTTTGAAGCATCGACCTTATTAGAAATCCAATCTGAAATCGAAGACTATACCGGTGAAGTAGTAAGTGAAGTGGAACTAGAATCTTTAGAAACTGAAGCTGGATCCATCTATGTAGCGAACTACTTTATTGCGCAAGGTCAACCGCAAAATTGGATCTTCCGTAAAACTACCAAAGAAGCGTTCAATGCGCGGATTATGGAAGAAATGCAAGCAAAATTATTGAAATAATCAGAGCCTTAGGATATAGGAGTACTAAATGGCTAAACATGCAAAATCATTTTCAGAGGTAGAACAAGTTTCAAAAACTTTCAAAAATCAACCAGTAGAAATCTATGTGAAAGAGGATCAAGTCTTTATTGGTTTTAACAATACTTTTTATTCCGGAGCAGTAACGTATAATACGTTTACTAACACCAAGTTAATGTGTGATGATATCCGCTTAACCGCAATCGGAGCTTTAGCTCCAGTTCGCGCTACTGCAGTAGTTCAAATGGTAGTAGATGGCGGGCAATATTCAATCAATGATCCAGAATATGTGCATAAGCGCTTTATCTGGGATACGGAAGATTGCTTTGAAATTCCGGTAGATTTTCTTCGAGCTGGTGATGTCATCAAAGGACCTAATGGTTTCTTGTTAAGCTTAGGTCATCATCAAGGTTTGGAATTAACTTTAGATTTAGAGTCTTGTACAGTAGCACTAAAATCACCGGATACTCTAAAAGGTCTAAAAGTTTACCGTCACATCACATTATGGGCTTAATGGGGATTATATGAAATTTGTAATTATTGATACGCTTAAAACTCAAGAAGATCGCGATACTCTAATTGAAGCGCTATGGGCTCAAGGCCCAAATTTCGGTAAAATTGTAATTTGCTGGATTGTTAATTCGCGCAATCACCAAGATTTTCAAAACCTAGCTTCCCAGCTAAAAGATGAAATTTGGAGTGGCGAAATTGTTGTTCAACGGGTTTCAGTGACCGAAATTAAAACCACTCCGGAAACTGAAATTTTCCAACGCGATTTGGAAGAATCGCAAATTAACATTTTGATGGATTATTACAAAGCTCGTCTTTCAGACGAATATGTAGAGATTGTAGATTTGAGAGTGTAACTAACAGGAGATACCGGAGAAATTATGAAACCTAAATTTAAAAAGAATGATAAAGTATTTGTGGTAGTAGCAACCTCAAAAGATTTGAAAGAACAGATCGTTATGGTAACTAAATCTGAATTAAGTTACAACCCAGATTGCACCAAACGCTTTCGAATTATGCGAGATGGAAAAATCTTAGATCGCGCGGAACGCGTATATGAAGAATTGACCGGTGATTTATACGAATCTTATGATAAGCGATTCATCGATAGTGAAGATTTGATGATGATTAAACCGGAGAATGTCCAAGTTGGTGACTTTATCGATTCTCCATTCGGCTTATTCTTGGTGTTATCTAAAGATTGCACGGAGATGCTAAACGTTAATGAGGTGAATTTCTGCACTTCAAATGCGATTGATATCTTGTCAGATCAATTCGCGGAAAGCGAAGTTTCAAGATTTTAAAAGTTGAATTTATTTTGATAGTAGTATAATATAGTATTTTAAAATTGTAATTTTAGGTATACTATAATGTTGAGTAAGGAAACTTTAGAAGAGTGCTTGGAAACTGGAAAGTTTTACTGCCTTAAAACTAACCAGGTAGTTGAAGATAAACCGAAGAATCGCAAGGTTTATGATTCCGTGGATTTCCCTACGCTTTTCAATTTGGTGATTTCCGGTGATTGTTATCCTAAAAAGTATGCGAAAGTGTTTGGAAAATCTCCGGAAAGTTTTACTGCTTGGATTAAGACCTATGCGGTTAAGAACGATTTGGAGATTCCGGATATTCGGTCGATTTATCACGATCAAATTGTTGAAGCTACTGAAGCGACGATGATGGATCGTTATAATTGCAGGCATAATTGGGCTAAAGGGCCTTTGCGAGATGAACTAGAAGCTAAATGGCTAGAAGAGTTGGGTGCTAAAAGTCCTTTAGAATCTCCCAAAATTCAAGCTATGATAGAAGAAACTAATCTCCATAATCTTGGCGTGCGAAGACCTTTCCAATCACCTAAAATCCAACAGAAGGTTGTTGATACGGTAATGGAAGAGTATAAGGTTAAAACAACCCTGCTCGAACCAAACACAATGGCGAAGATCAAGGCTACTAATCAGCTTAATTTGGGTGTTGATTATCCATTTCAATCTCCGAAGATTCAACGGATGTGCCGCGAATCGATGGTGGAGAATTGGGAAGTTGAGTTCCCATTTCAATCACCGGAAATCCGAGCAATGGCGCGTCAAACAATGATTGAAAATTGGAAAGTACCATACTCCGGTCAATCCGAGGAAATAGTGGCAAAGCAATTAGAAACCAAAGCAGGTAATGATCCTAGATTCGCAAAGCTGTTAGAATTTTACGATCAAAAAGATCGCGGTGAATTGGATGCGGATGAAGCAATTAGCTTCATTATCAACAACTACAAACCAACGCAAATTTGTGTTCACCTAACTAATTTGGGTTTGCGGAATAAGCTTGATTTTATGACTGAAATTAAAGCAGGATTGCTTCTTGAATCGCTAGGAGTGGAGCACATACACAACGCGTTAAGTGCGCATGGGGTTCGCAAGAATACCGGGTATTACGAGTTAGATTTTTACATCAAGGATGCTGATATACCAGGTTACCCGAATGGTTTGGGTATTGAGATTAATGGGCTTCAAAATCATAGCGTAAACACTAAAGCTATGGGTAAAGGTGATGCTACTCCAATAGATTATCACTTCAACAAGTTCAAGAAGTTCCACGACAATGGAATTTTGATGATCTCATTTACTGACCATGAGCAGGAAAAATTTGAAGAAATCTATTGCAATTTAATCAAATATCATTTAAAATTGATGTCGATTGATGAGTTAAGAGCTTCGATTACTCCGGAGTTTCTGGATTTCAACGGTATTGAATCTATCGAGCAATCTCTCAATTATGGGTTATTCGATAGCAGCAAACTTACAGACGATTTTGAAAATCACAAACACCAAAGATTTATCAAACAATACGAATATTGGGATTGTGGCGTTATTAAACATTAGGAGAAAATATGACTAAATCAACAGACATTATTGAAGGTATCTACGAGATCGACAAGCAATTTGATTTTAGCTATGGGCATCGCGTATTCTCTCAAGAACTCGATCCGGAACTTTCAATGAATAGCCTCACGAAATGCAGATGGATTCATGGCCACAACGGAACTTTAAAAATCGGTCTAAAAGCGGAAAATTTAGAGCGCGGAATGGTCACCGACTTCAAAAACTTAGAATGTATCAAAGTTTTAGTAGATGATGTCTTAGATCACAAGTTCATTGCGGGTTATGAAGATCCATTATTCGATGAGTTATTCAACAACTCAAAAGAAAACATCCAATGGGATGAATATGATTTAGGTCATGTGCATCCTGCACACATCGATGTAGTGTGCGAAGCACAAGAATCTGAAGAAATGAAACGCGCAATGCGCGATAAATTAGAAGGTTTAGTAGTAGTGAAATTTGTACCTACTAGTGAAAATCTTTGTAAAATGTTCGCGGATATTGCAAGTAAGCGTTTAGCGAAGATCTTTGGAGATCGAGTATCCGTAAGCTATGTGGATTTCTGGGAGACTCCAAAATCACATTGTCGCTTTACTGTAAAAAGTGCTAAATTGATTGGTTAATTTGGAGGCATCAAATGAGTTATAGCGATGGTGCCCGCGCTTCAAACTGGGCAGATTTAGACAAATCTTTAGAAGTTCGCCGCATCGGCGACTCGGTGTGGTTGCTAATGTGGAGAGATTATACCCACTCCGCCTCTGGGCATAATCGTGCTATCAAATTAATGGATGAACGCGGACGGATTGTACGAAATCCGGAATATCTTCAAGCGGATGAAGTTTTTGAAGTTCCTAATGGCTGGTCTTACTTTATTGATAGCATCCAGGATCCTCAATTGCATGAAGTTAACTATCAAGAATACCAAGTCGGAGACTTATTAGTTCGCGATGACGACGTCTTGGTGATTTTGGATGTTTATGACGATAATGAAGATATCTACATCTACTCAATGTCCGAAAAGGCCACTTACGTGGAGAATATCGAAGATTTGTTTTCCAAGAACTGGAAAGTGATTTCTTTAGATGATTTAGTGCTGTAAGCACGGATTCGTTGGTTTTATAGAATTTAATTGTTAACAATTGCTTTAAAGGAGCACAATATGAAATATGATTACGATCGCAATGTTACCTCTGCGGATGTATTTGAATCTGCGAAGTATATGATGGAAGTAGCGGGCTTTGCGAAAGCTCTCGAAATTCCGGATTTATTAGGTGAAGATTTTGCTTTGGCCGTCCTCGCGTACCGCGATCAAGCAAATGGTAAGAAACTTAACTTACGCCCTGAGCTACGCAAAGTAGTGGATCACTTAACTGAGCTTCTAGTTGAACGCTCTCGTAAACAAGATACGCATGACACGCGCGATGCGCAGGAAGCGTTACCAACATATGAGGCGCAAGTTGCGGAAGATTTAGCACCATTAGTAGACGTGTTAGCTGGCTTAGGAGTACCAGAAGACGCGTTAGCGAAAGCGGTTAAATTAACAGCAGTGGTCACTGAAACTTTAGTAGATCTCGTCGGAGACGAAGAATTAGCAGTAGAAGTGTATGACCAATTAGATCCAGATTTTGCTCCGTTTGCCGTTCTTGCGTACCGCAAACAAGCAGAAGGCTATGAATTTGCTCCTGGTGAATTAGAACCGGAAGTTCGTAAAGAATTGGATCGATTTACTGAGATCTTGGTTGAGTTATCTCGTCGCGAAGATCGCGAATTGGTAGAGCCAAAAACTCGCTTAAACCGCGTTATCGATGGAATATTCGGTGATGATTCTGGTGAAGAATCAGATGTTATTACCCTTCCATTCGAAGCATTACCACGCGAAGCGGAAGAGCGTATTGAGCGATTAATTAAGAGCTTATCAAAAGCTTTCGGTGGTGAAGATACAGAAGAGCCTGTTGAGCCGATCGATCCAATCGATCATTACGAAGATTATCGCGTAAACGCGAAACACTGGGATGCGGAAGACGGTGAAGTGTATGATAAAACTGCACATCAACGCTTACAAGAAGACATCTTACGCGCAGCGCGTAAAAACGGTGGTTTTGTATTAGCTACGCGTCAAATTTGGGCTAAACCGGTAGCTAAAACGGAAGACGGTCGTTGGGTATTCGAAACTGAATATGGTTTAGAGTACTTAGATTCGGAAGATTATGAGTTTGAACCGGACTCAGAACTCTTCGAAGATGAAGAATCTTACATGGATTTGGACTAATCCAGTTGATTTTGTGCTCTTGTTATAATATAATACATTATGATTAAGAGCACATATACTCAACATTCATAGGAGATTAAAATGAGCACACCTGAATCAAACTTACCAGAATTTAACATTGAACAGGCACTTAAAGGTCACCTAGTTCGGTTAAGAGGTGGTGAAGTAGCGATTGTTGTTTACAATGCGCACAAACATAATATTATCAATCCTGAGAACCCGGAAAGACACGAGCCTTTAGTAGGTTTCCTATTCAATCCTGATACCGACACAATCGACTTTAATTATACTTATTTTTGGGCGCTAGACGGTACCTTCGATGAATGTAGTGGAGATGAAGATATTGTTGGCATGTACAACCGAACACAATCGGAAATCTTGGAGTATGCATTCAAAAATAACAAATGTTTGAAAGCGCATCATGAGAAATTCGGTTACGCTTCCGTTAAGCCAATAGGTAAAACTCGCGATGGTGAATATATGTTCATCGAGGAAGATGCAAAAGCTGATACTTTCACTTTGCTTAAAGATTATACTTTTGAGTTGGTGTAGGGGTATGGGTTATTATGATTTTAGATTTAGCTCAATGTAGTACTTGCCAGCTACCGCTTACGGTTCTATTATGGTTAGCAACCATCGCAGCTGGAGCGTGTTGCGCAGCAATTATCGTTTTGATGTACAAAATGGTCTTTGGGAAACATTAGCAAGTGTAGGAGCGCAGGAGATTCGAATGCAAGGTTTATTAGATGGATACGCGGCAGCGTTAACTGCAGTTTTAGTTGTGGCATGCTCTGTAATGTTCGGTTTGGGTTTATTAGCTGGTAAATTAATTTGGGGCTAAGGAGATTAAAAGATGTTATATTTTATTGTTTACTTATTTGATGTATACGGTCCGATTTTAAAAACGGTCATGGGTTTCGCAATTTTCATGTTTATTGGAGTTATTGCTTGTCTCGCGCAAACCAAAGAACCTGGTGAAGATACTCCCGAGGAAAAGGTTAAAGAAATTAAAGAAGAGAATGATAAGCTAATCGCTAAAGCGAACAAAGCTCTTAAACGAGGTCTATTCGCTTTGATTCTATACATCTTACTACCATCTAAACAAGGCTTAGCAATGCTAGGTGGGGTATATGTAGGTACCGAGATCTATGAAGGGCTGAACAAATCTTCCTTAGTGGAGAAATCAGTTAAGATTTTAAACAAAGAGTTGGATAATTACTTAGACCAATATTTGGTTGAGCAGGTTGAGAAAACCAAAGACTCCAAACCGGAAACAACAAAATAATTTTTTAACACATAGAAATAAGGAGCTTGTATGTTAAAATTAATCAAAACCGCAGTATTAGTCGCTGCTATGGTAACGTTAACCGCTTGCGGTAACTTGTCAAAAGTAACAGATGAAGGTACTATCCAAGAAGGTACTGAAATTGTTTGGCCTGCTATTGACAAATCTAAATTCAACCACGACGGTTCACAATTTGGCTCTTGGCCAAATCTTGAAAGCTTGAAATTAGTTGAGCTTAACGGCAAAGGTATGAACAAAGACCAATTGCAAAACTTGTTAGGTCGCCCGCACTTCGCGGAAGGTTTATACGGCGTAAGTGAATGGGATTATGTGTTCAACTTTAACGAGAATGGTCAACACAAAATTTGCCAATATAAAATCTTATTTGACAAGCATCACAATGCGCAATCTTTCTTCTGGCATCCAGAAGGTTGTTACGGTACGCAAGATACTTTACCGGCAGATTACTTATTTGATTTCGATTCCGCAAAATTAACCGAGCAAGGTAAAACTGCAGTAACCGAATTAGCGGAAAAATTAAAATCAGCTAAATTGGTAATCGTTAAAGGCTTTACGGATCAATTAGGTTCAACTGAATACAACGCGAAATTATCAAAAGAGCGCGCAGATGCAGTAGCTAAACAATTGCAACAAGCTGGTGTTCAGGCGGAAATTATCACTAAAGCTTACGGTGAGCAACGCCCAAACGTAAAACTGGAAGAGTGCAAATTAGATGAACAAACCAAACCTTCGAAAGAACAGCTAATCAAATGCTTAGCTCCAAACCGTCGAGTTGAAGTAGTTTCGCTGTAATTTTAATCGAGGAGATTTGAGAATGAGTGGAATTTACAATATCGTAAGTGGTATTATTAGCGAACGCGATAAACAGATCGAAGATGCTATCTTGGAGTTGGTTGAACAAGGTTCCAAACCGGAAGATCTAACATTGGAATACTGCGCGCTAACGCAAATTCACATAGTTCGGGATACAGTTAAAGGAAGTTCAAAAGTTATCTCAACACCAAATCCTGGGCTATAATCTCAAATCCTTCAAAACCGCAAAAAACCGCTATTGCCTTATCCGCTTTAGCGGTTTTCTTTTATAGGTAAATCCTATCGCTTTAATAGGTATTTCCATGTTGTTGAATTTGATAGAGTGTATTATAATACATCACATAAAGAAGAGAGATTTAACACTCAGGAGAATTCAAAATGAAATACACTAAAATTGATGCACCAATCGCACACGTTAAACAAATCAAATTAAACGGTGAACTTATTACCATTCCAGGAACTTATGATTCCATCCTTATTAGTGGCGATTTGGATGATTTGCAAGTTTATCTCTGCAGTTATGAGTACGATACTCAATGGTTGCTTGCTGATGTGGAGCTTGATAACGAAAGTGGGGGATATGGACATATTCGTTACATGCACGACATCTACGATGGCTATGATATCGACGCGGCAATTGAAAACGTCTTGGAACAATGTAAAGCGTAAGATTAATCGGGAGAATTTAAAATGATTTTAGGTACAAACTTAATTTGGTGTGACAATTTACGCGTGTTAAACAAAGAATGTTGCTTATTTGACGGAGACAAGGTTCTTTGCGTAGACGCAGATGGTATTGTTCGTCGTTTAACTTGGAACGCGGCGGATAACACCTTAACTAACGCCAAAGGCGTAATTTTTGAAGAAGCAGATTTCATTGAGTTTTGCAATGACCACGCACTTTAATTGGAATTGCCTATTGCATTGATAGCCGAAAACTTTGGTTTGGCTATTGATTCAATTTTAAGTTTCTATTATAATACACCACATAAAGATAAGACATCAGCGATCTCAGGAGCATAAAATGAAATTAGCGCACTTAGACATCCCGGAAATCTCTACAATCACTATCACATTAAACGGTGAAGATTTCCAAATCCCAAGCGCTTTCAATGAAGTGTATTATGAATGCCAAGCTGATAAAATCATTGTTAAATTATACAGCAACGACGTTCCTCATACTCTAGCTACTTTCGATATCGAAGAATCCGATGACGTGGATGCTTTGGAATTGTTAGGTCGCGGGTATTGTATCGATCTTTATGATGGCTATAGCGTTGACGCTGCTATCGAGTGGATTTTAGAACAATGCAAAGCATAGAATTGGAAGCTTTAGGAGTTTAAAATGAATTTCAAAGATATCAAAAAATTAAACGTAGGTGATCTTGTAAAAGATGTAGAAACTGGAAATATTTTCAAGGTTATCGAAATTGATTTATCTCGTCAAGATTACTGCCCAATTCGAGTTGAGTTAACTAAAACTTTCGGGCATCAGCATAACACTTCAACTTGGGAGCCTGCAAATGAGACGTTATGTGAAGTGGGTGACCAAGCTTGGTTATACATTGATGAAACATCCGCTTTATTATTCGGAGCGGAAGAAATGGGTGACGAAGATTACATCGATTTTCGAACTGTTATTACTTGCGAAGATTTGGTATTAGTATAACGATCACGACCTCAGGGGATAAAGAAATGAAATTAGAATTCCACGATTTAGCGGCAGTAACTGATAATACTACCAACATCATGATTGGTGGTGAATTACTTACCGTTAATAGCTCGCATAAAAAGCTTGAAATTCTATACACAAGAGATGCTATTAGTGTTAAAATCTGCGATGCTCTACGAAACGTAGAAACTCGCATCGCAACTTACAAATTGGATAAGGATGAATATCTCAAATTTCCAGAACGAGTTGCGTGCTATCGTCAATTTTTTGACCTTAGTAAACATCATATGATCGTCGTAGACGCGGAAATTGAAGACATTTTAAATTATTATAAAGTTTAATCACAACAACTACAGCAATTTCAGTAAACACAGGAGCAAAAATGAACACTATTTTAGAACCACAAGATAAAGTAATGCTTGGCATCACCAAGGCAGAATTCGTTAAACTCCCACCAGTAGATCAATTAGTAGATTTGCTTCCAGCAAGAGCTTATCGTTTTGTTGCACAAGAAACAATGGCGGGTATGGTCTACTTTTTAGAATATGCGGACATGCCAAAACAACCAGCCAAACTTTATGGTAACATCAATCTTCAAAAAGATCGAATCTTACGTTCTTACAAACAACAAGATAAGAACTTAGGAGTTTTGTTACATGGAAATGGCGGTACTGGTAAATCCACTTTAGCAAAATTAATTGCCTTTGACGTAGTCAATGAATTAAATCAACCAGTGATTTTAGTTCAACAAGATTCCATCAAATATTTAGAATATGTTCTAAGCAACTTAAAACAGCCAGCTATGTTCTTGATCGACGAATTTGAGAAGATGTTCGAGGAAAAGGAAGATCAAGGATTCTTGCTAACTTTATTAGATGGTTTGTATAATAATAACCACTTATTTGTATTGACCGCAAATGATCAAGAGCGAATCAATCGATATTTCTTCAATCGTCCTAGTCGAATTCGTTACAATTTCTACTATGGGGCATTGGGCTATGACGTTTATAGTGAAATCATTAATCAGCATTTCGATCAGGATTTTGCTGCACAATTAACTGGTAAGTTAGCTACGATTAACAACCTAAGCTTTGACATCATCCAAGAGATCATCAACGAAGCTAAAGCGTTCCCGGATCTTTCTGTTACCGAATTATTCGAAGGTTTCAATTTGGATCGTTTAGATTTAGATTTGGGATATGCGGATTTCAAAGCATTTTTGAAAGGCCCAGATGGTAATTTTGATTTGAACGTGGTGGATTATATCAAATCTGCTCTAGAAAAATTACCTTATAAGCTTCCAAAAGTTACCATTACTGGATCTTTAAGTCGTAAGATGACCTTAGAGTCTATCTATGCGGGGGAGTTTAACGATCGGGCCGAACCGTTCAGATTGTCAATCGCGTGCGGTGGTGAAAATAGCAATTACTGGATTCACTCTAGCCGAACTAAAGTGGATAAGATCGATCATAAAGAAGTTCACTTAGTTTTAGACTCAGATCTAGCACCAGCATTGAGAAACTTACTGACTAACACTATTCACAATGTGATTGATTATGAGCAATACGGTGAAGATTACGGATACAACGAAGTTTATGAAGAGGTGGATAAGGTAGTCGATTTAGAAGACGAGGAAATTAAGTTGGTCATCGAACGACCTCAAGTTTTCTAAAAGTTGAAATAGTAGTTGATTTCTGGTTTGGAATCGACTATAATACATCTTGTTAATTAGTTAAACAATCTAAGTTAAATTCATTAAACATAAGGAGCATTAAATGAAGAAAACTGTAGCAACATTATTAGTAGCCGGTATTTTATCTGGTTCCGCGATCGCGGCAACTCCGACAACCGCAAAAACTTTACCTACGGTGCCATACGTAGTAGATGGTTATACCCCAGATACTCGTACCGCGGAAGCAAAAGAGTCTTACGCTAATCGCGTAGTAAAATCAGATGTAGAAGGCAACAACCACTCAGTATTTGGTCAAGATAACACAGTAAACGCATTACACGGCAGTTCATCTGTTTATGGTAACCAAAACGTAGTAGGTGAAGAAGCTAAAGATGGTAACATCTTCGGTGATGGTTCATCAATCACTGGCTATCAATCTCAAGCAGCTGGCGATAATAACCACTTAAAAGGTGAACAAAATAGCGCGTTCGGTATGAACAACGTGGTAAATGGCGATCATACCCACGCAATTGGTGGCGGTAACAACATTACTGGTAGCCGTGCAACCGCAGTAGGTCACTATAACTTAATCACTTCAGACGAAGCAACTACCGTAGGTTACGACAACAAAGCCCACGTTCGCGGTGTAGCCGTGGGTTATACCAACACCGCGAAAAATCACGGGGTGGCGATCGGCGTTGAAACAAAAGCGATTGGTGAATCGTCAACGGCGATTGGTGTTCGCTCAAACTCAACGGGCTTAAGTACTATCGCAATCGGTTCTAATTCAGTAGCTAACAACAAAGCTTCAACGGCAATCGGTCAAGGCGCAACGGCAACAGCAAGTTACGGCGTAGCATTAGGTAAAGCGGCTCAAGCGGATCACGGTTCAGCGGTAGCTTTAGGTACTGCAGCGGTGACCGAACAAGCGGTAGCAGTTAACGAAGCGACTGTAGGTAAAATCACTTATGGTGGTTTCGCGGGTACTGATGCTACGGCAGTAGTTTCCGTTGGTAAGAAAGGAGATCATACACGCCAAATCATTAATGTTGGTGCGGGTGAAATTTCTGCAACTTCTACTGATGCAATCAACGGTTCTCAATTATACGCAACCAATGATGTTATTAACAATGTAGCGGGTAGCGTAACCAATATTTTAGGTGGCAACGTGGCCTTGGATAACAAAGGCAATATCACTATGACCGATATCGGTGGAACTGGTGAAAATACCGTTCACGATGCGATTAAATTGCACACCGGCAAGATCGCCGCTAACGCCGAAGGTATTGCAAATAATGCCAAAGCAATTGAAGCAAATGCTGAAGGCATTAAGTCGAATACTAACTACATCAAAGCAGTGGAACAAAAATTACCGGAAGTCCAAGCTGGCGATAATACGGTAGTTACTTCAACTACAGATGCTAACGGCAAAGTAACTTATACTGTAAGTTCGAAAGACTTCCAGCCTGCTATTGACGCTAACAAAGCGAAGATCGCAGAGAATGCTAAAGCCATCGAAACTAACACGGCAGATATCCGCGCAGCAGAAGCATTAATCGATAAAAATGCTAAAGACATCGCGGGTAACGCGAAAGCGATTGCCGGTAATACTGAGTACATCAAAGCAGTAGAACAAAAATTGCCAGAAGTTAAAGCTGGTGAAAACACTACAGTGGATGTAACAGTAGATGCAAATGGTAAAGCAGTTTATACCGTAAACTCTAAAGACTTCCAACCGGCAATCGATAATGTGGACGCTAAAGCTGAAGCTAACACCAAAGGTGTAAAAGCGAATGCAGAAGGCGTTAAAGCGAACACGGCTAAAATCCAAGAAGTGGAAAAAGAAGCTAAACGTCACACTGTAGTGAAAGCTGGTCAAAATGTTCAAGTAACTAAAGAGTTTGGTGAAAATGGTGAAGCAGTTTACACCGTAGGTGTAGAAACTAACCATTTAGCTACCAAAGCGGAGTTAGGAACTGTTAAGGTTGGCGTTATGGGTAATTACGCCAGAATTGAAAATAACCGCAAGGCGATCGAAGCCAACGCTAAAGCTATCCGCAAATTAGATCGCGATGTTCACAAAAACCGCAAACGTGCAGACGCTGGTATCGCTTCGGTGGCCGCGATGGCAAACATCCCACAAGTATACCTTCCAGGTAAATCTGGTGTTGGGGTTGGTGTTGGTCATAAACACGGTCAATCTGCTTTAGCAATTGGTTACTCCCGCACAAGTGATAACGCCCATCACATCATCAAATTATCTGCTGGTGTGGATAGCCAAAAAGATGTTACTGTGGGTGCTGGTTACATGTACCAATGGTAAGATGGTAATCTAAAAAAAATCTCCCCGAAGTGGGAGATTTTTTTATTTTTGAAACTTTCGAGTTTCGGTGACCGAAACTCTCACATCTCAAAAAAATTTTTTTTTTTGAAAAAGCGCAGTCAGCAGTTGATTTCTTATTTTAGATGTACTATAATACATTACATAAAAGAGATTTACTAACTTCAACATAAGGAAAACTAAATGGCAGATACCAATTTAAAAGGTTTAAAACAGAAAGAACAAGAAGAATTGATCGATACCGCAGTTGGTCACGAATTCTTTAGACTTCGCGAGCACAACGGGCATTTCGTTTATCGCGTCACCGGCAAATTGAAAGATGGTTACGCTATCAAAGATCAGAAATCCGGTAGTGTCTGGAAACTTTTACCAAAAGATTATGGCAATTTTGTATTATTACATTAATTCATAAATGCAACACAGCAACTCACAAGAGATTAAAATGGACATCATTGCAAAGGAAACCGTAACTTATTCCGCAACCGCGGATGATTTCGATAGCATCGAAACTTCACTTAACTCGCTTTTATCAGCAGCAGAGAGTAGCTGCTATAGCAGAGACTTCGAAACCAAACTCAAATATCTCAATCATACTATTACCCACAATCCGTACGATAATCGTTTTCTTGTGATTTTAGTAGTGGAAGAGACTACTTACCGCGAACACGGTTATTGGGATGAATAGGATTACAGGAGATTTAAAATGAAACCTTTCGATTTGCAAGCAGCGTTAGATGGCGAATTAGTTCAACTTCGTAATGGTGATCATGCGCGTATTGTTTATGTGCATGATGACGATGTTAAAGACGCTTATGGGCATGAAATTGAACATAAGCTTATCGGCTTTGTGATGAATAGCAAAGGCAAAATCCACCGCGAAGCGGAATCTTGGTCGCTTGAAGGTAAAGTAGGTACGTCAACTAAAGATGACTCTTGGGATATTGTTGGAATGTATGATAAACCTACCAGATTAGAGATTCTTACAGAAGCCTGGAAGCGAGGATTACGAGTTCGCAGTATTGAAACTGGTGATATTTACGATGTTATCGCGAAAACGAAAGATGGGGATTTTGTCTTAGAGAATGTTGAGCGACGTTGGCTATCTCGCCTAGAATTTGCTACCTTTGAGCTATTTGAATAATCAGTATATGTAGGAGAACTCAAAATGCAAAACATTATTAACCTGCCAAAACCGTTTAATCCGCCAGCCGGTGAATACTTCTATTATGTTACACCCTATGGTGTTGTGCGAGATATCAAACCCGCAAGCTACAAGAATGAAATGTATGGTTGTTTCCGTACTGAAGAAGAAGCTTTCGAATGGATGAAAGTATTCGATGAAATGCGTAGAGCAGGTGAAGTTGCGGAGTTATTGGGGGATGACAAATGGCTAAAAAAATAAACTCAAAGAGATTGTTAAGCTTGTTCAACAAGATCCGGAATTTATCAAGGCGGTTTTAAGACACTCAAAACCGGCAAAATCTAAGGAGACAAAATGATTAACATGAATAAAATGCATTCATATCAACGCAGCGATTTCTTGGACAACGTTATTTGGCACCTTAAAGGTAATAATTTCTACACCTTTGAGGATGCCGATCATCGAACATTAGAAACTAACAACCTCAAAGTAACTTGGTATTCTGGAAGCGGACATGTCATTTCCATCAAATCAAAGTTAACCAACACGGAATTTGAATTGCGTGTTAGCGTTGGATGTTATGATTACGAAGAGCAATTTGTTTACAAGCTAGCCGAGTTATTCAAGAAAGGTAGTGAATGGACGGCAATGAAAGATAGTAAGTTCCACAAAGAATTCTTTGGCTGGAAAGATTAGAAGAATTAACATTTAAAAACATTTTAACATCAACACATTAGGAGATTAGAATATGCATTACGATGAATTTGAATATAATTGGCGAAGCGTAGAACGTCCGTGGGACGAAGAACCAAAAGCGGTTACTTCGCTAAGCGAAAAACGCTATCAATTTGATAAGATCGATCATGTAACTCAAGGAGCCTACAAATTCAGCGATCAAAATGGGAAGTTCTGGGTGCCGAAGTATGCGGTTGCGGGAATGATTCACCCAACTGAAGATCATCTAGGTTACGTTATCATCGATCCGTATGTGGAATTTAGCGCTTGTTATTGGAATGATCGAGAAAGACAAACTACCAATGATCGTGTTCCAGAGATTGGTAAGGGTTACCGAAAATATCAAATCTCGGAGATTACGCCTCCGGGGAACATTCAACTAGTAACAAAAGTAAAAGTATTAAGTTTACATTCGCACAACGAAGAACTTTTCGCAGTATGCGAAGATGGCAAAGTTCGTGGTTTTGATTTTGATAACAACGAATGGTATGATTTGCCAGCAGTAACAAAGTAAAGTTTGAATAAAATTGGATAGTTTATTATAATAATATTCTATTCAATTTTTAGTGTTTTAGGAGTAATAAGTTTCAATGAACGAAATCAAAGTTAAAAATGTACCAGTTTTTAAAAATCGACCGTTACCGGTAGTGGAGATTTTCGGTAACACGATTCAAGGAGAAGGTCCAAGATTAAGACCAGCTATTTTTGTTCGCACGGGTATGTGTAATTTAAAATGTGAAGGTTTCGGGTGTACCCGAGTAGCTCCGAATGGAGAAACTATTGTAGGTTGCGATACTATTCACGCAGTAAGTCCAAAATTCAAAGATACCTGGATAGAGTATACAAGAGCTTCGGATTTGATTGATCAAATCAACAAAATTGCAGATTCGATGATGGAAGAATCTAAGGCGTTAGGGGTTGGTAGTAAGCCAGATCTGATTCTTACTGGCGGGGAGCCAACAATGCACTGGGATAACCAAGTCTTACAAGAAACTTTGAAATATTTCTGGTTTCGAAATTTTCACATTACCGTCGAAACTAACGCTTCGCGTAATATCGAATTTGCAGAAGATTATCAGCGAGCGCTGCAATTTTCTATGTCGGTGAAATTATCGGTTTCGGGGGAACCAGAACGTAAACGCTTAAATTTTGATGCTATCAACAACATCATCAAAAATTCAAACGGAAGCTATTTCAAATTTGTGGTAAACCCGGAGACCTGGGAATCTACTAAAGATGAAATCTTAAATATATTAAATTCAACAGAATCCGCTAATACGCAAGTTTACTTGATGCCTTTAGGGGAGACCATTGAAAAGCAATTGAAGAATACACGTTTCGTGTTTGATGTATGTGCCAAATACGGTTTCAGCTTTACCCCAAGAGCGCATATCTTAGCTTATAATGATTTAGATGGGGTGTAGGACTCCATCCAACCACCCTGTACGAAAGGATTAACAAATGAAATTTACACATATCGTGGTCAAAGAAGGTAACGGTAAACCGTCTAATAAACAAATCGAAGATGCCGCAATGGTTAAGAATGCTGGGCAAGTTTTCGCTATCGTCGCCACATTCAAAGATGACGCTAAAGCGTCGGTTTTGATTGACGAGAAAGTGGCTAAAGACATCGAAGAGCACGCGGAAAGCCATCACTTCGAAATTCACAAATTGGAAGAGCCAGAAAATGGTGAACCAGTTAAACCAGGTGATGCCATCAACGAAGAATTCCAAGAGTATGGTGGGTATCGCTTAACTCAAACCGCTATCGATCTTTTAGAATCTTTCGCGGCAAGCGAACATCCTAGCGTTCGATTAATGGGTGAAGTGCTTAAAGCTGAAATGCAAACTGCTATTTAATCGGGAGTAACTAATGTCTATTAAAGTAATTAGTGAGCGTAACCTAGACAACAAAACCATTCGCAAGAATGCTTCCGGCACCGCGATTGAAGTAGCTGTAGCGGAAAGTGAAGACAACGCTCTAAAACTTACCGAGAATGGTTTAAAGGTGGAAAAACCACAAACAGTTCAATTACAGTCTTTAGGTGGCGAAAAAATCGGCGACGTAATCGTTAACTAGGTTTTAAAGATCGGCGCAATTTGCGCGATTTAGCGCGCTTATACGCGAGATTTTAATAGGATTAAAACATGTCAAAAATTAAAGCAATTCAAATTATTGAAGATTTCTCCAATAAGAGAGATGTTCACTACGGTGACCTTTCTGGTTCTATTTGGCTGATCGAAGATAACCAAGCACGTTGTTTAGTGGCAAAAGAGGTCTTGGAAGATACTGTAATTCCCGCGAATCATTTAGATGGCTATGAATATCGCGAAGTGGAAATCCTTAACGAGCCCAAAGTTAAAGTGGAAGGTGGTCAGCATCTTAACGTAAATGTTCTTAACCGCGAAACGTTGGAAGATGCAATCCAAAATCCGGACAAGTACCCTCAGTTAACCATTCGAGTTTCTGGTTACGCGGTTCGCTTTAATTCGTTGACTCCGGAACAACAACGAGATGTGATTACTCGCACATTTACTGAAAGTTTATAAGTGTACCAAAATCTAAAAATCTCCGCTCTACGCGGAGATTTTTTTATTGGTAAAATCTATTACAACAATAGGCAAAAACTTCGTTTTGGGTATTGTGTTTTGGGTTAGTTTCTATTATAATACATCCCATAAGATAAAGAGTTAACCAAACCTCAGGAGATTACAAAATGGAAAAATTCGAATTATATTCAACTTGCGCTACTGTAACTTGGTGCGGAAGATTAGTGGCTTTAAATCCGTTAACTCGTTTATACGTTGAGATCAATAACGAATTTGCGAAAATCGGTATTCGCGAATATGGTGAAGGTTACACCAAATTGGCAGAAATCGAACTTAACAAAGAATTTGAATCGATTTCTGTAAAAGCGGCGAAACCAATTTTAGACTTTGTTCAACAACATAACAACGTGTTGGTAGACGGTTACGATTTAGATGGCTTTGCCAACACTCTAGAAGAGTTATTGCGAGTTGCTGGTTTATTAGCATAGTATTAGGGAGCGCTGAAGATGGAAATGGTTTTACTAAAGGATGGCCGCAGAGGTCTTTTAAGCACGGAGCTTATGACTATCAGAACATTGGAATTGTGGGAAGGCGATCTTCCAGGAATCACCTATCACCTTACAGGGCAAGATCTTAAAGATCAAGTTATTCGAACTGTTGGCGGATTGGTGAAATGGGTATATTCTAAACCACAAAAGTAAGAGTTGATTTCTTAATTTAGATGTATTATAATACAACACATAAGTTAAGCGGAGATATCAAAATGACTGAATTAAACAAAATTAACAACCTAGTTTTAGAAACTGCGTTCCGCCAAAGACAACCAGTTCGCCATAATGTACTGGCTAGCTATCTTCCGGATTTTCGTATTGTTTCAAAAATTGATGAAGGTATTTTCCGAATGGTCTGCGACGGTCGCGAAATGATCTATCCTCGCGATTTCAATAATGAAATTAGCTGGTATTTAGTAAAGCAATAGAAGGAGTAAAGGGGAATTAAAATGGGAGAAGAGGCGCGCTATGTCCTTTTTGTAGGACAAGAAGATTATTATCTTACCGGAAACATTTTCGTAGTCTCCGGCGCAGACGACGCGGTTAAGAAACTCAAGACATTGATGTTTGTTGAGTCATTCAATGAAAAATTTTTCATGGAAAATCATAAAACTGGTGTTTGGAAACTTGATGGAGACTATATCGTTGCTGAGATGATGACTCCAGCGGAGTATCAATCTAAAATCCGCGGCGAATACGAAGCAAGAGAGCGTAAAATGTTAAGCTTAGTTCGTGAATATGACGAAGCGAAAACTGCAGATTCGGAGATGAGTAAATGATCTTAACCATTTTTCAAATTTTAAATCAACAAATCAAAAGTTTCGGTCACCTAAACTCGAATCCCGCGAAATTCGAAATTTGTCAAACTACCGTAAATGGTTATGATGACATTTTTCGAATCTGCGATCAATTAGGTGTTGAATTAACGGATGATCATGTGGTAGAATTACACATCGACGGGCGTTTAGATTATGAAGATTTTGAAGTGACGGGGCGTCTTTTCAAATTGGAACTCTTACTGGAAACTAAAGAAGAGTTTCGCCAACGTTTAGAAGATGAATTAAAACTTAAGTATTTGCAGGTTACGGGAGAGTCTTATGAGTAACAATTATTTAGATCCGTTAAGCTTAGAAGCGCACGATGTGGTTCGCTGGGTTCACCCAGGAACTGGAAAGGTTTATCGTTTTGAAGTAGTTCGCACAGATTATAAATCCGCAAATCAACCGGTGAGTTTGGAGCTTCTTTCTGATATCAAATCTGGTGAAGAATTGCGCGTAACGAGGTATACTTACTTTACGTATACGGGTTGTACGTGCTGGCCATACACCTCAGTTGAAGATCTTGAAGACGACGAGGTTGAATTTTTACCAAACGATTACTATATTACGTTAGACAAATTATTGCCGGATTCTGATGCAGTGTTGGATGCGACTGATGCGACTGATGCGAGTGATGCGACTGATGTCGAAATCCCCGCTAAAGTGGCGGAAGAGCCGGTCGCTCCAATCGCGGATCTTAAAGTGCCTTCTATAACTGAGCTGCAGGAAATCATTTACACTTCCAAATCTGATTTCGGAGTAATGGTGACTAAAGCTTTAGCTAAAGCTATCAAACAAGGTAAAACTTATGCGGAGCTTCCTCCAGTGCTTATCGAAATGCATAAGGAAGAATTGGAAGAATTAGGTTATGAGGTGCGCTTTAGCGCTATCTATTGGGATTTCTTAGATTAACAAAGTAGGAGAGTATTATGCCAGATTTAAAACCAAATGATGTAAAAGAAAACGAATTTGTTTATTATAAGGATCCCATTACAAATCAAGAATTAAAATTCCTAGTAATTGAAGTTGCGGATGAATTATTTTCAAACGGATTTACTTGCCGCTTGATGTTGTTAGATGAGCCTAAACACGCCATTAAAACTTGCAATAATGCTGGATCCGCCTCATTTTCTGTTCCGCGTCAAACTCGCCAAGTAGCAGATAATGCGTACACATTCCGTGATGAATTTGATGAATGGCCTTCCTCGGATGTAATTCTTCTAAGTAAATGTCGCATTGCACCAAGCACTAGTACAGAAGATTTAGACGGTTATATCTACAACCGCGGTATTAATCCGGCAGCGCTCGCTGCCGCAGACGAGGTGATTAAAGAGTATGATAAGCCGTTTTTACACGTAAACAAAATTCGCGATTTAGCGGAAAATGCACTAAACGTCAAAGAACGCGTCAGTAAGAGAATCGTAGAAGCCGCTAGAAGCGGAGAATTCGAAACTTACTTAACTAATGAAGAGTTTAAAATCTGTTTGGATGATTTAGTTGAACAAGGTTATGAAGTTTTCAGCGACCGAGTAAGTTGGGATCAGGAGGTTTAAAATGCAAAAGATTGTAAATGTTCACGAATTAGATGACGGCACATTAGTATGTTGGTTACATCCGGTAACCGGAAAGGTGTACAACTTTAAAATAGAATATGTTGATTTCAATGATGATGAACAACCGGCTAAATTAGAGCTGATTGATAATATTTCAGAAGCGGAGTATATTGCGGTTACTCCGCATATTGGATTTGAACGAAAAGGATCTATTAGATGGCCGTATGCTTCCCGAGTTGCCCTTAGTGTTTTGCATGATATCACAGAGTCTGATGTTTATATGACTTTAGAAGATTTATTTTATCCAGAAACCGCAGAAACAACGGAAGAAATCGAAGAATCTGATATCCCGATTTTATTCGAAGGTGACCTAGTTAAGGATGCTTTTGGCAATACCTTTGAAGTAGTCGAAGCTAAACCTAGACAACGATTAGATCCAGATCGCTTCGATTACTGCAATATGGGTTATCGTTTGAAATTAGTTACTAAAAACCCAACCTCTCCAATTCGAGAAGTGCATGATAATGTTAAATTCTTAGAAGAAGGTAACAAATATTGGGTTTATAACCGCGAAGAAGATGCGCGAAATGTAAAAGAATTCAATCATACTATCACGGCTTCGGAATTGGTTTTATCAAAATCGGTTTTTCAAGTGGAACTTCGGAAAACTTTAGAATCCGCAACACCCGCTAAAGCGGAAAGCGCGAAACACCGCCCTAGCATCCAGGAGCTTCGCAAACTTTCTGAGGAATACAATCCAGAAAACTTATTAGATGAAGCATATCAAATTTTGGAGGAGCAGGCGCGTTTAGGTGAGCGTCGTGCCAATCTAACCGGGAAATTTAAAAACTGCATCCAACATTTTAAACGCGAAGGGTTTAACGTGTTAGAGCACGGTATGTTAATTGAGATTAGTTGGTAGCGCGAAGCGCATGCTGGTAACAGTTAAAGGAGATAAAGATGAATTTCTTTGAATTAAGACTTGGGCTTCAATTAATTTCTCAACACGGAGATGTTTTTGAAATTTGCGCAATAGGTAACCGCGATCAAACTGCGCTAGTTAAGCTGATTGAGCACGAACCGTATTCTTCATACACTCCAGTGGATATCGCGGGGCAAGAAATTACCGATAGTCATTCGGGTTGGATAAACGGCACCCGATATAACTTCTACGCAGATAACCGATATGAAGTATATTTCGAAGATCTTAAATTTTGGCGCATGGACGTGCCAAAATTCGAAGAAGGGGATTTGGTAACGGATAGAGTTGGTAACGTTTATAAAATAGCCCATAAAGGTGAAATTGACGGGTTAGCAACTTATCAGATAGAGTTAGTAAAACACTATGATATGCGTTACGGGAGAACCGCAAACCGAGGCGCGGAATTTGAAGAAGGAGGCTTAAGCCTTCGCATCTATAATTCGCAAAACGATGCGGTGTTAAATGATGATTACATCGGAATTTATCAGTTGTTTGCTACGGAGCTCAAGCCGTTTAATAAAACGTTAGCCTCGCTAACTGAAGAACCTAAAGAACCTCTTAAGATGCTCGCGGAGCGCGAAACCACTAACCAATTTATCAACACTGAGATTAAAAAGCGTAAAATTACCAGACCTAACATTACCCAAGTTCGCGAAATTACCGCTAAAGCGAAGAACGCAGATTTGGACAAAGTTTTAGATGAAATCTATCCTAAAATTTTAGAGGCTGCGGAACGTGGGGAGCATACCGTATCTTTCGATATGCTAGACCCCGAAATGAGCGAGCTCGCGATGTTTTCACCGAAATACAAAATATTCGAATACTTCAGCGACGAAGGCTATAAAGTTTTAGAGAGCGGTGGTAAATTCGAAATTAAGTGGTAGTTGGTGGTAGTTGGTGGTAATTGGAGACTAATATGCAAAAATTATATGAAGGGGATATCATCCGGGATAAATTCGGAAATGAATATGAGATCGTTCGAATTTGTGACCACAACGTTCAAGTTAAAATGACCAAATTCAAGCAGGAAACTATGGCGATGACTCAACCCTACGGAAGATTTTGGTTTACTAGACCTGGGAATAGTTGGTGGTGTCTTATGGCTAAATTCGATACGCAACCAGATCCAGTATTTGGTATTGATCCTGGTGAATTCCTGTTAAGATTGGATGAAGTTGAGCGAGTAGAGCGAGCAGTAAACGTAGAGCAGGAGGAGGTGTAGGTTGAATATTATTTTCTTGGATGTGGATGGTGTTTTAAATGGGGCTAAGGATTTCGGTTACGAAAGATCTCCGGATACGATAGATTGCTATGTTAATACCATTAACTCCAAACGTCAACATTTTGGTCGCGTTAACAACCATCAACTTGATAAACTTCGTGAAATAGTAAAATTAGCGGACGCTAAAGTTTACTTAATTTCGAGTTGGTCGGTAGCTTTCAAAATTGAAGAAATCCTTAATGTGCAAGAAGCGTTCAACGAGTTCTTCGGTTTCGAAGTTATAGCAGCTCAATGCGGAATGCAATCCGCTAACGGAAGAGCTCGATTTGCGATCGATTTACTCAACTCTACTGATTATAACGCCGCGGTATATTTGGATGACATGCAAGATTTCGACCCGGAAATATTGCAAGAACTACAATCTAAATGCTTCGTTCCAGTTATCAAAGGTTCTGTAGGATTGCGGGATTTTGATTTTGAAGCGATTAAAGAGTACTTTGGAATAGCGGATATCAATTAAACCGATTGAGTAAATAAAGGTATTATATTATAATACTTATTCAAACTTTTAATTTAAAGGAGCAAATCTATGTCAGAACAACATTCGCTAATCGTAGACTTCAACAACCTAGGTTCCGAAAACAATCAAATTTTCTTCGGAGAATATTCCGGTTTCCAACGTTATGATGATCCGGCGTTTCCTGCCGCAGTGAAATTGGAAGAAAGTATGCGTAACGCATTCTGGAATCCTAATGAAATTTCTATGAAGGATGATGCGGTGAAGTTCCATCTTATGCCTACGCAAGTGCAAGATGCGATGTGCAGTATTTGGTTCTATCAAACTTTGATGGACTCTGCACAAAATCGCGGTTTGGAAGAAACTATCTCATTATTTGTGACCAATCCGGAATTCGAAGCTCTATTCAAAACTTGGGGCTATTTCGAAATGATTCATAGCTTAAGCTATTCGCATATTATTCGTGGAATCTTTATGGACAGCACTCCAGTATTCGAGCGCAACTTCCAAAATATGGACATCATCAATCGCGTAAAATCCGAAATCGAGCAATATTCCGAGATCGCCGATTACGCGGAAGATTTGGCAGGCGCGGAATTCAGTGAAGAAAACGCGAAGAAAATCATTGAGCTAATTTTAACCATCTATGCTTTAGAAGGTATCAAATTCTATGCGAGTTTCTTATACACTTACTTAATCCACGATCGTTATGCTTCCATTCCGGGAGCGACCCGTATTATTAAGTTAATCAACCACGATGAAAACATGCATACCGTTTCTTCAGTGGTGTTGTTGCAAGAACTTCGCAAAGATCCTCGCTTTAGCGAAATTTTAGACAGTGATTGGTTCGCAGAAACGGCTCAAAAGCATTTCTTAAAAGTTTACCAAGATGAAAGATCATTCGCGGAATACTTACGTGAAGTGTTGGGCGAATGCACTCCGATCTCTGAAGAGAACACCAATAAATTCCTGAAATATTGGGTTGATTCTCGTCTCCGAGATATCCGCGTAAGCGGAGTTTTCGGGGATTTTGAAGCGACACCAATCGTTGAGTGGTTTACCCAGTACCTGGATATGAACAAGGAAAACGCGGCTTTGCAGGAGAGTGATCTTGCAGTATACAATATTGGTACAATGGTAGATGATATGTAATTTTCATCGAGGATTATAATTTATGAAGGTAATGTTTAAATATTAAAGACATTACCTTTTATTTTATTCGTAGGAGTCTTAAATGCTTAACAAATTAGTAAAGATGTCGTCCTTGGACGATCTTCAAAACGCAAAACATCGACATAATGGACTATGGGCGATTGGCTCCATCTTTAGAGCAACGGAAGAGATCATGCATCTTTTCAAAACTAACTTTATGCTGGCCAACAATGCTCCGAAATATGCCTTTATCGAAGAGTTAAAATGTTTAATTGACTTAAACGATAAATTCTTAGAATTGGAAGTAAGTGATATCACTCCAGCGAATGCTTTAGAGTTATACGACTATGTCGACAATTTAAGAGCTAACATGATTAGAAGCTTAACAATTACCGTAAACGGTGAGGATTTGGTTGGGTTTGCTTCTTCTAAAAACACTACTATTGAGCTCTTACCGGCAATCGAAACTTTAACCAACGCGTACCACGAATTGGTTGAGCAATCTCGACATAACTTGCTAGCAAGTATTAGCATCAATCCATCTTTGGATCATTCGGAGTTCGATCAACTTCGCAAATTATGCAGTAAACTGCAATGTATGCAAGATCACGAGATTAGAGCAAATTTAACTAACAATACATTCGAATTTTTGAGATTAGCTAAACAAATTGATCCGGCTATCAAAAATTCATTAGCTTTCCAAAACCAAGGACTTTAAAATGACCGCCGAAAAAACAGAATTGACAAATACCGAAAACACTGAAAACCCAACTGAAGAAGTTCGACCAGTAACTACAGCAACTACAGCAACTTCTGAATCGGTGACTGAAACACCGGCCGTAACAAATTCAGCAAACCCAGAAACTTCTGAAAATACCGAAGTTACTGCTACCACAGAAACTGCAGAGACTCCAGAACCAAAACTATGTGGAACTGATCCTAAAATTATTTGTGATGTGGTTAAAGAGCTATTCCAAGAACCAAAACCTAAAGAAGTAAAGGTAGAAGAGCCTACTAGATCTTTGGAATTCCAAACCACCAAAGTAGTTTCCAACAACGCGGTTCCGAAAGTTCCAGTACAGTATGTGGAAAACCCATTAAAATTTGCTAAAGATCTGAAGAAACCAACTGCGTTGGATAAGATCAAAGACGTGGCAGAAAACCTAAAATTGATGGGTAAGGAAGTAGAGGGGGAATTCATCGTTAAATCTTTCGATAATATTACGAATCCTACTTTAGAGCGCAAAGAATTTGAAATCAAAGATACCGAAGAATTAGCAAAAGCTTTCTTTGGTCGCGAGAAAATTCAACCTAAAGAACCGGGTGCACTACACTCCGCTAAATTCGCTATTGAAGAATCCAACAATATGCACAAAGTGCATAGTTTTGAAGATTCATATTCCGGTACAGTAACTGATAAAGTGATTGATTCTGCATACGGAACTATCGCAGCTCAAGTTAATTTCGATATGATCAGCGAATTACGCGAACGCGTATATCACGCAAAATTCGAATTGGATAAAGTAGTCGGAGTTAAAGGCGAATTATTCGACTCTTTAGAGTGTTCGTTGAAGAAAGCAGAAGAAATTTTGAATGTTGAGCGTAAAAACATCGTGATGCATAATCTTCAAGAGATTACCAAAACTTTAGAAGCGGTTAAAGCGGAAGAGTTAGCTCCGGAAGATCGCAAAGCTCTTTGGGATGCTATCCATAATCTCAAATGCGCTAACAACCTAGTCAACAAAGCTGGCTTTAAAGACAAAGCCGGAGATAACGAGAAGATTGTGCAAGAGCATGTAGCTAAAGCGCTTAAACTTTATCCTAAACTTAAAGAAAATGTTAGAATGCAAGCATTAAGCTCTCAAATCTTCGCTTTAAGCGAATGATGTGGTGTTATAATAAAACATTCATTAATAAAAGATCTCCATTGTAGTGGAGATTTTTTTTTTATTTCGAAACTCGAAAGTTTCGGTTACCGAAACTCTCGCATCTCAAAAAAAAAAATTTCATAAACGGCGTGCCCACTAGATCAAAATGCGCTATAATTCCTCCCATAAGATAACGAGGACAACCACCTAGGAGAAAAATATGATTATCGAAAACGGCATTTATGAAATCGATGGAGAAGTAGTAATGGTGCTTCTTTATGATACCGAGAGCAATATGATTGAAGTTTGCAAACTTTCCAAATTCGATCCAAATTTCTATGGCGAAGGGGATCCGGAAATGGAGATTGATTATGAAGATTGCAAATTAATTTCGCCAGAAAAATTTGGTCTATCCAATCTCAAAGGTTACAAATATTTCTTATTGAACTATCTTTTAGAGCATAAAGCATTCGCTAAAAATTATGATCTTTCAAAGTATGTTAAAAAATAATCTAAACAATCTCTCCGTAGCGAGAGATTTTTTTGAAACTTTCAAGTTCGCATATTTCGGTAACCGAAACTTTGAAGGTTTCAAAAAAAAAAATTTGATTAGCGGGTGTGTTTTTATTTTAGATGTATTATAATACTCAACATAAAGATATAGTAGGAGATTCAAATGAAACCAAATTTTAAACCAATGTTAGCCGCTTCCGCTACTAATGAAGAAATTGAAAAATTCACCTTCCCTCTAATGGCTAGTCCAAAATTAGATGGTATTCGAGCAATCGTGTTAGATGGCGTGGTAATGTCTAGAAGTTTAAAACCTATCCGCAATAAGAAAGTTCAAGAGCTCTTCGGGAAACCGGAATTTAACGGATTGGATGGAGAATTGATTTTAGGCTCCCCAACAGATCCGAATTGCTTTAATCATTCCACCGCGTTGATGGGTGAAGAACTACGCGAAGAGGTTAAAGATTTAGAAATCACATTTTACGTCTTCGACGTGATTCCGGATGTTTTAGATGATGAAGCGGTTCTAAGACATGATCATTTACTCAATTTGAAAGATCAATTACCAAACAATATTCAAATCGTTCCTCAAGTAATCGTTCAAAATTTAGCCCAATTATATGCATTCGAAACTGAATGTTTAAACGAAGGTTATGAAGGGGTAATGGTTAAAAGTTTGGATGGAAAATACAAACAAGGCCGCTCCACCTTAAAACAGCGATTACTCACTAAAGTGAAACGTTTCCAGGATTCTGAAGCGGTAGTCATCGGTTGGGAAGAAAAGATGACAAACGTCGGTGAACGGGAAATTTCAGAATTGGGCTACTCAAAAACTTCCAGCAAGAAAGCAGATTTTGTTCCAGCCGACACTCTAGGAGCTTTAAAAGTTCGCGATCTCGAAACTGGTATTGAATTTAGCATTGGTTCTGGTTATGATGACGCGACGCGTGCAGAATTATGGAGTATGAAAGAATCATTAGAAGGTAAAATTGTAAAATACAAACACTTTAGTGTAGGGGTTAAAGAAGCTCCGAGATTTCCGACTTTCTTGGGTTTCCGCGATTTAGATGATATGTAATTTAGTAGGAGTTATTATGAACGTAAAAGATTTAGAGTATATTAAGGCAGGAGACCAGCTTTTTCATAGAAGACTAGGAGCTATCTTCGAGGTAGTGGAAATCAATCCCAGTAATACATCAGCCCCATTGCATGTTAAGTTAGTCAACGGGCCGAAAGGTTTAGTATCTGGCGCTCTTAAAATCGACGACTTTGATAGTTTTGGCTCTCAATGGATTTTTGCTAGTATGGAAATAGCAAGAGATGTAGCTAATGCAGAAGTACTTGAATTAAACGAAGATAAGTTGGTTACTGTGGAAGATTTAGATTTGATGGGTGAAGTAAGTTCAGCACCTACCGAAGTTCTAACAGCTTGCAAAGCAGTAGAAATTTCAAAGAATATCCTAATTAATGAGGTTATGGAACGCATTCAACGTGAAATCTCAACAATTGGAGTTTGGGAAATTACGATCGAAGATCTCGATTTAGATCCGGTAGTAGCAGATCTTACTAAACTAGGTTATTCTGTAACTTTTAGTATGCAGATTGATGCGTTTAAAGTTTCTTGGTTACCAAAAATTTGATAAGGGTTATGAGGAGCGATGGGAGGTAAATTATGAATTTATTGAATATTAGTATTGGATTTTACGCCTTAGGCGTAGTATTAATGGTTGTTATTGCTATTTTATTTGGTTTGACATTGATTACGGATAATGACAGACTAGCAACCGTATGTGAGAAGTTATTTGGTGTTACTGTGATTACTTGGGCCATTGGAGTCCTTATAATGTTGATTGATATTATTTTCAATTTTTCCGAGTATCATTGGTGAGGATCATAAGGAGCTGGTATGAAATTTGAAGATTTGAATGATGTTGTAATTGGCGATGTTTTAAAATGTAAAGATTTGGATGTTACGTTTGAAGTAATTGAAATTGATATGTCAACTAGACTTACTCCAATTCGCGTTAAAATGATTTCGGGGCACTCAACTACTGAGTTAGTATCTGGGGTATTAACTTCAGATAGATTCGATGAATCTTATAAACAGTGGTTGTACGCGAGCCCTGAAAATGTGCGAGTATATGTACCGAGTTTGGAAGGCGTGATTGACATAAGCAAACTAATTACACTAGAACGCTTAGAACCGTTAGTTTCTCGCGATTTTGTAGCCCCGACTAATCACGCAAGTTGTAAGGGATGTGAGAAAGACGAAGAACTAGAAGACCTTGCGACCCTTACAGCAAGCCGTGCAGTGGAAATTACAAAAGGTCGACTTATCCGCGAAGTTTTAGAACGAGTTAAACAAGCCATTTACGGGGATTTGGGGGTCTTCGAAATTAAAGTTAAAGACTTAGATTTAGATCCGGTAACTTCCGATTTAGAATGGTTGGGTTATACGGTGAGATTTAGCATGCAAGATGATGAATTTACTGTCTCTTGGGAACCTGAGTTATGAGTATCTTCATTATTTTAGTTTTATGTTTTGTTTATTTTTATTGTTCCGCGTTGGAAGCGGCTACGGAACCTATGGGAGGATTTGATGACAATTACTATGATAGTAATCATCGCCGCGATTATCGCGTGCGGCATTATAGCAGTCGTGTCTGGGATTTAAGTAAGTTCAAATAGGGAGTAACTTATGATTTATGTAGCAATTTTACTAATTTTAGCAGGTGTTCTTACCGTTAAGTTTGCATTTTCCGATAAATCGGATAAGTACAACGATGTAGTGGTCGGCGGTAAAGGTGGAACCAGCTTGATAATGTATATCGCTTTTGCTGGTTTTATTCTCTTTATTATCGGTGGAGCAATGTTGAACGGTTATCTGGGTGTCTATAATTGTCATTAAGTAAACGAAGGAGTGAGATATGTTTTTAGGTATGAGCGTTTTTGATTGGTTAGGTATGTTCCTTTTATTATTTGCGCTGTTTTGTGTGGCGTGTGTGGTCACGATCGCATTAGGCGGATTGCAATACGCAGGAAATTCCGCTTTAGCGGTGATGTGGATTTTCTTAACTGGCGTCTTTGTAATGTTGGCGTTTAAATGTTTTGGTGTTTATTAATATAATATATCAATTCACCAAACATAATTTTAATGGAAAGATTTACTGTAGCGAGTTGGATTCTTATAGGATTTGTAGTAGAGCTTATGATAGCCCTAGGCTTTCTGTGGAAGAATCCGGATAACACAATTCCAAGATCTTGGAAGATTACAACTACGTTGTTGGTCGTAATCTTTTCGTATATTTTATTGAGAGGAGCATATGAGCAACATTGGTAAACGAGGTTTAGTACAAATAAAACCACTAAACTCGAGTTTTGTTCAACTAAACTTCAACGAGATGGAAGCATCTCAAAACGCGCTCAAAACGCTAAAACAAACCTTACAGGTTGAACGGGCAGGCTGGCAATATGATTATATGGTCAAAATCGGGCGCAAGAGTAAGTATGATGTGTTCTACCAAGAATTCGGAGATTACACTTTAGTGTTGGATTCCGGTTTATTGGAAATTCCGCCAGTTCGAGAAATTTTACAACTGGAAGACCAAGAGATTGAAGATGATCCGAAGATTGACGAGTATTTGGAAGAAATTTTGGAATCTGATATCTTACCGTTTGCACCATACGCTTATCAGATTGAAGCTTGTAGAAAAGCGTTGAACAAAAAACGTAAGCTGAGTTTGATGTGTACTGGTTCTGGTAAATCTTTAACCATTTCGTTATGCTTAGAGTATTTCCGAAGAGAAGGTCTCAAAGGCGTTTTGGTAGTTCCTAATATCAATTTGTTAACTCAGTTCGCGAGTGATATCAAGAGTTACAATTTAAATGAATTACATCAAAGTATCATCACCTTCGGTGGAGGTTCTAAGAAGCTTAAACAACTCAAAGATTCCAACGAATCGTTGAAACCTGGCGATTTGGTGATTACTACCTGGCAAAGTTTGAGTAAATTAGAACCAGATTTCTTCAAATCTATTGATTTCATTATCTGTGATGAAGTGCACAAATTCAGCTCTAGCTGCACTTCGCAGTTAGTGCAAGATTCTGGTTTTGCGAAATACAAATTAGGTTTTACTGGAACTTTACCAGATTCAAAATCTCAAAAATTGACGTTAATTGGTTTATTCGGGGTACCGGAAAATATCATATCTTCCAGTCAGTTAATTGAAGAAGGGCGAGGAACCCCAATTCATATTACTGGAGTAAAACTTAAGCATGCCGCGGAAACTGCACAAGAATTTAGTCATTACGGTGAGTATTTGGATAAGCTCAAAGTCATGCTAAATGCAGAAGGAAGAAACCAAATCATCGCAAATATTGCTTTACAAGCAAGTCAGCGAAAAGAAGGTTCCACACTAGTTTTGTTCACCTTAATCGAGCACGGTTTTGAAATTTTCAAGGAAATTGCCGTTCGCAAAGGCCTCTCTGTACAAGAAGATGCACCAGATCTCGAAACGATGAAGGCTTACGGGGTTTACTTTATGTCGGGGCAATCCAGTACAAAAGATCGCGAAGCTATCCGTCATTTAATGGATGAAGACCCGGAAGCCATTTTGGTAGCTAATTATGCCTTGTTAAGTACTGGGGTAAACATCAAATCTTTGAGATACGCGATTTTCGCCAGCCCTGTAAAATCTGGAGTGGTAGTGGCGCAGAGTTTAGGTCGTGGGATCCGACTAAACGAAGGTAAACAAACTTTCAACGTGTATGATATTGTCGATGTTATCGGAGGATCCGGGATGTTCGCGAGACAATATAATCATCGAAAACAAATATACAAGAAATCTAACTTTACGCTGGACGAGCGTACTGAAGAGATTCGAGCAAATTGAGGCTCTTAATGGTTCATAAAATTCAAACAAATCCCTATACTTTGCAGATTGGCGACCCGAAAACTTCCACTACGGAAGATATCCGGGATCCCAATTTTGGATTGGAAGATGGTCACCTAGATGAAATCAATCCGTCGACGGAAAAATATTTCCTTAATACGGGGTATAATATTCGCTATCGTAACGATATCACTATCCCGCAATACGGGGATCGCGATAAGTTTCCTGAGACTCCGACAAAATGTAAGCAACCGGATACTAGCGATGCAGATGTGATTGTACTGCCTCCAGGGGAATACAAAGCCAAATTTGACGCGAAAGCGTTGAAAGCGGATTGTATTGATGATCTTAAAACTTAGGGTTGATTATTGAGTTAAGTTATAATATAATACATCCATCGTTAAAAATTTGAAAACGTGCAGAAGTTCGAGTTCTTTAAAAGTGCTTCAAATTAGTTAAAATGTAAGGAGATTGCATCATAATGAAATTAACTAATCTTAAGAGTATCAAAAACTCGACTGTTAAATTTGCTAAGACTTTCGTAACATCAGTTTTACTGATTATTGCGACAACTTTAGTAACTTCAACATCAGCGTATGCTTCGAACTACTCCCGATCAACCCAGCAACCATTATCCGCACCCATTAAAGCGAAAGTTTATAAGGGCGCGAATTGGGATAATTCGAAGTCTTACGTGATTCGCAAAGTTCGGTATCATTTAAAGGATAAGAAACAAGCGATCAAACACAAAGAACAAGGGAAAGCAACGTGGTATTGTTGCTATCGTAAAGGAACCAAAACAGCAGATGGAAGTTTATTTTCGCAACACAAACTCACTGCTGCACACAAAACATTACCATTCGGTAGCCAAGTTCGGGTAACTAACTTAAAGAATGGTAAATCGGTTATCGTGGAGATTACCGATCGCGGTCCATTTAAGCCAGGGAAGATCATTGATTTAACTCCGGCAGCGTTCGCTAAAATTGACTCAAAATCTACAGGAGTCGCAAACGTTAAATTGGATGTTTTAGGATTTAAGTACTAAGAGTAATCAGAAGGACGAGAACTATGCACGATTTCAACATCAAAGTTAAAGACAATAAACTCAAGGCTATTGTTACCACTTCCATGTTCCGCAACAGAGTTGAAAAGAACGCTAAAGCGCATACTCGAAAGCTTAAGCATCAAAAGAAATCCACGACCTCTGAAGGTTGGGGGTATTAACGGTTCAAATTATGTTGAGTTTATTATTGTTACCGTTTAAAATATTAAAATTCATAGTTGTTTCGGCTTTGAAGGTTTTTGTATTTGTTTTAATTTGTATTATTTTAATAAATGTTTTGGGTTTAGGAGATTATAATGTTCACGGTTTTCAAGAAAGTCCTAGAACAGAAGGAAATTACACCGCAAGATGCTGATAAAGTCAGCGACTTTCTTCTTCGAAGATGGTTATCTGGGGATAATCGTCTTATCGAATTGGCCAACACCCTAAATTGTCTCCCGGCAAATGTTGGTAAACAATCCAATCTAACCATCTTAAGAGGGATTTCAAAAGCTCTTAAAGGTCAAATTAAATTCATTCGGTTTCCATCCGGTACCAAGAAAGATTCTAATGATGTGGAGTATCAAGAAATGATGTCCAAATTCTTCAAAATTTCTCCGAAGGAGTCGGTTGAATATTTGGAGTGGATGAAAAATCATTGTCCGGAAGAATTGGAAACTTTAAAAGTTATTTGTAGGGATTTGTAAGGGGTAAGTGTATGGCGAAATTATATGAAGGTGGGTTCTTTGCGAACTTTAAGTACTGGGCAAGATATTATGATACCGATATCGGTAAATCCTTCCTAACGGATGATGTCCCGCAAAAATGGGAATATTATGTTCCGGATGAAACCGGGAGCTTTAGCGGAATCTACGACAATAGAAAATATCGTAGAGAATTTGGGTCTTCGAATGATGCGAAAGGTTACGGTTGTACTGCGCAGGTAAGTCCGGTAGATCTCGCAATTCGCGAACAATTCCGAAATCAAAGTAACCAGAATCCAAGAATATTCTACCTGGATATTGAGACCCGAGTAGGTACCGTAATGAAAGGTTTCCCGAGTCCGGATAAAGCTTTAGAACCGGTAAGTTTGATTCAGTTTTTGGATAACAAAACTCAAATTGTTCATCTAATAGGCGATAAGGAATTCTATTACGAAGACTGGTACAAGAAACAACCGGATCATTTAGGTAAAGAAATCCAATATCATAAATGTAATAATGAAATTGAAATGTTTAACAAATATTTCGAATTCGTAGAAGAGCTTCAACCCGCCGTAGTTTTCGCGTGGAACGGCGAGGGCTTCGACTTTCCGTATTTGTTTAATCGATGTAAGCGAATTGGTTTAGATGTTTCGAAGTTCTCTCCATTCTGGAGAAAATTCGGAGAGAATACCGGGGAACAAAAAGGATATGTTCAAGGAAGAGCCCAACTCTTCGCGGACCGATATGCGTTTGATCTTACGGTTGGGGGATGCGCCCACATTGATATTAAGCGGTTATATCAAAAGATTGTACTGGCCCCGAGAACCTCATATTCATTGAATGCTATTGCCGAGGTGGAAGTGAAAGCTCGCAAAATCGATCACAGTGAATTCAAAACTTTCGACGATTTCTATCTTGGTAATTATACCAAACCAGAAAACCCAACGGAAGATCAAATAAAAACATTATGTTATTTGATGACGGAAGCCGGTAAACCAGAAAGCGAAATTAAGAAAGCTGGGTATGGGCAATTTGTTTACTACGGTGTCATCGATGTGGTGTTGTTGCAAGAAATTGATAAGAAATGTGGTTTATCTGCGTTGATGGGCGATGTTTCCAATCGAATGAATTCGCAATATAACAGTATTCTCGGTACTACTAAAATCTGGGCTAACTACATTCGAAATATTCTGTTTGATGCTGGATGGATTATCAATCCGGACGCCATTCTTGCGCGTGGAGCTGATTTAGAGAAATCAATTCTCGGCGGCTTTGTAAGAGATCCGGTTACTGGGAAGCACGAATGGGTGTTATCTGCTGACGTTAACTCGATGTACCCAATTCTCGCGATTGCGGGATCCGGAATGTCCCCGAATAACTTCTTATTCGCCTGGGAATTAGGCAATGAAGGATCCGAAGGGGAGTTAAAACGTTTAGTGTTTGAACATCTTCACGTGGGGGACAAGGACAAAGAACAAAACGAGCAAAACTTGTTGAACTTAATTAAAAATCCGGAATTGAAATCTAAGTTAGTTAGATTATTAAAAGAAACTAATTTAACAATGGCTCCGAACGGAGTATTCTTTAGAAAAGATAAACCTGGATTTCTTCCGGAATTAGTTAAGAACATCTACAAAGAACGTAAAGTAGTGAAGAAAGCGATGTTCCAAAAAGAGCAACGAGCTATCAAACTTCAAGAGATTTTACATCATAGATAGCGCGGATAAATTAAAATCCCCAAAATTTCACGGAAGTGATTTCTTGGGGTTTTTATTTTAGGGTTGAAGTGTTTCGGTAACCGAAACTTAGAAGATTCAAAAATATTTTTAAATATTGAAATTAAGTAAATTTATTATAACATAAACAATGCCACACATTTTAACACCGGAAGAAATCGAGTACTTCAAAAACAATCAGCACCTTATTACCCAAGAGCTTTTGGATACTTTAAGAGCTCAAGGTAAGGATGGTAAGCGCGTAGCGCTAGAGATCCTAGATTTGGAGAAGAACGAGCGCATGTTCTACTTGGATGCGTTTGGTTCTCCGATAAGTTTTGATGGTAATAAAGGCCTCAAGAAACAAGCGACTACATTAAAACTCTCGGATATTCACGTAAGTGAATTTGAGAGATGCGCTAATGATTTTGAGTATTTTCGGGAAAATTATATCCAAATCAAAACCCCGAAAGGCATCGACTTCCCGGATATGCGAGATTATCAAACCAGATTCATCCACAAAATGTTGGATGATGAAAAGGAAGAAGTGGTGGGGCTTTTGGGTCGTCAATGCGTCTCGGGGGACACTGTGGTTGATATGGAAGATCGGAATCGCACGTTACGTGAATTATTCGAGGATCCGGAATTATAAATATTTTATTAATTATAAACGATTGATCAAACAAACCTTATAAGGAAAAATAAAATGCATATTACATTCGAACAATTCGATAACGAATTAATGAACGAATCATTAAACGAGTTCGCCGCTGATCTTAACGAACTGAGCGAAAGTTTAGGTAACTTACGTGTAGCGGGCGCTTCCCCTGAGTATCTCAAAATTATTAAAGCTGCGCTTAAACAGAAAGCAGTTCTTTCTATTTCGCCGAACTCAAAAGTTGTAGCTATCGAAGGTCACGCTTTTGAAGAACTGGTCGCGGATATCCGTGCCGCAAGCAAGAAAAGTGGTGAATTTGGTATGTTCTACATCGGCACTGCGTCTGGTACACATGTAGTAGTGAATAACGAACCAGGTTTCAGCGATAAACCGGTAGGTATGAACACTGACGTTAAAACCCTAACTTTAGGTAAAAACCCGGTTACTGGTGACGATCGGTTAGAAATCTACGATGGTAGTGGCTGGAGAAGTTCTTTCCGCGCTCAAAAAATTAAAGATCTTAAAAATCGCCTTCAAGTAGAAGCGGAGGGATATAAAGGTTTCATCGTAATTAAAGACGGCGAACTAGTTAAATTGCGCAATGAGCGCTTTGCAAACCAACGAGCAACAGATAAGTATGCTCCACGAGAAGGTTCTTGGAAAAACGAAAACGGTGAAAGCGATTTCTATGCTAGTGCCAAACGCCAAGCAGTAGTTAACCGCGCTGCTAAAGCCAACACATTCCCATCCGTGGATAAAATGTCATGGGATGACATCTTAAAAATCAACGAAGCTGCTAAAAGCTGGAAAGGTGAAAACGTGGCTAAAATTGGGGATCAATTCTTCAAGCGCATTAGTGGTAGCGCATTCAGTCCAAAACCAGTTGCAGACGGTCTTCAGTTATTCTGGTTGTATGACGAAAATGATGTTGGTTATCAAATCGTTCTTGGTCTTAATGGTATTAGATTAGAGAAGAAATAATTGGTTAGGGGATTGCCAATGGGTGTATTTGTTAATATAATACACCCATTGAAGATAACCAGAATTACGAGCATTAAAAATGACAGATTTGAATTATGAAAATTACGCTAACGCGATGAACGAAAGTTTGGGTAACCTTAAATTAGTTTCCAGCGACCCAGAATACATTTCGGTGATCAAGGCCGAACTTCGAATGATGCAAGGTTCCGATGTTTCTCCAAACTCTGCGGTATCTCCGATCAAAGGTAATAGTATGGAAGAGTTTTTCAAAGACATCAAAGCTTCCAATGCCAAAGGTCGCCCAAGCTTCATCTACGTGAATACTAACGGTAAAGCTAACTACTTCCATATCGATCGCGACACGGAAGGTAAAGTTGGATTGAATACTATTGTGGCTTATTTCTTCTTAAAACGCGATGGTGATGACGAATATGTTAGTGCGACTTTTGACGCAAACCGCGGAGTTAGTGCCCGTTACAAAGCTCTCAGATTGAAAGAAGCGGCAAACCGTTTAGATTTCTCAAATGGTTACATCGGCATGATCGTTTACGCAGATCCAGCAAAGGCAGAATTAAAAGCGGCTCGTCGCGAAGCGCGAAAAACTAACGATCCGTATAAAGTTGGTCACGCAATGGGAACTCCATTCTACCAAGAAGCTTCTAAAGGTTATCGCGAACGCCAATATCAAAAAATGATTGATCGTAACCGCAAAGGTACTGGTATGGGCGTTAGAGTAAACACTCGTGCCAAAGACCCCGAAGAATTAGCTGAATTGAGAAAAATTATCGATGAGATAAACTAAACACCCAAAAGAACCTCCAAAAACCTCAAGAAATTTAAAATCTTGAGGTTTTTTATTAAATATATTAATTGTAATCAACTTAAAAGTTAATAAATGTCTAGTATTATTCAGAACAAATTCCATGAGATTCTTGGGGATGCTGCACGTACGACGAAATTTACGTTTGTTTTACCGCCGATTTCTGGCAATGCGGAGCTAATGAATCATTTAGTGTACTCGGTTAAAGCGTTGACACTACCGACTATTGAGCACACCCCGATCGAATTCAAGCATAAAGGTTTAACGATTCCGATTCGTGGGCAATCCAAATTCTCCCAAAGCTTTACGGTAACTTTCTATTTGAGTGAAACCCATATTTTGAAGCGCTTCTTCGAGTCTTGGATCGCTATGATAGAACAAAGACACTTTTACTACAATCCTCGCAAGGAAGAAATGAAACAGCGTGAGGTGTCTAATATCGGAAATGATATGCCTCAATATATGACCTGGTATAATACTACCGCGTATATTGAGCAATGGGACTTCGATGGGATGAAACCGACTGCGGTTTATGAAATTCACAATGTGTTCCCTACTAGAGTAGATGCTCCTAGTTACTCATACGATTCGGTTGGTCAAATAGCGGAGTTTACCGTAACGTTTGCCTGTTCACATTACAAGCTTTATTCAAAAGGTTTGAAATCTGGTCAAGTTCAAAATCAATTGTTTCATACCACTAACCGTTGGGAAATCATGGGTCAACAAGCAGAGCGTGGTAAAGATTATACGCGTTACGATGGTGAGTACTGGTGGGACGAAGAACGGTACCGTGAGTTTAATAGTTTCCTAAGCTCTGATAACGTCACACTAGATCAGACTGCGGAGCGCAAAGGCGAAATTTACTGGCGCCCATATGAGCTAGCGCGCTGGGACAACATGTGGAACCGCTGGCGCGAAATTAACGAAGGTGTTAACAAGGAACCAGCTTACGACCGAAAACTCAAAGATTTCGATTATGATAAGCTAGAAGATAAGCGACCAGATATAGGTACCATATTACAAAAATCTTATAAACAAATCCCGGGTGATTTCGGTTACAATGGTGATACAAGCTCAAGTTCGTAGCGCCTTAAACATATCCGGATCTTTAAAAATCTCCAATGTCTACACTAACGTGTAAGTTTTGGAGATTTTTATTTCGAACCTTTCGTATTTCGGTAACCGAAACTCTAACATCTCAAAAAAAAAATTTTTTTTTGATTAAAAATACCGGTTGATTTCTTATTTTGCTTCTATTATAATACTTAACATGAGAGATAATCATTAGTATCATTAGAAAACAGGAGTATTACAATGGAATTTTTCAAAGACGTCTACGATGACATTAAAAATGAAATCGAACCTTACAAACCAAAAATGGCGAAAGTTTTAGAGTTTACTTTTGTTCCGTTTGTCATCGCGGTTGGTTCGATCTTATGCGGTTCGGTAGCCAGCCTAATTATCCGATCATTTACAGATATTCGACCTACGAACAACACCGCGTGGATCTTCTGGTGTTTTGTTATTACTTTGGCTGTATATGGGCTTTTGCATGCTGTTCGAGCTTATCAACTTTACAGCCGAAACGGGATTATGAATGATCCGAAATACGTTGTAGTAGTTTCAAAACATAAAGATTGGATACTTAAAGTAAGTACTGGAAAGGTCGCATTGCGCGTAGCGTTGAATACTTTAATTGTTTCGATCCTCTTTACTATTTTCGATTTTGACCTTAAAGTGCAAATCGGATCTTGGACTTCGGCGATCGATTCGCGAGCTTTCACTTTAGCAGCGATTGCAATTTATTGCTGGCCTGCTTGGCTTGAAATGTTTCGGGCTACTAGAAGCTGGATAAACTGTCGCGAACATATGTACAATCGCTTTGGTGTTTAACGGAGAATTGGGAGATCGGTATGAACAAAATTTACTTACCAGCAGAAAAGATGAACGACCCGGAAACCATTATCCAAGAATCTTGGGAGCTCAAAGTTCGCTTAAATCAATTAAGTTTGGATGAACGTAAGATTATTGTGCTCTCCGGAGACCACGGGATGGGCAAAGATACCTGGGCTCAGTTAATGAAAATTAAAAATCCGGAAATCGCCATCATCCGCTTCGCGGATCCTCTTCGCGAGGCTTTTGCTAGAGCTGGTCTTCCAGGTCATGCAATCGATTCGCTTAAGCGAACTAATTACAAATTTCCAAGTTGCATCGTAGACGGATATCAATTAGAAGGTAAAACCGTGCGCGAAGCGCTAATTCATGTAGCGGAATCCAATAAAGCAAAATTTGGTCAAGGTTATTACGCAGAGCAAGCGTTCGTGCGAGCTCGCAAAGCTTTGGGAGTGACTAAACTTATAGTGTTTACTGATTTGAGATTTGATATCGAAGAACAATACCTACAAGATTTCGCTAAATCGAATGCTTTGTTTATTGAAAGAATTAATATCCCGGAAGGTCTCCCGAAAATTGAGGTAATTTAAAATGCGGGAAACGAGAGACAAAACGTTAGAGCTTTTGATGAAAGTAGCTCCTTATATGCAGGATGATCCAAGATATCAATTCAATCAACCGGAGTATCACATGAGCGGAGATCTCAGAGAATTCGCTAAAGCGAAGAGTAAAGAATTTCAGGAGGTTGAAAAGGTCGAAGTCAACGCGTAAGCGTAGGTTTCGAATAGATACTAAAATAAGTCAAAGGTATATTATATGGAAAATAAAGTATTAGATTTGCTAAAACAAGCAGAACGTAAAGTAGATGAATTAACGGAATTGCGTAAAGCTCTTTACAATAACGCTAAAGCGTAGATTTTTTGAAGGCTACTTATGAACGCATACGATGTACAAATGTTGCTAGTTGAAAAACTTAACGAACTAGTCGATCTACCAATAACTACTCATACGCTTTATCGATTTAAGTCGAATCTCTTGGATGAAGTGCGAGAATTAGCGGAGCGAAACGATGTAATTACCATCGATTCGTTATCTGAAATTCAACAGATGAAACTAATCAGTACGGAGTCTGAGATTTTACGGGTGTTCTACGCATTATGTTTACATTGGGTACCTCGAATCATCATAAGTGATGGAGTGTCGTTTACTGAAATTTCGAAAGAAAATATGACTGATACTACAGAGCACCCATTAGTGTTAGATCAATTTATCTTCTATGTTGTGGACGGAGAACTGATCATGGGCATTTTGAAATAATTCGAAGTTAATATAAGAGATTGAGATGCGCCGAAAATGGAGTTCATTTAGTGAGCTTTACAAGTAAGGAAATCGATGAAAATTTAGATTTGGTAGAATCTAAAATTTTAGAAGCTATCAATTCTCCGCTAGAAGCGGAATTCTTGAATAATCTAAAGCGTGAAGATTTACACGTGAGTGTGATTGAAGTGGAACCAGGATATTTTTATTATGATTCCGGTGTGATTATAAATAAACAATAAACATTAAGGATTCTTAACAATGGGCAAAATTTTAGAATTAAAGCAAGCACTAGGCCCTGGGGCTCGTGCTAATAAGTACAGACTGCATTTTAATATCCCTAACGCGGTTCCTAAAACTGCGGATATCCAGACTTTCGATACTTTAGCGATTGCTTCCAGCTTCCCTAGCAAATCTATCGGGATGATTGAAACTTTTAACCAAGGGCGTAAGTTAGTTCTACCCGGTGACACTGCTTTCCCTAATACGTGGACCGTAGAGTTTTACAATACAGAAGAACATAATTTGCGAAGAGCAATACTAGAGTGGGCTCGGGCGATCGATCATTTTCAAGACAACATGCACTCTGGGATGCCTATCGAAGTCATGACAAACATGGCTGTAAGCCAATTAGATTCAGCCATGAACGAAACCGTGCGCTATACGTTCCACGGCGTCTTTCCTCAAGATATCGCGGAAGTATCGCTAGGAGATGATCAGCAAGATACCATTACTCGTACAACCGTAACGTTCGCGTACACGGATTGGGTAATCGGTGATGCTGACTTAGATAAACCGTTGCAATATAATACCCGTACGGGCAACTTTATCGCTTAAGCAATTTAAGCTTACTTCAATAATTACAAAAAACTCCCACGTCTACACGAAAGTGTAAATTTGGGGGTTTTGTTTTATTAAATATTAATGTAAATTAACGAACCCAACGAAACTCACAAAAACTCCAATGGCTCAGAAATTAGACATTTTCAAAGGCAAAATCACTTCGAAAAGCTCCCCGAAAGAGATCAACAAAACTCTTACGGATCTTCAAGCATACCTAGAAAAGTACGAGGAAAAGGACGCAGCGAAAGTAGTCGATGAACTAAAATCCGGCAGTTCGAAAGGTTCCCACCAAGATAAAATCCTGTCAAAGCAGTTCATCAAACTTTACTCCAAAAGAACTGATACCTTAGAGCGTATCGCTAAATCCATCAAGCGTATGCAAGAAGATTTTGTAGATGAGCAGGATACTAGCATCAAAAAGCGTGGGGTAATTGGAACCGCAAAATCGAAAGTCGTTGGAGGTTTGCAAGCCACTAAAAATGCGATCTCTACCGCAAAGGATAAAGCAAAATCTGGATTTGATTTGATAGGCGATTTAATGGGTAAGTTCATGAATCTTAAGAACTTACTCCCTATGATTTTGGGTGGAATTACTTCTCTAATTTCTGGTGCCCTGATGGGTATCGCTTCCAAAGTTTTCGGAAAAATTCTCAAAGTTATTGGTTGGATTGGTAAAGTACCACTTAAAATCGCAAAATGGCTAATTAAGAAAGTGGGTAAAGTCGGTCTCGCGATGGGTAAGATGGCTTTAAAAGCTTTCAAATTTATCGGCGGTATGATTTTTAAAGTTGGGGCTAAGATTGCTAAATTTGCCCTGAAAGGTCTCGGCAAACTAGGTAATATGTTAGGTGATGCTTGGCGTAAAATCAAGGACAAAGTCAAATCAACCGTTAAACCCAAATCCAAAGCGGTAGACCCTAAAGCTAAAGCAGATGCGAAGTCCAAGACCGGTAAAGCCGCTTCAAACAATACCAAAACACAAGTTCAAAAGGCGGCGAAGACCAAAGGCAACGAGAAAGGTTGGTTAGAGAAGGGCAAGGAAGCGATCGAAAGCGTTAAGAAGAAAATCATTCCATCCTTAGAGAAAACTGGATCTAAAGGTATTGCGAAAGCAGTAGGTAAAGCATTAGGTAAAGTGGCAAGTAAAGCATTTCCAATTATCGGTTGGGGTCTTTTAGCTTATGACGCTTACAGCGCTGCTAAAAAATCCGATAGCTTGACTTCTTTCGGAGTTAACTTATTAGATGAAGCTTCTGGTGGTTTAATCAGCATGGCATTAGGCAATACTGGTGGTAAAAGTGCTGGCCAATATATCGAATCGTTGATTGAAGAAGGAATTTCTACAGACGCTAACGCTAATAATACCTCGAATGCTTCTAGTTATTCTGGAACCGCGGCAACCGGGGCGAGTTCGATTGCTGGTGGAGTTTTAAATTCTCCATTGATGTCAATGACGAACAACTCGTTGATGAAACCAGATACAAGCGGAGTGACTGTAGGGGAAGTTCAATCAGTAGACAATAAAGGTAATCCGTTAGGTCCTGTATATGATAAATTCTATAATGAATATCACAATCATAAGAGCTTTGCTTACTACAATGATAAGATTTTGAAAGGAGAAATGACGGTTGCTGAAGCTATTAGGGCATTAGGAGATCCAATCGGACCTTCAGTGAACTCTAGCACTACTATAGTCAACCGAAAATCGGAAGAATTGAAGTTAGTCAAAGAAGCCGCGGTCGCGGAATCTGTGAAAATTTCATCTATGATGGATAAAACTGTAGTCAATGGCATGTCTGGGGTGATATCCGGAGTTTCCCAATCGGTAACCGAAGTTAATATGAATGTGGGTAACCAAGATCCTAATAGAGCGATTAGACTTAACGGTAACCAAGCCCAAGGCGATTACCAAGGATAACAAGGAGCAAATAAATGCATTTTAGCAGTGGAAATGTTTTAGATAATATTAATAGTAGATTTAACACATTAAATTCCCGCGTAGACGCGAATAACTCAGAGTATCAAGGTTATCAACCTCAGACCCCGCAAAGTTGTTTAACAGTCAGAGATATTCGAATTTTGAGCGATCGCTCGATTTTCGAAGAATATGATGCGAGACGAAAAACTTATCAATTCAACAAAGATTTTATTAATGATCAAGATTCCATTTCTGGACCTAGCATTGTTCATAATATGATCAAAAATGTGCTGTGTACGCAATTAGGATCGTTGAGACACGCTCCGGATTTCGGGGTGAACTTAACTTCGTTTATCTTTGAGCAGTTGGATTGGGTAACCATTGTAGCTATCAGAAATCACATCGCAAACCAGTTGGATGTCAATCTACCACCAGCAGTGGAAGTTGAGAATATCGACATTAAGGCTAACGAAGATGGTCAGGCAAACGCCATTGACATCGACATTACATATAACTATACATTAGACAAAGAAGGTCGATTGGAATACTTTGAAGAAAATTCAGAGGATGGCCCAGGGAAAGATCTTTATACTAAACGAACAACATTTACTTTAGGTGTGGAAGGGTTTACTGGTTTTGGTCACCCAAATAACACTCAATTTAGACGTGCGAGATAGCGCAAGATAAACAACCAATGATATCAAGGAGAATTAGATGGGTTTAGCACCTACACCAGCACCTACACCAGCACCAGCAACTGGGGGAACTCCAGCTCCGGGGGTGGGTGGTGCAGCTGCCGCGGCTGCCGCAGCTGCGATTAATATCCAGAAAATCACCACCCAAAACCAGGAATCTAGTGAGGATATCACTATTGCGGTTGATCCTGTTAAGGATATTTTAGTTTTTCCGCATCAAAACAATAGAACTTACCGTTCCGGTTACGTGATGTTGATGGCGTTTGCCAGTGATTACAGCTTAAAGGATATTGCTGGAACTGTTGACAGTACATTGGAAGAAAAACAAAAACACACCAAAGCCAAAGAGCGCGCAAAAACTTTCAATGGTGATGCCTCTGCGTACTTAGCCAACGCTCGGGCTAACAACCGAAGATTTAGAAAAATTCCAGGAACGAAGCTCGCGTTCACCGCAATCCTCCCGATGCCGTTAGGTATTGGTGAAACTACAGCGATTGACTGGAACTCCTCTCCTTCTGGCTTTAACCAGCAAATCGTCGGAGCGGCGTATCAAGCAGGCTCTAGTTGGGCGACTTACGTTAAATCTGGCGGTACTTTCAATGAGAGTATCCAAGGCTACATCGATAGTGCAAAAGATATGACCGGTAAAGCGATTGATGCGATGGCTTCTGCCATTCCCGGTGGTGAAGCGGCAGTTAAAGCGGGCGGCCGCTTTGTAGGTGATTTGGTGGACGCTACTGTTTTAGGTTCCAACGTAATTGCTGGTGCAGTGCTAGGAGATAATAGTATGCATCAAGCCGCCTTAGGTTCTGTGGCTGGTGGTGTTGTTACTAGACCCTCTAAGAAAATGATGCAGTTACAAGGCCCACTAATGGATTACGCCCGTGAAGCGGCAGCGATCAATGGGCGACGACAAATCATCAATGACCCTGGTTATTGGCAAAACTTCCAAGGGGTGAACCCAAGAAATTTCACCTTGAGATGGTCGGTGATCCCAGAGAATCACGAAGATGCTATGAATGGTTTAGCGTTAGCGGCGCGCCTAAAAGAGTTTAGTTTACCAGAAGCGGTGAGTGAGGTAGAATTATTATCTCCACACTATTGGCAGATTCAATTTAGTAACCCATTAGTACAATCTCAATTATTGTATAATAATTTAGTAATTAAAAATATCAACATCACTTTTATGGAGAATGGGGAAGTTCACCTTTCCGGCACTCCTAAGAAATTTGATATTGAGATTACTTTCGAGGAGGCAAAAGCACCAACCGCTGAAGTTTATAAAATGTATGATGAAAATCTACGCCTAGCCGGCGGTAAACTTCGAAATAGCCCTAGTGTAGCTACTGCAAGCATCCCGAGAATTGGTGGGTCTAGTGCTGGTGGCGGTGGATTAGGCGGTAAAGGTGGGAGCCTAGGAAATATCTTCAACGGATCGTTTGGCGGTTTAGGATCTAACCCGTTAGGTGCTTTAGGTAATATCGCGAATGGTGTTCTCGGCAAAGTAGCTGGCATCGCTGGTGGCGCTATCGGCGGATTATCTTCAGCAATCGGCGGAAACTTAGGTGGTGCAGTCGGTGGAATTTTTGGGGACTACGCTGGCAACCTGGTTGCGGATACAGTAAGTAATGCGATTAACTCTGCGGGTAGCGTTTTAACCAATGCTATCGCAACTGGTGATTTTGATAACCTAGGCGATAAGATGAAAGATGCTGCTTTGGCGGGAGCGACCTCAACAGTTATTGACGCGGCGAGTGAAGTAGTCGGGGAATATGTAAGCAAAGTAACCGACTACGCTATGGAGACATTGGGTGGAGCTCTAGACGGGGTAACCGATTGGTTGGAAGAAGCAGTTGGAGCTATTACCCCAGAAGAAGCTTCTACCCGAGGCAAGGCTAAAGAAGCGGCTAAAGCCGCGAAAGAGCAACAAGAAAAGGTTAAAGAGTTGAAGAAAAAACTCGAAGAAGTAGAGAAAAGCCAAACCCTTACCAAAGATCAGAAAGAAGCTGCGCGTAAGAAAGTAGAGGAAGAGTACAAGAAAGCTCAAGAACTCACTAAGAAAGCAGAAGAAGCCAAGAAAGAAGCGGAAAAAGCGGTTAAGAAAGCAGAAGAAGCTAAGAAAGCCGAAGAAGCTAAGAAAGCTCAAGAGAAAGCTGATAAGAACGGGGCTAGCGCATTAGAGGAAATTCTAGGTAAAT